CAAACTGCTCTACATTAGTGTAAGGCATAGGACTTGCAGGTCCTCCCATCTCATAATGGATTTTATCAAACAATTCATTAAGCACTAAACTCTCAAATCCTTCTTGGTCTGGATAATCCTCCCAGTCTTCAAACATTTCAGTTGTGGGAGCAACTGTGAGAGTTCTGGTGTATGTAACTGTGATTGCTTTGAGTTGGATTTTAGTCATTCTTCATCCTCACAAGGGAACATTTCGTCGTATGCTTCAGCAGTCAGCACAAGATACTCTACATTTTTAGCATCTTTGTGGTCTTCGTAATACACCATACGATAATGGTTGAAGTCGTTGAGGTCTGTGCTGCCGTATTCTACGACACCATCAACAAGGCAGAGGTAGTTCATTTCAGTTTTTGCAGTTGGTAAATGAGATGGTTGATGTCGTCAGCATCTACATAAGTTCCAGAATAACCACAGTCCTCCTCATCACAACTTTCGTGCTCATAAGCAAGGTTATCCAGCAGATACTGAAGAGTAGCAATACATACACGAGCACGATCACCTGTTTTGGGTCGTAGAGTGTATTCTTCTGTGACCTTGATTAGCGTCTCTGCGTGTGTTTTTTGTGGTAATGATTTAGTCATGGTTTCACAGTTTGAATGAGAATTCGTTCTTTGGTAGTGTCCCGTGCTTTTGCAAGTTGTTCAATCGCCTCTTGATTTCGTTTGGGCAACTGATCCCATTCTACTTGCTTTTCAATATAAGGTGATGGGAGAAATTTATCAATCTTATGACATACTTTATCCAGAGAGTTGGAAATAAACTCTGCCGTTGCTTGTGCAATCGCAAACGGACCAAGCACAATCAACCGAATTGCAACAAAATGTGGAATGTATTTGAGGTAGGGATAGGTTTTAGTCATTGGAATGAAGAATAGAGAGCATTTGTTGATGGTAGGCATCTGCTTCAACCTCACATTGATGAGATTCAGTTGGATCATCAATATGGTATTGTTTCATATCCAGAGTGTGCATCACCTCACCAAGAAGATCAACGAGTGCATCAATCTTTTGTGCGTCAGTCATTTACCTGTAAGATAGTTGAGGTCACTTACGATGCGTTGTGCTTCTTCTGGTGAGTTACATTCCTCTACAATGTAACTAAATCCATTTGAGAATGTTCGGCGGATTTTGTTACCTTCAGCAAAATAAGTTCCATAGCGAGCAGGGAACTGATTTAGGATTGCTCTGATCATCGAATATACAAATACTTTTTGTTTTTAATCATGTGGTCTAAGACCATGGCAATCTTCTGTTCATATGTGGGATTATTGTGCTTCATACACTCCACATAAGCATCATGTAGACGAGCATAAAGATCATCCCAGTGTTGTTTGTTGATAGGGGTCATCGGTTTGTTGTGTATGAAGTCATTATACGGCAAAAAGGGCACCTATGGAGATGCCCTTGTACCAGTTCTTCAAGTGTCCTTGTATTTCTCCTCTACTTCCTGAACCCGTTCCATAAAAGTATCATCACCGTGATCACCACTATAAAGATAATCAATATGCCTCATAATCTCTGACATCTTACGCATCTTTGGCAGTTGTTCTTTCAGATACTCAATCACTTCTGGTTCGTGGTTAGGATACCACTCATAACCATAAGTTCGGTCCTCATTTCTCTCCTTACCGTTGTTGAGAATTTCTTCTTCCAACTCATCAGCAAATTGTCCCACCTTGTAGTAATCGTAACCACAATCTCCAAAGTGCCCGCCGCTCATTTCTTACCCTCCAGAATGTCAAGTTTTTCGTGAATAAAATCAGTGATATCAATGGTATTCGCATCCACACCTTCTTCTTGGCAGTCAAGAATAAACTCCATGAATGCACTAAGAATCAAGCAGGTGCGACGATGATCGTGCTCTGTGATGGTAGTATGCGGATCGGCAACATACTTGACGATGTAACCATAGAGTTCGTCGTAAGTCATTGTTGTGCTTCAATAATAGATTTGATAGTTTTGAGATCTTCTAATCGTGCTTTGTGTTCATCATACTGCTCACAGAAGTCATCCATTCGTTCTTGATGTCCTTCATCATCATAGTTGGTTTCTTCACGGATTTCCCATTCAATATCAGAAAGATATGCTTGAGTATCATCAATGAAGTATTCAAGAGTGTCAAGGAGTGGCATTTTCGGGAACGGGAGGAGGTGGTGTTGGAGCGGGAAGTGATGTTGGTTGAACGATAGGTGCTGGAAGATTAATTGGTGGTGGAGCAACTTGTGGTTCTTGTACTTCTTTAAGTTTCTTCTCCAGTTCCATAACCTTTTGATCTAATGGACTCAAAGGAACTTCTTTTTGAGAATCTGCTAGTTTCCAACCAGTAGCACCAGCAGCAAAAATACTTGCAAGTGCAGCAAAAACAGAAACAGTCTTAGAAAAACTCATTCAACAACCTCCCAATGTGCGTCAGATTTGTCACCGAAACGATTAACACCAATACGAGTGCTAACCCAGAAAAAGTATTTACGATTTTCGGAAGCAAGAAACAATTCACCGCCAGTATCCTGCTCTACAATACAAACAGGATTGTTGTCCATAGTATTAGCAAGACGATTCTTCGCTTTGCTGCTTTTGGGTTTGACTGTTACTCGACGCATTGATCTTTCTCATCAGTCAGGACAGTTCCCATAGGGCCTTTTTTAAGTCGTGCCCACTCTGCTTCTGCTTCTCGCATATCATCAAACTTCTTCTTCAAGTCCTCACCCAAAGTCAGTTCAAACTCATCGGCAACCTTACGCATATCTTCTTGACTTCTCTCTTCACCAAATGCAAGACCACAACCACCTTTCATAATGTTGATTTCACTGTGACCCATTGCACGGGCAACAGTTGCGAAGAAGCGAAACAGTTGATAAATGTTAAGGTCTTCGGCAGGAACCTGAAAAGTATAATGCTCTTCGGGGAGCACTGTATCATCAAAACCACTACTGTAATTGGTGGAAGTCCATTCAGAATCAAACTGAACTTTCAGGGTTGCTTTGTAGGTCATAATTGAGTTCAACAAGAGGTTTTTTGTCTGTGATGTAATCATACAGCATCTGGGCGAACCCGTACTGGGGTCTTGTGCCAGTTTCAATACTGGTTGATGTGGCAACAGTCCACATTATATCCAGTTCTTTCTTATCAGGTAGTGGTTTCATCAAAGTCAAAGTATTCATAGATTGAAGACATAACCTGCTCCTCAATATGTTCACAGATTGATTCTTCAGTTGGATTTTCTACATGTTTGTGTGCGTGACGATAACCGTAACGAACACCTTCATCAATTGCCTGTTCCAAGATAACACGGAACTTAGGTTTCATCATTTGTTCATTTGAAGAGTAGGAACAGGCATACCACCTTCAGTTGGCACATAAACAGTTACGTTACCTTTGTTAGAACCTTCTTCCAATCCAGTGATATACAGATACTGAAGATACTCACGGTTGTCTTTCAGCGAATCACCGATGATTTGGTTTGCTTTAGCAACACCACCAGCACGAATAACCTCTGCCTCAGCAAGTTGTTGGGCACTATCTTTCTTTGCTTGTGCCTCAAGAACTGCTACCTGACGAGTGTATTCTGCCTTCTGGAGTTCTGCTTTACCAGCTAGCGATTGTTGCCACACGTTGTATTGAGGACCCCCGATGAATACGATGGCAGCAAACACACCCACACCAAGCACAATCCAAGCAACAGCGGGGTCAATAGAACCAGAATTACGATTAGTCATTTTGTAGAAACGTTAGATTTAAAAATAAGATTAGCAAGGAAGATGATAGCAAAGTTCTGCCAGAAGGACAAGGATACACCAAACCAAGACAGAATCAATCCAAGCAACCATGCTTCAAAGAATAGTCCCGCAACAGCAAGGACAATTACACCAAAAGCAACACCAAGAGCAGTAGAAGTTTTCATTAACAATTTTCCTCGATAGTAGAGAGCATAAATTCAGTCAAACATGTGTTTGGACCGAAGTTATTATAAACCATAAATTTAATTGATGTGGCACCAGTGGACAGTTTATCAACTGTTCCAGACAGCAAGCAATTCCTTAACTTTTTCTCTTGAGTTTTTGTTTGCAGCAATTGTTCTAGAAACATCAATAGTCGTTAGAGATGCTGAGGAATATAATTCCCGTGCTGCTGGAGTGTCATGATTGCTAACAATAACACGAGCACCACGATTAGCAAGATTTAGAACTAAATCACGCAAACGAACTTGATCAGCATAATTAAAACCACATGATGCATAATCAGTGAAGTATGCAGTATCATTAATAGGCAGATATGGTGGATCAAAATAGACCACTGTGTTGGAATCTATATTTTGATACAATTCATCTGCAGCAAAGTCATATGCAGTCATACGAACAGATTGATTTTGCTTGAATACTTCTTTGAAGTTTTCCATTTCTTTACGGGGGAAGTATGGAGAACTATACTTACCAAAAGGAACATTGAACTGTCCCTTTTTGTTATAACGAGTCAACCCATTAAAACAATGACGATTCAAATAGATGAATAAAATCGCTTTATGACGAGAATCTGAGGTTGTATTGAAAATATCACGATACTGATAAAAAACTTCTTGGTTATTGCTATCAGCACACACTTTCTCACAATCATCAACAAACTCTTCGTCATTCATTACATAACGATAAAGAGAAATCAAATCACTATTAAAATCATTCAACACCATACAATCAGATGCTACGTTAAGTGCAACTGCCATTGAACCAGAGAATGGTTCAATGTATTGTTTGGGAGAACCAATCAACGGCAAGATATGAGGCAGAACACGATACTTGCTACCTGCCCATTTTAAAAATGGTTTATTAGTCACAGAGAAATTCCTCAACAAATTGTTCGTGTGAAATAATGCGTACAGTTGGGTAAATCTTCTTCATATCACTTTGAAACTGTTCACCCAAATAATAATCCTTCCACTTCCAAGCTTTATCGGGACCAGCAAGAACAAGAATAGCAGAGTCATATCCATAATCAACACAAGTGTGATGCAATTTCATAATTTCAAAAGGAACCTTTTCTTCAGCAGTTCCTTGAACACGTTGATACTTGAGACTCAACAATATATCTCCATTAAGGAGTATATCTACATAATGCTTGCCACCATTACGCTTCAGACCAACATTAACTTGTGATTGAAATTCATGACTAGTGTATTGCTCCAATAAACTTTCAATTTCTTTTTCATATGTTGTGCCAGTGGTAGTATCCCGCGATGCAGTAGTAGACATTAAATAACCTCCCAATCACATTCCCAAAAATCGTTAATATTCACCCAGAAAAAGTATTTCTGGTTCTCTGATGCAAGAAACATCATACCATCACCTTTGTCCTGCTCTACAATGCAGATAGGATTGTTGTCCATCATATTCGCAAGGCGGTTTTTAGCCTTCTTGCTTTTGGGTCTGACTGTTACTCTTCTCATTTTGAATCTCCAGTTTCAGTTTGCGAATACCAGTAACAAAGTAAGCAAAGTCACGGGTTTCAGTGATAGGTTTGGTTTCACCACATACACCACATTTTGCTTCATAAACAGAGGAGCATCCTACAGAATATACTCCATACTTCTTCCCACAATCAAAACAAGTATTGTAAGCAGTCTCAAGTTTCTTGAGTAGTGCCTTCTTCTCTTTGAGGTCCATCGTAAAGTTCAACTCCGTATTTGTTTTTGAGGTTGTCTGTGAGGTAATCATACAGCAGGTCGGCAAACCCGTAATGGGGTCTTGTGCCAGTTTCAATACTGGTTGATGTGGCAACAGTCCACATTATATCCAGTTGTAGTTTATCTGGTAAATTCTTCATCCAATTTCTCCAAACATTCAAAATTCCAAGTGCGTGATAGTATATCAAGATCAAATCCAAATTTATGCACCCAAAATAGAATGCTAAAAAAACCATTAGAACCAAAACAAATTTGAAAATAAGGCCATCCAGAAGAATCATTCCAACTGATTGACAACTGAATCAATGAATAGTTTTTAATAAATTTTGGAAAGTGTCTTCCAGTGTTTAGAATTTGTACATACCAATCATGTCCAAAATCCTCTCTATAATTAAATTTAATTAAGTTCATCGTCCAACTCCACGTCTTCAGTAAGGTCCTTTAATCTATTAAAAAAGTCTTCATCTAATGGAATAAGTTTTTCTTTTCCAGTCTCAATATCATCTACCATTTGCATTAGATGTTCAAGAAACTCTTTTGGATATGTATCATCTTCACCAAGAGATGTCCAAAACCATTCAAGACATTCTTGTTCTGGGTCTTCTACGGTTCTTGGCAAAGCATAATCGGTATAGTTGGAAGTCATAAGGTCTGCCCAGATTCGGAATGCTCCACGAATACTTTGCCATCCTGTCATCCAACAATGTCCAATCCAATATTCCCACCAGTTCATGGTGGTTCGGTTTTTCTTTGGTGCGGTTCCTCTTACTAGTGTACTATGCATATCTTACTTTCTCAAAACGTTCCGTATTATGAACTACTTCTTCTATAATACCATACCTAAAAAATATTTTGCAACTTGGATAGGGTGAATATTTGCAATCCCATACAGAAGGATATACCTCTACAACACCATAGTGATAAACTGGTCTAACTTTACCATGAATTCCATTTGGAACCCAAATAAAGTTTAAAAATAATCTATCAGGATTATATCCATCATCACCTTCTTTTAATTCAACAAAATCAGCAGTATGTGAATCGTCAATCAAAAATAATCTACCCAATGGATCAATCCAATATTGATTCATTAGAGAATCTAGGTCTTTTGTTTGCAATTCTTTTTGATATCCTGGACCAAGATCGTAAGAGCTTTTAATTGTGTCAAACATTCCCATAGATTTATTCTCCTATTTTTGGATCTTCATTTAGGTAATATCCTCTCCAATCTGCTACTCTAATGCACTCATCAATATCCCATGCAAGTTTTTTATTTGCAGACGTAGAGTTACGTGGTTTGTAAACAATACCAGTATTCATGTCAATAAAACAATGTGTCTTTGGAGTATCAGTATCAGTTAATTGAAGAACTCTATAATACTTTTTATTATCATCATCTATTACAAAAGATCCAATATCTAAGTTATTATCAAGTTCTCTTCTTTTATATTTAATTTCTATTGTTTCACCCTCACTTAACTCTCTTCTACTTAAAATATAACGAGTTTCCCTAAAATAATCTTCAGTCAACTTAAGACAAAGCAGACCAGTTTTAAGAAGAATCATGTTTTTAACACGACTCTTTTCTTCTAGTCTGCTTTTGTAGTCTATATCTATATCTTCTTTTGTTTTTATACCTTTTTTGTATAATTCAAGTAAATCAGAATCCATTTTAGCTGAGATAAGATATATTATCTATAATCTTATGCCCCCATCTCCCTCATACTACGAACAAGATATTCCGTAAATTGTTCCATTTTTTCTGGATGAACTGTAGCTGGATTAGTATTGATTGCATTTCTAAGAGCGATCATCTCCTGCCATTCGGCGTCAGTGAGTTTGTTGTCCTTAGAAGAAAATGTCATGCTGGGGTGCTCCCGTAATTTGTCAGCATATTCTAACAATATTTAACCATAAAGTGTTATTTCTTAATATTATCTTTAGAGTGTTGTAACATATCTTTACGAACCAAAGGGTCCCCACGTTCCCTTATCACCTTCCATTCTCTGCTCCAATTTATCTAGAAGACCATCAAAACTCATGATATGGTCAATATCTACAATTAACTTTGAGATTGCATTACAAACCACTGGACGTTCCTGACGAGCAGCATAAGACAGAGCATTACGAAGAGAAGATTCTGCTTCCTTCAAACTTGTTTCAACAGATTGAGAGAGTGCCATAGAATTAAGTAACAACTATTGATAATATATCAGCAAGTACAACCCATGTCAAGTAAACCAAGTAACAATTGAATAACGTGTTCCTTTGACGACAGGCATAACCTCATGAGGGTACATAAAGTTTGATGGGAATACAATTACAGACCCTGGTCTTGTTCTAATTTGCATTTCTCTATCAAAGAATGCAAATTCACCACCAACATAGTCATCATTTAAATTAAATGACATTGAAATCGTTCTTGGTTGTGTTTTAAAACTATCAGTGTGTTGAATATAATATCCACCCTCTTGATATCTTAAAAGGTCATATCCACTATCGGACTGTAAAAAACAATCTGGGAAGTCTACAATATACTTTTTTGCTGCATCTGCAGACTTGTTAAAAAGAATATCATCTATTTTCTTCCTCACATCTTGATTTGAAGCAATTACATGACCAAGAGATATGTTAATAATATCGCAGTTCCTAACAGAAGTATTTTGATTACCATTAACACCTATCTCAGATGTTCTCCACTCTGCTGCATCTTTATATTCTGATATGATATAATCACACTCTTCCTTTGTAAGAATGTCATCATAAATTTTGATATAACTTGCAAGACTATTCAAACTTTTTGTCACAACTGGTTTAGTTTCAACTGGTTTAATCGCATCTTCGGTTATTCTATGGTCTTTATCAAAATAACTAGAAAAATAAGGACCACGACTTCTCACATAATGCAAAAATACTTGATTACAATAAGTTCCCTTAAATGGTTCTCTCCAATGAGGACCTTCTATTCCCAGATACAACATTGCATCTCCAGGATTCAAGATAACTTCCTTTTTAACCTTTTTAGGAGTCTCAATCCATATTGCCCACGGTTGATCGCAATCTAAATTAATAGTTAAAGATATCTCACAATGAGACTTGTCAATATGGGGTTTTAATTCATTACCGTGTTGATAAATTCTAGCATAAGAATACGTGGGAACCACAGTCTCTCCAATTAACTGAGACACTGTGGTTGTTTTTTCACACAATAACTCTACAAAAGAAATATAATCATATTTACTTTTACATCCAGATACTTGAGAATCATCTTTCAAGTCATAAGTATCTGCATATTCTTTAAATTCTTCTGCTAATTGTTTTGCTTTTTCCGATGATATAAAATTAGGGACAACAACATAGTTGTCCTCAAATAATTTAGAGATCATTTAGTAGTGGAATCCTCCTCATTTTCAACTTCTTCAATCAGTTCTTCAATTTCATTTACAACTTGCTCGGTTGGATCTTCTTCAAATAATAACTCAAGATTAAATTCACTATCCAGTACACTTAAGTCAATATTTGAAAAGTCTTTAATTATATCATCTGGTTTTGTTTGAATATCGTAAGTACCAAGCAAAGATTCCGTTCCTTTATCATCAAAGAATGATTCATCTACAGAATCATCAAATAGAGATGGATCTACACTACCATCAAAAATCGTGATATTATCATATCCACGCTCGGACTGAAATGCAGTCTTACTCTCCTCAATGTTATCTTGAAGGGTATTTGAAGAGTAAAAGAGATTCTCGTGTGCTTCTGCTACACGTTCATGAACTTTTTGTATTTGATAATCATGGTCTTCCTTCATAGACTCAATGTTTTCTTCATGCCTCTTTTGCATTTCCTCCATTTGCTCTTCCAATTCTTTCATAGCATCTTGCCAAGAAAGAACTTTTTTACCTTCTTCTTCCTCTCTTTCTCTCTTTATAATCATTTGACGCTCATACTCAGCATCAAAATGCTCAACATACTGTTTGAGGTCTTTACGAGTGCATGGAGTATTAGGAACGGGCGAATCATATTCAATCCACCCATTACCATCCTCTGTGCCATCATCCCTCCATTGAATCGCCCAAAGATGTTCTATATCGACAAAAGGCCATTTATCTCCATCAAAGAAGATACCAACATCATCAATACCAATGTATCGATCCTGTTCAATTAATGTAAATTTTTTCATTATTCTGTTACCTCTTGTACGTTAGCAGTTAGAACTTTACTCTCTCTTGCATGTTGTAGCATTTGAGCAGCAGCAGACAAAACATTAATATTACTTTCATTTGCTTTAACCATTTCATTCCTAAACGATTCAACTGCTGCACCAGTTGAGCGTTGTTGTTGAGAATTTTCAATCATCAACATTGGCAACCAATTAATTGCACATGCCCATTCATCCACAGGTTCACCTGTATTTGGATTAGAACCTCTTATTTGAGTATACCAAGAACATTCAAGTCCCTTACAATCTGATTGAATTAGGGGGCAAAAGTTTCCAGGTTTAATTTGAGCCATAATTAAGTCAAAATAGTAATTGTATTATAACATATTTAGTTTAATGAGCAAATTATAGTATCTACATATTGAACTGCTAAATTTAACGAATATGCCCTAGTTTCATTCATAGATGCAGATCCACTAAATGGGTGAGTATGAGACCCACCTCCAGAATTTTCATTCATTCCACCAGTTCCACTTGTTCCAGAAACAAGAAAAGAACCACCAAAACTAAATGGAGTTGCACCAGAACCTCCAAGTCCTCCTGTTAATCCTACGTGAGTATGATCTGGTAATTGTGATAATGCTAACGTAGTATTACCAACATTTTGAACTGTAGTGGGTGCTAATCCAACTGGAAATGTACTGTTAACATTTACAGAAAAGTTACCACTCGTTGAGGATAATACCGTTGTAAAATTTACTGCACCACCAGATCCACCACCAGTCCCAGAAACAACTCTTAGTGCTTTATTATTTTGGGTAGAAAGTCTTGTCCATCCTGTAGGTGCAGTTGCTTGATAAAATACCTTTATAGTCCCAGCAGGATATATCCAGTAAAAACTATTAATAGAATTTGCTGTATCTGCAATGTTAAATAAAATTCCAGTAGAAGTTAGTCTTGCCATATCAATCAAAAGAGCAGAGAATAACGTCAATATATTGTAGTCTTAAATCAACAGAACCACTACCAGTTGCAGTAAAATTTATATTACCACTAAACGGGTGATTATGTGATCCACCAGTGCCTCCAGGAGACACAACACCTCCAGTATTATTTGAACCACTTACCAAGAAATTAGATCCTCCACTTGAAGCACTTCCACTTCCACCAGTTAAAGAATTGTGAGTATGATTTGGTATTTGTGAAGTTGTTAGTGTTGTATTTCCAACAGTGCCCGTAACAGGAACATTTGCACTAAAACTAACACTCACTGGAGAAGTGCTACTTGGAAATACTGTACTAAAAGACAGTCCACCAGCACCAGATACTCCACCAAATCCAAAGTTACCACCAGTTCCAGACACGACTCTTAGTGCTTTATCATTATGAGTAGTAGATTTTGTCCATCCAGTAGGTGCTGCCGCTTGGAAGAATACCGATACTGTTCCTTGTGCCAAAACTCCATACTTTGAATTTAATGAAGTTCCATCATCAAAAGTTAAACCAGTAGCGGTTAATGTTGCTGCCATCTTACAATAATATTTCTTTTATTTACTTATTTATCCTTTATCCAAAATCCATCCCCAGTCATAGTCCAACCTTCTGCAACCATTTCATCATAAGTCATAGAAGGAAGTTTCTTCATAATAAAAGAACCATCTCCATTATCAACCCACTCAATATTATCTCCTGCTTTTAAATTAGCAGCATCAAGCAAATCATCAGGGAGACTAATAAAGTATTCTTCATGTACTTTTTCAACTTCCAAAATCCAAGTCTTTTTAGGATCTTTTGCCATAACTTTATTAAAATCAGATTCTTTAACTTCTTGCCAACCAAGAAATTCTCTTTCTCTAATAGTCTCTCCTTTATCAGGAGATTCATAAATTTTTGCCATGATTACTTGTAAATGAAAGGATCTTCTTTGCTAAGTTGTTTAGCTAATTTTTTGCTTTTTTGATTTTCAAGATATTCTACAAATAAATTGTATATCTTTCTAATATATTTAATCATAACTTCAAAAATTTGTAAATGTTTTGTGCGGTTAATTTATTAGATTTTATGCCAGGATGACTCATATCTCTAGCATAATCATCTGGTATTGGTTTATGCAAATCACAACCTAATAATTTTGATGTTGTTGGAAAAAAAGAGAATTCATAATATTGAGTCTTTCCTTCCCACAAATTCCTAATTAACTCAACATTTATAAGATTAAATGGAACCAAATGATCTACAAATTTACTATTATTTTCACAATCAAGTTTTAACTCTACGCGATTTCTTTGATACATCAAATATCTTGTAATACCTGGCATACAATAAATCACACATTTTGGAGTTCCATATTTTTTATAAAGCATTAATGAATTATGTAAAGCAAACTGTATTGATGAACCTCCCATTCCCAAATTAATTACAGGTATTTCATAAAGTTCTTCCAAAAATGCAGGTATTGTATGAGAATCATCTATACCAGTTCCAAAAATATACGAACAACCAAAAATAACTATTGAATTTGACCAATTGATATCATTAAACTCTTTGGTTCTATATCCATGAGAATTTAAAGTATATTTTACTTTATTTTTTCGATAGTACCAGTCGGGAGATTGGAGTTGTAAATTTAACTGATATTTATCGCAATCATCAGAACCAAAAAAATCCCAACTACCACATATATCAAATTTATCACCATTTTTTATGGATTGTCCAAAATTTTGAACTGTTGTATTTGGTAGTGGAATAAACTCTTGATTATTGATTGAACGTATTATATTTGGATTGACCTTCACTGATCTTTAAGATATTGCTTCTTTGCTTTTTTAAGTTCTTTCAGTTCTGATTTAATCTCTTTATATGCTGTTTGAGCATCAATTTTATCACCCATTTCAAGAGCACAAATAATATCAACTCTTGTTCCAAAATGTGCTAATGCTTTTTCAAAATCATCCAATTCGTACATTACTTATCTCCCAATGTATATTGCTTCATATTATATATTGGTGGGCAGTGAGCATCAATTTGTGCTTGAAGACGGTTCTCCATTTCATACAAAGAGTTTGTAGTCTCTATATTTTCTATTTCTAACCTCTTAATATCCTCAAGTGCTCCTTTATATTTTTGTTCAAGATATTCCACCCGTGTCTCTAAAGATTGAATTAAATCAAGTAAAGTAAATTTACTTCCAATAAAACCATCAGCACAATCTACGATTACTTTCTTTTCTTTGTCGGATACAAAGAACCAGTTAATAAAGTTTTTAATGTTCACAATACACCTACCGATTTTAAATAACGTCGATATGCAGCAAATCTACCTAAAGATGGTTGTCCAATAACATTTAATTGGTGACAAATTTCACAATAACATAACCACTCATACCAAGGTGTTGTTGGATCTAACACATGATATGGATATTCTTTAGAGTTTTCCACCTACTTCACCTTCATAAGTTCTGGTCTCAGTCCAACCTTCCTGCCGTCCTTTAAGATAAAAACGGGTTGCTTGAATACACGACTGCTCAGTGAGAGAGGTGATAAGTCCATTACCTTCTTCGTCTGTGGAATACCAAAGTCCATACTTTTTTTGATCTACGTAAAAACATCCGTCAATTAACTTTTTATCTTCTGTCATTTTTTCACAGGTTTTGGTTTTAGAGTTTTATTTTCATTTACTTGTTTTACTGTATTATGAAGTTGCTTTAATGCTTCAATAGTCTCTGGTGTCTCTTCCCAACTCCAGTCATTTGAATTTGTGTCAGAAAATGTACGGATTGCCATGTCCTCTATAGCATCTGGTGTAATGATAACACATTATCAAGCAACTTGCAATCCTAATCCTTGTATTATTCTTCCCGCTATAATTTTATTTGTTAATTTTCCTTGATGGGCAACATAAGACCCTGATTTTTGTTTTACTAAATCACGAGCAGAATCTATTTGATTTACATATTCACAATTTAATATTTTAGCAGTATCATAAAATAAACTTAAATCAAAATAATTAGTCTTATTTTTCCAAAATTCTTGGAAAGTCATCGCATTTAACTTTAAATGTGTGATTGCATTATTCTTATCAATATTCCAATAATAACCAATTTTAAATCTATCATAATTCCAATTTCCACAATGCATCACGCGATCTTCAGTATAATATGGAAGTCTATATGGAGAAGTCCAAATACTAACAACTGCCTTTGGAGTTGGATATGACTCATTTAACAGTATAGAATTATGTAAAGTGAATAAAGAGGATGACCCAGTAGAACCTAAATTAATCACTGAGCAATTTGTCATACTTTCTAATTGTCCAGATATAGTATCTTCCTCTGAAGTTCCAACACCAAATACATGAGAACATCCAAAAATCACGATTGATTTTGACCAATTTATTTGATTGAAATCTTTTGTTCTATATCCAGCACTATTTAAATTATATTCAACTTTATTAACCCGATAATACCAATCATCAGGTTGTTCTTTTAGATTTGTTTTATAAAGTTCCTTAGTATCTTGGTCAAACCATTCATGATTACCAGTGATTAGTTCTTGATTTGGAAGAAGTAATTTTTGTTCAAATCTTTCAGATAATTTTAAAAATGTCATGAGAATATTTGAATATTATAGCGTCTAGACCACTTATCACAATCCCTCTCATCATTTAACATCGGTTGCCCTTTAATATTTAAACTAGTATTTAAAAGCATGGGATGACCAGTTTTTGCTTTCCATTGATATAGTAAATTATAAAGTCTAGGAGCATCACTTTTTTTAACAGTTTGCAATCTACTTGTTCCATCAACATGAACAATTCCAGGGAACTTTTCTGGATATTTACATCTAACGGTGTGTTGCATAAATGGACTTTCTATCAAATCCTGATGCATATCAAAATAAGTATTGGCAAACTCTATAGGAACAACTGGAGAGAATGGTCTATAAGATTCTCTATTTTTGATTTTATTAACTCTATCTTTTATTTCTGGATCAGATGGGTCTGCTATTAAACTCCTTGCACCCAATGCTCTTGGACCAAACTCCGATCTACCTCTCGCAAGTCCACACACTTTATGCTCATACAAATATTTTACAATCTCAGTGTTTGTATGTTTATGTTGCAGATAATATCCAAGATAGGGTGTGAATTTGATATGAATTTTCTTGTGCGCCAATACAGCACCAATCGCAGATCCACTGTCTCCAGGTGCTGGCATTATCCACACATTTTTAAAATGATTATAAGCATGTTTATTTGCTACGCAATTTAAAGCACAACCCCCCATCAATACAAGGTTATTAGTTGGCACCAATTTTTTAGCAAGTCTCAGTGCATTATTAAAAAGAATCTCATACACTTCTTGAGTTGCCGCAGCAATATCTTCTTTTGATTCTTCTGGTCTCCAATCTTTACATCCCTGATGTAAATTTAACTTACATTTAAAATCTTCTGTTATGAAATCATCAAAAATAGCATCTTTTAATTTATGTTTATCTCCCAATGCAGATAAAGCCATCAAAATATATTCTTCTTCATTCGGTTTTAAACCACACCGCTGAGTCATTGCAGAATACAGTAATCCCACACTATTTGGATACTTTAATTCATACTTTAACTTTAAATTATTGCCACTTGCTTCCCAAATTGTAAGTGTTTGAAATTCTCCAATAGCATCTATGACTAAAATAACAGCATGTTTAAATTTACTAGTAAAATAACCACCACATGCATGGGTATAGTGATGGTTAAAAAATTTGTGCTTGCACTCATAATATCTTTCAAAATTATTCACAAATGGACCTTGACCTGCATAAATTTGTCTCATCCTCTTTTTTAAAGGATTTTCATACCAACAAATTAATTCTGGTTTTCCATATCTTAAAGCATAGTTTAATAAAGAATCTGAAATATATGGATCATTTTTAATTTTACTAAAACGTTCACTCTCACTGGCGAATACCAATTCGTCTTTTACAAATACTGACAATGCAGCATTATGACTATTAGATGATATCCCCCATGTTATCATATTTTTTCTCCCAATAACTTACTGGTAGTGTTGGATCTTCTTTTACAAAATTTTTATCCTTATTTGCAGGACACATTGAACAATATGACTCATCTTCTTTGTTTAAAAACTTTTCCAGCTCATCATCACTACAATCTGGTTCTAATGGTTGATATTTAAGATATACATTCCATTTATCGCTTAAATTATATTTTTTAGATTGCATTGGTAAATAAGCCAATGCTGGACACTTCCACAATTTATTTTCATGTAGTTGGATAGCATGTTTAGATAAACACTTTTCCCAACTTTGCCTAGGATTATTATGCTCATAAGGCATCATATTATTTCCAAACCCAGTATATTGTGGTGTCCAATATTCATTAGTATAATCCCAAAATTCTACATGCACTCCAAGATCATGTCTCCATTGCTTAGCAAGAGTATATCCACGTTTAAACTTTTTTACATAGTTTTTATGAGTGGTGCTGTGTATAGATATTGCTAAATTTGTCTGAGTTGCTATCAGTGCTTTTGGGAGTTTTGGATGATTATGTAAAAAACTAGCATTAGATACAAGGTCAATTTGTGTATATGGATCAGGATAAATCATCCTCACCAAATATACAATATCAGTAAGTTCTTTATTTAAAGTTGGTTCACCACCAAGAATAACAAAAGTTTTTGGTCTTATTCTTTGACCCCAAATATATAGCCAATCTTTTATAGTTTCTAGGGTTAATGTCCCAGAATGACCGTGATTTGAATAATGAGAGCATCCCTCACAAGTAAAATTGCAAGTATGAGTTACATGCAGTTCTATTTGTTTAGTATCAAATTGTTTCATTCATCAATATATCCAGTTTCTTTCAACATTTCCACTGCCTCATCAAAAGACTTATAAAGAATTTGCAAACAAATTGCTTTACGATCAGGAAGACCTGCTTCCATTGGAAATACCGAGTGTGGTTTAGATACATCAAGCAAATAAGCATCTCCAGGATGTGCCATAAACCTGACAGACTTTCTCAAATAACCCTCATGAAAGATTGCTCCGTCTGTTTGATTTGCGACTTTAGTTGTAGGTGTTTCTCCTGGAGGATAATAGAACTGTGTTACACATCTATCAGTCTTAATATAAAAGTTTACAATAGCCTCAATATTACTATCAGTATGTGGAGGAATTTTATAATTCAGCTCCATTAATGACAGAGTACAATTATCTCTATAAGATTCTGGTATTACTTGAAGCAAATCAGTTTCATTCTCTGATTTAATATATGAATATTTAATACCAGCAAATCCATATGGAGTATCCATTCCATATTCTATTTTTCTACCAGTCTTATTATAGTTGTTTATAAAAAACTGCTTGTTTAATTTACGAAAAAACATTTAAAAATCTCCTTTTGTTTGACCACAATCAAATACCCATATACCCCTTTTCACCCACATATCAACAACTCTTTTACGGTCTTCAAAAACACACAATATATTATACTTCTTTTCCAAAAAATCCACAAACTCACCCTTTACTACAGAATCATCTCTACGGTCATTCTGTTTTCTCATATACAATTCATCATATTCAATTGCATTTTTATTTAACCACAATTCAGTTTCATCCTTATAATTATCCGTTCTTCCAGTAAGAATGACCATTTTTAATTTGGAATATGTATTTTTCAAAGACTTAAAAACAACTCCAACAGGAACATTTATACTGTCTTGTAGAATACCAGCATTCCAAGCATCCCAATTTCTTGGGTGAGTTGCAATAAATTGCTGTCTATGTTTTACATTGCATAATGTGCCATCTAAATCAAAAATTACACAAGGATTACGAAGTTTATTCATATGAATATTCTCTCCACTCAGGAACATTACAATTAGCAAGATCAAACGCAACTTTATTCCAAGGTGCTCTTGGTTGACGAATCAATCTCATATTAGTATGTTCTAATAATTTATTTCCTTTTTTAGTATTACAAGAAGAACATGCAACCACTAAATTTTCCCAAGAGTCATCTCCACCTTTACTACGAGGGAGCACATGGTCTATGGTCAGTCTAGTAGTAGAACCGCAATATTGACAAGTATTACGATCTCTTTTATAAACCATTGCTCTAGATGGTTTACATTTTGCAGCATAATTAATTGGAACTTTAATATAATTTAGTAATCGAATAACTCTTTCAGATATAACCTGAACTTTTTCTTTTAGAACTAAAATTACAGCTCGTCTCCAATTAGTAAAATTAATTGGTTCGTAACTAGAATTTAAAACTAAAATTGTTTGGTATGGTTTAATTTTTAAGTGTTCCATAGAAGTTAACTTTTTTTCTGCAAGTATGCTTCCGATTTAATATAAAACATGTGCCCACTATCAAACCTAACTACCACACCTTCGGCATCTTGTTGATTTTTAATTTCATCAATATATTGAGAAATTTCATAGTAGTTGACACACATTTTATTTACCACAGGAATTTTTAAATTAACTGCAAGTTTGCGAAGGAACATATATTTGCAATACACTCCTGTTTTAATATTACGCAATCCAGTTAATACTAAGTTTTCTTCTGGATATTCTACCACAATTTTATCGTTTGGAGAACACCACTCAAAAATGGGCGTACAGTTTTTTGCTAAGCATATTTTTATAAACTCATTATAATAAGTTTTATTTGCTATAAAAACTTCAGCATTGAATGATGTAGAATTAATTCCATTTTTTGTAGTTAGTCTGTATCCGTAAGGGGTCGGAACAGGATATACCATTACACCATCTAATTTTTCCAAAAAAACATTAAGATTTTTAAGTTTTTTTATAATCTTATCGAAATTAGTTTCAAAACTTTGGTCTAACGTAAATGCTTGATGGTATGGTCTAGCAATTATATTACCTTCAAGATTAAATGCAAGTCCTCTTATTTCTCTCAACAAAGGAGTTTCGCTACTACTACAATTTACTATGCAAAACTCATCTTGATTGATGATGTTATGATCTTCTTTTTTTAGTTCTTTAAGTATTTGAGAAATATTGTAGATTACAGGAAAAGAATAATCCATACTCAGTCATAAACATTTTGCTCTTGTTGTATTCTATCTAAATGATGATAGATATTTTCTTTTGAATATTGAAATTCTGAAAATCTTCTAGGATTGTTTTTTTCCATTTTATGAAGCATATTAATCCAATCATATCTTTTGTCTACAACCCACCCGTAACGACGTTCGTCGTGCATCATGTCAAAGATAGAATGCATTGTTCAATATAGTAGATATTATCAATTATATCATCGATACATTCGGTCTGACAAGTCCAAATCAAACAAAATTTCTTCAATCGTATTTTTGTTGCCGACAGTAGCATTCATAATATCATTCTTTTGTTTATGTTTTCTAATTTCAGAAATTAAATTTGGATGATATTTTAACCAATCATATTCATCTTCTGTTAAGTCTGATATTCTTTTTTTATTAATTTTTTGAGTTATACTTGCGTATTTAATTCTATCTTCTGCGTTCATAGTAATCTACTTTTGAAGGATGCATAAAATCAACCACAATTACACACCTATAGTATTCTTTTGCCACAATAGGTGGTGGCATAACTGGTTGATGATTAACATGAGAATGATGTATTAATAAAGAATTTTCATCTCCTGGAATGATGATTTCTCTATCTTTATTCTCAATTAGAGTTCCATATATTCTAGAGGGATTTTTAAGATAATAAATCATACCAAGATCAAAATTATCATGACTATGACTATTACCATAGTTTATATACAATTCATTCCCATAGTTCTCCTCTGTTGTCCCCCTCATCCGTTTTGCCCAATATGATTGGACTTTATACTCTTTTATTCTTGGGTCATTAGTGATTTCTGAATAAGTATAAAGATGTTTTTTAACTAATTTAAAAAAGTTTGTCCAACTTTTTTTATACCACAACTTACGTTGAGACAATCTATTAGTTGCTTCAACAGATAAATCCCATTTATCTTCACAAACTTCTAATTCATTATCAATCTCTTCTAAGAGATTTTTCATATCATATTTACTTAGAAGATTATATGCCCTGTAGATTTCATTGCCACAAAAATCAAAGTGCTCTACATCTCTAGGATCTTCTGGATAGACTGGACCAATATCAAGTGTCATATAACTTTTTCCAATAACTTACTGGTAAGAGTGGATTTTTAGGAATAAAATACTCTTCTTTGGCAGGACACATAGAGCAATAAGATTCTTCCTTACGAGTAAAAAAGTCTTTTAATTCTTCATCCGTACAGGTATGCTCTAATGGTGTATATTTAAGATATGGTTCCCACTTTTCAGATAGATTATATTTATTTGCTTGCATTGGAAGATATGCAAGAGCGGGACACTTCCAAAGTTTTCCTTCATGCAATTGAACACACAACTTTGATACACAATACTTCCAACTTAACTTTGGATTATCATCTTCAAATGGTTCCATTTTATCACCAAACCCTTTATATTGTCTAATCCAATGAATAATTGATGGACGCATTTCAACTGGCGCTCCTTTTGCAATCCATTCTCTCATTAGATTATAAACTGGTTCAAACTTCTGCCTATATTCTGGGTCACCATCAGAATGAACAGATACACCAAGAGTTGTTCTTGTTTTTTTTAATGCTTCCCAAAGATTTGGATGTTTATACAGATAAAATCCATTAGAAATTAAATCCAAATATGAATTTGACCACTTTTCTCTTGCCAAATATACAAATTCAGTCAAATCTGGATGTAAAGCAGGCTCTCCACCCATCAATGTGAACCTTTGAGGTATGATTCTTTTACTCCAGTTTTCCATCCACTCTGATGCCTGTTCAAGAGATACAGAACCAGAGTGACCTTGATTCATATAATGAGTGCATCCCTCACAAGTTAAATTGCAAGAGTGAGTAACGTGTAATTGTATCTCGTGAGGTACTTTTAACATATCAGTTAAATTCTTCTATTCTTTTTAGGTCCAAGTATGTAAGTATTTCTTTCCTCCATTCCATCAACTCATAATAACACTGTTGCTCATGGGCAATTTCACGCAACTCATAATCTGGTTTTAAGACGCTCTCATAAAAAAGATTAAATGCATCGCGCCTTTTTTGATGTTTTTCCATAATTTCCTACTTGGTTCTTAACCCACCAACAAGAACTCTTTTAGATTCAGAGTATTCTGCAGAATGAGGTATGTGAGAAGAAAATAGTAACACTTTATTTTTTTCTGGAATAATCTTATATTGATTATCATCAATATAAATCATGGTTTCACCATCATTACAAGAATTTAAGTAAAGTATAAAACTATAATCTTCATTGTGGTTGTGCTTATGCACATTCATTTTACCACCATTTTGATAATCAATCATATGAATATAAAAATATTTTAATTTTAAATTTAAAATATCCTCACACAATAATTTAACTTTATCAATATAGTTATAAAAGATTTTTGAGTTAATATTATCCAAAAGATTTAACGTGTAAAAACAATTTCCACTTAAAGAACTTTGTTTTTTATCCTTAAAAGTCTCTGGATAATTAGAAACAAAATTAAGTAGAAGATTGAAGTAATCACTTACCTCATCTTCTACAAAAAACTCTTTAAACATCAACCATTCCAACAAATTCAATATCTTCAAATTGATCTGATGTAATTTCGTGAGGTCCAATACGATACCAATATTCACCTTCCTTCTCACCAAGATATTCAATATCATCACATTGATGCTCACGCAACCATGCTTGAAGACGTTGATGCTTAAGTTCAGATTGTGAAATCTTCATCGGAATAAACCTCCTTGTATTTTTCAATAAGACGATCTCTCATGTCATGATATGGAGTGAGATCCAAGTCATACTCATCACCAAAATTCCAATCTTCACCATATCTGATAGCGCAGATAGCTGCCTGAATCATTGTTTTCAGTCCTTCTCTGTCAACTGTAATTTTAACCAAAGCAGTTGGGTCTGAAGTTGGTTCCATTTTCATTTTTCAATTCTCCAATTAGGATCTGATACTTTATCTACCCAAAAATAACAAGTTTTATTTAATGATTCGACATAATATCGGTCATTATCTTCATTTTTAACTCTACAAGAATGGAATTGTAGCATATCAAGAGTAAACTGAGTTTTTGCTTCCTTACTGATTGGAGTCAGACAAATAAATTTTGTTTTCATTTTACAAATACCGTTCCAGATTGAGGTTGTGTGCGATGTTTTTTAATAAAATTGTGAGCTGAGTTGACAGTTCTACAAACTTGCAGTTGCTCTCCATTATAGATGATCATAAGTTGATTTCCAAATGGAACTGCGGCATAACCGTCATTTGTAATAAATCCTTCTTTCATCGTTTAATAGTAGCAATAGCAGGTTGACCTTCAACAAACACAGTATCTACAACGTTCTGAAGGCGTTTGACCGTTGCAATGCCCACGTTGTTGTAAACGGGAACATGAACAAAACCAAAAGATTTGGTGTACTCCTGGAGATTACCAGGAGTAAGAGTGCCTTGTTGAATACGCTTTACATCATCAAGATGAAGACGAATCACACGACCAACAGATTGGCACATCTCAATAACATTCATTTGACGCATCATAATCAAAGAAGTAAGACCAGGAACAGAGATACCTTCACTCAGAATAGAATAGTGCAGAACAATAAACTTTTTGTCAGGATCTGCACCATACTCACGTACAAGATTAAAAAACTGCTCACGGGTAATTTTCTGGTCATTAAGGAATGCACCATGCTTGCTGGTAATCCAAAGGAGATCGTATCCCATGGATTGAACTTCCTCCATAAAGGCAGTCTCAGCAAGCATACGGATCATCACTTTGGTATTAGGAGCAGCGATTAGAACCTTCTCCATGTGCTCTTCATTGGATAGGGTATCCAGAAGGGTCATACAGTCCCTCTCTGCCGCTTCCTCGCCCTTCAAACGAATGCTACCGACATTGATGGCGTTAATCTTAGGAGGAAGAATGGAACCGTTACTAACAAGACGCGGAGCAGGAACATTGTAAATAATGCCACCGTAGACACTAGCATCATTCATTCCAGGTTTTGAAGCAGTGGCAGAATACTTAGGAGTAGCAGTGAAGAAATAACTGCGGTTAGCAACAGAAGAGAAATACTTGACGGAAGAGAAATAACTTTTTTTAACTGAATTGTGCGCTTCATCATAGTAAATCGTATCTACAGCAATGTTTGCTTCCTGAATGCGATGCAGAGACTGATAAGTAGTAAAGATCAACTTATTACCTTTAGTGTGATAGCACCAGGAAAAGATTTGATTTGGTTTAGTCGTTGTAAAGTAAGGAAGATCGCCACCAGAATGAACATGCATAATGGATGCATTGGTGATGTGCTCAGTAAACTCAGCAGACAACTGACGAGCGAGCATCAACCTAGGAGCAACGACTACAATAGTTTTGTCACCAGTCATAAACTGACGAACAGCATCCATAATAGCAATCAGGGACTTACCACCGCCAGTGGGAACCACAATCATCCCCTTAAGGATGCGGTCCATGATGTCAAGTGCTTCGGATTGATGAGGACGGAGTTGCATGGGTGTCATAACGATAGAAATATTATACAGCAAAAGTTACCAACCATCATCGGGAGAGTGGTCAGTTAAAAAATTGGTCTAAGGTGGGATGACCTATTGTACCATCAAATCGGTAATGATATTCAAGTGCATCTGAACAAACATAATGTGGATGAGTTGTGGGAATTCCAAGTCTCTTACATAATTCACGATGATTATCCTCCATTAACTCAACAGCATACAACATATTGTTTATTACATGGTCCTCATCATGATATCTGCATAATTTATTTTTTAATTCTACTATAAAATTACCATTTCCAGCAGAATTATCAAGGAATTTTGAATCGGGATTTTTGAACAAACTTTGATCCATACACTCAATCAATTCATTAACCAAATCTGGTGGAGTAAAAACTTCTCCAGTCTCAGAAATTCTCTGGTCTGACCTTTCAACTTCAGACCCTAAAGACTCATTATGTTTATTTTTATTGGATGACATTTTTATCTCTCAAATACTCTATTTCTTCAGATGTAAAATCAAATTGTTGATGCACATCATTAAAATCCTTTATAAGAGGAACTTCTGCATTTTTAACTGCTGCAGCGAATCCAGCAGTAGTTTTATAGTTTTCAACAAACAACTTAATTAAAGGAATATCAAATATAGTTGATAATAATTTACCTCCCTCTTCATCTTTGATAGGGCACCATGAGTTTAACATACCGATGTATCCATTTGTGATAAATCTGTCAGTATATGAACAAGAATATGGCACTACAAATTTTAGTAAGTCTCCCGTAGTCGGAAGAACATTAGTTCTTTTTATATTTTTTCCTGAGGCGTAAACTTCGTACTTTCCATCATCACAGTACTCATCTTTTGGAATGTCCTGCCCAATCTTAAGAGGTATCCTTGGATGATTTGAATTTGCAATTTTATTAAAAATAGCATGTAATAATTTTTCTTCTCCAAACAAAGGGAGTCCATCTCTCAAATCCAAATAATGGATTCCAGTCTCATGTATAACTTTTGTAACTCCTTTATATGGTTCTTTTTTTAAAATCCATGAACAAATAGACACACCTTCAGTAAAATACTTATCGGAAGTATAATCAATTTGAATTAGGTTATAAATTGTTTGACATTTTTGAAAGAACTTTTTGCCAAATCCAGTTGTTCCAATAAAAGATGATGGCGTAACCTTTGCCATGGTTGCGCCATTTTGAAGAAGATTGATGTCCAATTCAATAAACTTATACCAAAGTTTATTATTTTTTGCTTTATTATTATCTTGATATGGTGGGTTTGATAATATAGTAAAATTCATAACCACTTACAATCATAATCAGATATTACTAGGTGTTTTTTAATTTGTCAACCTCTCTTCTTAACTCATCAATTTGTCCCTGCTGCTCCTTGATAGCCTCAATCAAAACTGCAACCATGTTCTGATATGCAACAGATTTAGTACCATCAGGAGCTTCATATACTAATTCAGGTAGTACTTTCTCAATCTCTTGTGCAATAACACCAATCTCACGTTCAGGTTGACCAATACGGTTAAAGTAAACACCTCTCAAATCAAGAACTTTATTAAGAGCATTACCAATACCAACAACATTTTCTTTCAGTTTCTCGTCAGAGTTTGCTGTAACTGTTCCTGAGAATGTTGCATTACCAGCATTGTTGAGTCTGAGTCGTTCTTGTGGTGCAGAAGGACCAGAACCTTGGGTTCCAAAGATAATAGCAAATTGACCTGAGGTTCCTTCAGATACACCTTTGATGTATCCACGCTCACCATCATTACCAATATCTCTACCTTCAAACTTCAATCCACCATAAAAATACGAAGCATTAAGTGCCTGGTCAGTTTGCTGGAATCTCAAATAATTACCATCAATATCACCAGTTGTGTCTGGATTTGTTGTAATTAAAACGTCATTTCTAAAGGTTGAAATACCAGTTACCCTTAAGGTATTAAGATTAACTTGTTGGTTAAAGGTACTAATACCTGTATTAACTAAGAATCCATTGGTAATATTCCAAGTTAGCGATGAGGCTCTAAATTCAACGTTATTTTCAAATAATGTTTGACCAGCAACATAAAGGGAATAACCAGCTTTTGCAGAAGTAGTCTCAATACCGACATTGGTTGTTGTTGAAATACCAACTCCATCAAATACCCAAACGTCAGATACGTTACTTAATCCAGAACCATCTCCCTTAAATGCTCCACTCCATAAACCAACATAATAATTATCACCACCAGATTGAATAGGTCCAAACTTTTTCCAATTATTATCATTGGTATAAACCCATCCAATTTCTCCACCTGATGGTGGTTCTGCATCATATACAACGTTGCCAACGTTCCCTGCAATTAATGGCGTACCAATGCCTGTGGTATACTCTCTAGCAATAATTTGATCACCCTGAATAAGCAAACTATTTGCTTCAACAGAATTATTAATTGTTACTTTTTCATTAAATACTGCTGGACCATTAAATTCCGAGATAATATTATTGTCCTTTCCACCATCAACCTTTAATCCCCTATTAATAGTTAATTGTTCAGTAGAACCAACATCAAATCCAATAGCATCACTATTGCTTGTAAGGTCCTCTCCTCTTACTGTTGGAATTGGAGCATTAGTAATTAAATCTTGTCCAGTAGCACCACTTGTAAATTTAGTTACTGTATATGCATTACCCTTATCATCCAATCCATTATAAAATGGAGTACCACCATTATCAGATACTGATTGTGATAGAATTCTTTCAACACTTCTAAACTGTCTATCTTGTCTCTCTGGTAAAGCAGTTGAATAGTTACCAGGTCCAAATCCAAGATATTCAAAAGTGTGTCCAGATGCACGAATAATAGAGTTTCTTCTAAATTCTACTGGTTTAAATCTAACTTTTCTAATAACAGACCCAACAACGTGAGTTTGTTTTTGAGTTCCAAATAATCCACGGAAGACATCAATTGCAGTATTAGAAGTAATTGACTCACTAATACGCATAATTTCATTATCTAGAACCAGATAATCACCAATATCCCAACCCATATGAGTGGCATTGGTGACAGTCAAAGTATTAATTGTAGGATCAGTTAAAGCAACATTTAAAGTTGTAGTGATACCAGCGTACTGATAAACAAGTCTTGAAGATGCTGCTTCATCAGCAAAATCAATTGCACTATTTTGAGCACTAAATCCTATTGGATAAACTCTTCCAGATCCAGATGCAATTGCAGTTGTTGTACCTACTCCAACCTTTACAGCAAAACTACTTACATTATAAACTTCTGTTATTGTAAATTCACCGTTGTAAATATTCTGGTTGAATCCACCAAATTTAATTCTATTACCAACCAAGAATCCATGAGAATTTGAAGTGATAACACTTGCAATTCCAGTCACATTATTATAATTTAACGAAGAGATTCCAACAGACTCACCAGTGACGTAGGCAGTAACGTCAGAAAGAACAGTAGCATTAACGTTACTCAGTCCATTAGTGTTAATACCAGTAATTGGTTGTGGACCAAGGAATTGATCTCTAGCATAAACTGTTGACGCAGATGATACTCTAACATTTTGATCATCACCAGTTGCAATACTCTCAATTTTATAAACATTATTGTAATCAGTAAAACGACTGTCACGAATACCATCAATTTTAATTACATCACCAACGCTATTATGAATATTTAAAACTGTTACATAACCAGGAACCCATCCAGTAGTAGTTCCTACACCAACAACTGCTAATGTATTACCAATTCCAAAAGCAGAACCACCGTCTACAATTTTAATTCCAGTAATCGCACCTGCAGAATCAATTTCAATGTTTGCAGTAGCATATTTTCCAGTTGTAGAACCAGCAAATCCTACCAGTCTTGCATTATACAACGTTTGAATGCTTCCAGATCCATCACCATAATTTACACCAGCACTAGTAATTCCAACTCTAGTAATATAATTTAATCCATGATCTTTTTGAGTTGTAAGTGTGTGAGATATTCCAGAACTTGAATGTATCTCAACAATTCCAAATCCAACAACAAAATCACGAATATTCTTATTAATAACCTCTTTTGTAATACTATTCTGTGGGTTATTAATCTCAGTTAGTCCAAGTGGTGTTGGTAGAGCAAACGTTCTAGTCTGATCTGGATCGGAATCTGGATTATCTCTATCAAGTTGTGGGTATAAATTTTTAACTGGTTGAGAGAATCTAAGATTTTGGAATGGAGATACTTGAGGTGAAGATGATGAATCAAGAATAGTTAAATGATAAACTCCATCTTTTGCATTTGGAACATATTCCTGGACTGCTTCCTTTCTATAAATGTAGAACGTATTACTAAATTCTTTTCTCTCATATCTGGGCAGATTTGTTGTTCTCTGATTAATATTATTAGAGAATGTTCCTGGATTGGTAGTAATACCAACTGTAAATTCTCTCCGTGTAGGACTTGATACAACAGTATAAACGCCATTAAATCCAGTATTTCCTAATCCACTTGTGTTTGCTGTTGATACAATGTTAAAAACTTGAACTTTAGAACCAACAGACAGTTCATGTGGTGTATCTGTCGTAAACGTCGCTAATCCAACAATTCCGTCCCAGGTAGCACCCGAAATAAATCTAGGATTTCTTAATTCTGAAGTATTAGATAGGACAGCTGGCGCAATACTTTTAAACTTAGCAACCTCTGCATTAGTAAATCCAGTTGTATTGCTGGACTCCTGCATAATAAATGCATCTTCTGGAGGTCTACCAAGAACACTTGAATCTCTTGGAATTACATACCTTACTTTGTAAATTCGATCTTCAAGAGCTCTATTATCAGGAGTTCTAGTAATAAATGTTTTTGGAGTTGCCCTACCAAGGGATGCTGTTCCAAGACCAACAATCGTACTATAAATTGAGTTATTAGTAGAACTTACCGTAATAAACCATTGACCAATAGCACTATCATATTGTATTGGGTGCCCAACGTCACCAGACTTTTTATCAGATACTCTAGATTCAATCTGAAGAATACCACCTTTACTATTAACAGTGATAGCAGACAAACTTACAGTGTCATTAAATGTTTGTGCTAATTTAATCTGATCACTATTAATTCCAGCAGTAATTGCATAATAAAGTTGATTGTGCCTCAAACCATCAGGAAGTTCACCATCATCACTTAAAATACGTACAGATTCACCATTAATAAATTGGTGAGGTTGAGTTGCTGTAAAGATATTAGAGGTAATACTATTAATACCAATTGCTGTTCTACCTACAGTAGATAATTTTGTAGCAGATACCTCATAATTACCAGTTCCCTGTGTCTCTGGCATTACAATTACAGATTCTTTGGTAACACCAATGTTACCAATATTAATAACAACTTTTAATTTGTCCTGATTTTTCGCACCAATTCGATATCCTTCTAATACTGATTTTGGTGGTATATTTCTATTGGTCTCATTATAAAGATAAAGTCTAGAAGTATTACCTACAGAAATTGTTTTCTCAACGTCAATAGGAGCAAATTCAATAGTTATTTCATTATTATCAACTCTTTGTGGTGGTAAAATATGGGTAATATATCCAGTATCATCTCTTGGGAAAGCGTCATTTCTGAATCCTCTACAAACAATTGCCTTTGCACCAAAGTTTGAGTTGGAGTTTGTAATCGAATGGTCTCCACCAGATTCTGCAACAAAGTGATTTGCATATCCAATAGCAAACACAGAAACTAGTTGAAGGAATGCATCATTTGATGCTTTAATATGGAAGTTTTCGTATGCTGGTTTATATACTGCAGAAGAATTGGTATGAAGGTTTGAAACAGCAGTAGAATCTTCATAAACACCAGATACTGCATTATATTTTACAAATGCATTATCGTCTTTCTGTAGTCCAATACCAGTGAACTGAGCAACCACCATGGATTTAAATCCATCAGCTTTGCTACCATCCGCATGAAGTCCACACATTCCATAAACGGAACGTAAAGAACAATTGAAGATATATGGAGATGCAGAAGTAACACTGTCAACTACAATATTAAGAGTTGGAGCACCTGATACAATAGCAGGAAGAGGATTTACAGGTGCTGTAGAAACCTCATAAGTAACCCGAGTTGTAGATTCTACAGTTTTTACAACATAAGAACCATTGTATCCACCACTAGGAATACCTTCAATTCTAATCGGAGTATCTACATCCAATCCATCAACAGATTCAACAAGATCTACTGTAATTTTCTTACTGGAAGTTACACCATCACCTGCTCTGATACTAGAAATTCCAATATTTTGACCTTTAGAACCAACAATTCGGAATTCATCAATTTTTGATTGAACATCAATTGCAGCACTTGGATAATCAGGTGAAATAGATCTTCCACTAGAAGGACCATATACTAAACCGATTTTTTCATAATAAATGTCAAGGTCGGTTCTAGTCGTATTGTAATTTAAATAAGTATCATTAAATTTTACAGGATTTACACCATCCGCATATTCAAAACAAGTTAGTTTATGGTGAGAGAAGTTGGGAACAAACTTTGATGTGCCATAATCTTTATATACATTTGAGTTTGGATCCGCATCAAAAAATGTAAACTGATAAAAATAACAAGTACCAGTTACTCGAAATAAACAAGTTGAATCAACTGTATTGTCTTGAGGACTTGGAACAAACCTTGGACGAATCTTTGTTTTACGAAGATCCATACCAACGATTGATGTGCCACGAGGAATGATAACTCCACCATAAACGGAGTTCATTTTATAAAGATCATTCTCTGGAGAATCAATGTCAAAATCAGAATTTAAAGTAAATTCTGTGAGGTCATTAGAAGATGCACCACTTCTAGTTAACCAATTATTACCAGAAATAGGAGCGTCATGTACAGGAATCCATCCTGGTCTATTGTCGATTACATGTTCGCCAGGATAAACAATGATAGTTGTTCTACTAAATCTATCATTATCAAATCCTTTTTGATATGAGAATCTTGCTGCCTCAATCAGTGCCCTTTGAATTGTTTTAAAAGGTCTAACTAATGAGTTACCTTGGTTTTCAATACTATCTGTAGAGTCTATACTGGAAGGATCGACGTATAGAATATCGCCTCTACTATTTTTCAGAAAATTATCTAAGCGACTAAGACCCATTTTATTACTCTAGGATGGCTACTATGATTTATTTATTCATAGTAAAAACCATAAACAGAGGGTATTATTTTGCTAACATATACTCAACAGTATTTGCAACATCGTTCATAGCATCACGTAAATCAGGTCTTTGACCAGATTCTTGTCTTAAAATAGGTCGGGAATCATCAACAAGGGTCCAACGCCATTGACCCATTTCTTTGCAGTGCCAAAGATTAATTTTCATATGCAGGATTACTCCAATCGTTAGTAAAAGATCTAAGATATTCTATTTTTTCTAACATTTCTTGACTATCAAGAACAAATTCTTCATTAGCAAAATGAAGTTTGCAGTTGTGTTCTAATGCAAGATTCATTATATATGTTCTTCTGGATTTGTCATCAGGTAAAGAAAAAATACTAAACAAAATGATATGATCTAAATTTGTATGTTTTATAGAATACTCTAAAAATGAGTGATTTCTTCCTTCATTATCTCCAGTTTGATGTGGAAATTTATAACCCATCCTAGAACAATACTCCCTAACAGTTAATGTCTGAAAGTATAAATCAATATGTTTGGTTTTAAATCCTTCATATTCTGCATAGGTTACCACATTTTCATGTGGTAAAATTTCAATCTTGCGAGACTGAATATCTGTATCATGCAATCTTCTAAAGTATGCCCCTGGCCATTTTCGATGAGGTTGTCCATCTCTTAGTAATAATCTTACATCAATACTCATTCTAGTTTTTCCAGTTCTATTTGGTACTCCACCATGAATATTTTCTTGAGTAAAAAGTAAAAATGTTCCAGGAGACATATTTACTGGATAACATTCTTGAGTACAAACCTCTTCTAGTTTTTCATGAGACCATTTTTCTTTCTCAGACATACGAGTAATTTCTCTACTCTTATCAATTCCAATAATTTGGAGTGAATTTGTATCAAAAGTTTCTGTAAAAGGTAACCAAACAGTTCTTAATCCGAGACCATTACCAACCCATCTACCTTGATGGAATGGAAGAACAGTCCCATTCTTATCTTGATTGGGAATTGTTGCCCTAATATTACCAAATTTTTGTATAAGAATATCAGTATTTAACTGCGGAACAACATATTCTTCTACCATCCTATCAAATAAAATATAAAAATCAGTATCAACAAGATCTTTAGTTAAATGTTTTACTAGTTCTCCAATAGAATTTGAAGATACATGTTCATGGAGATATTGAAGATCTTTTACTTCTGGGTAATATTTTTGAACTAGAGATAACAAAATATCCCCAAAAGGATATTTGTTCATATCATATTGATTGTGAGTAGCGTCAAATATAAGCATATCTATTCTTAGTCTAAGCCCCCGACTGGATTTGAACCAGCGACCAACGGTTTACAAAACCGTTGCTCTACCACTGAGCTACAAGGGCATTAATAATCATCTAGTTCTGCTAAAACCTCAGGATTTTCTAAATCCATTTCAAAAAAACACGGATGTGCTTCTTCCATTATTAAGTATGCAGAAGCTCTGAATAAATCTTCTGCAGTATATGTAAGGTTATTATTAGCTTCAATAATAGTAGATGGGTCTGCTTCTTCCTCTTCGGTTAAATCATCCCAAGTGAACGGTATAGAATTAACAAAGTACATCATAACAACGTTCTTTATATTTATTTCTGGAGAATGCCAGCAATAAGCTTTGGTGATTCTAAGCTTCATTCTCTACACCGTTTCTTTATATTTAGTTTAAGGAAGGCGGAGAGTTATACTCAATCCCTTTAATATTCCTTCCAGTAGGAGCGGGGGGACTTGAACCCCCACAGGCAATGCCCGACAGATTTTAAGTCTGGTGTGTCTACCGATTCCACCACGCTCCCATAAGAACTTACACCTTGTAAGTGGGTGGATGATACTTCAAATATTCCCTAAAAGTCATTTTCATTTCTTTTTGGGTCATACCACAGTGTTTTGCTGCAGCAGGAAGTGTCATCGTACAATTGAAGAGACCTTTGTTTGCTTCCTTGACATTCTCTGGAGTTGTCTTTACAGGCATTTCAAATAGGTCAATATAAAGTGGTTTTGTTTTCATAAGTATTAAGTTTGTAAATCCCCAATTAAGGGGAAGCGAATGACGGGGATCGAACCCGTGACACCAACTTGGAAGGATGGGATGTTACCGCTACACCACATTCGCAGATGTAATCATTAAGAGATCTAAACTGAGATTTGGGCGACCCCTCAACTGATTACCCTTATATTATAGGGCATTGGTTCTGAGGTGTCAACCCCCCCTACCAAGGTCCACCGTATGCTGGATCATTGGCATAACCAAGAGCCTCATTGAGTTCGGTTAATCTTTCAATATTTTCTTGCAGTTGCCTGTTAAGACCCCAAACTTGCAATTCATATTCTCCTTTTATCTTTTGTGTTGCTGTAGCAATACTATTCTGAGAAGACACTGTACCAATTCCAGAATTATATTGAGATATAAGAGAACTTACATCTACTGCAGGACCAATAATATCAAACACCTTTCCTAACTCAGATCCACCATTTTGAAATAGTCTTGTGCTTACACCAAGTCCAACATTAGAAGATGTAACAGTGACATATCCCTCTCCATTAAATGGATAGTCGGACCCATAATTTCCTCCAGAAATTTTTGGGTAATCATAAGATTTAAGAACATCTGCTGTAATTGTCCCATATGCAATAATTACAGACCCCAATCCAACAATACCTAAAGATGAAGCAGTAGCAGTTCCTACTCCAGATACAACACTTCCATATTGAGAGCTAATATTTGCCGTACTAGAACCATATCTTGTCGTTAATAAACCAGTATTCCCACCAATAGCAACAATTTGGACTTTAATTGCATTTGCAGCATTTACAGTATTTAAACTTTGCTGAGCAGCATTTGCAGATGGTCCATTAAAAGCATCTCTTAAAGAAGAGGCAATAGAAATTCTTTGTGGCAATATTTGATTTTGCCTTAAAAGAGTTTCCTTATCTTCTTGTAATTTAGTTACAACAATTCCCATAAATCATTATATGTATTTTCTATATTTATTGTGAAAGTTGCTCTATTATTAACTGGATATATGAGGAATTGGGAGAACCACTTCCAAAACATAAAAACCAATATTATTGACAAATATTCAACTGATGTATACATCAGTTCTTACAGTTATTCTGAACTTTACATGGGTTCTGATATAGTTCAGATAGATGTAGATGACATAATAAAGAAATATAATCCAAAAAATTATTTGTTTAGAGATAAAGAAACTCTTCCAGAATTTAAATTCAAATCAAATGGATTAGAGATAAATGGAAGAGAATGGTCATATAGAATATTAAGACAATGGTATACAAATTATCTGGGATTACGAATATTTGATCCTAGAGAATATAATATTGTAATTAAATGCAGAGCAGACTTCTCTATAAAAAACTTTCACCTTCAAACAAATAAAGACTTGGTTTTGCCTGTGTGGAAGGTTCATCCAGGTCCATGCAATCCAGAAGATTCATATGTGGATTACTTTGCACATGGAAATGGATATTGGATGAAAAAATATCTTAAATTGTATGAAAAAACAAAAGAGATGCATGATAATGATTGGGGTGATGTCTCCTTGGGAGAAACCCTAATCAAATCATACATCGATAGGTATATTGGTTCTGAACATATCACATTAGATTATGATATGGATTGGAAGATGAGAGATGAACCTTGGATGTCTGAGGTCCAGAACATTTATAAAAAACACGACCCTCTCAAAGTTGTAACCATTGAGAAGGATGTGTAGAACCCTGATGGTAATCTGGATTTTGTGGTTTTAAAGTAACACGAATATCACCAGGAATCACAAGACGTTCACCCTTTCTCTCAGTAAACTTTTGAGTAAAGTGCCCAATTTTACTTGGAAAAATTACTACACTACCCTCGATAGGGGTAATACTATAAACATTACAATTATAACGATTATATCCAGTGATTAAATTCTTTTGTAGTGCCTCAGTGAACATATCACCAACACATTCATTAGGATTTTTTTCTTGTGCTACGCAAAATTTATCAGAAGTCTCATCAGTTTTAACATAATAAACAAAACTCAAATCTGATGCATTATGATTATGGGGTTTAATTGATGGTGTATCATCATCTTTATGGTATCCAACCCAAGACTTGATGATATGATAATCAAGTTTTGAATAGTCCACATTAAGATATCCAAAATAATTATCTACATGACTGCGAAGTTCTTCAAAAAATGGACGATAAATCTCATTTTGGTGTGCAAAAATCCTACCAGAATACTCTGGACTTTCGTTTTGATAACCATCAAACCAATAATCACGAAGTTCTTCCAAGTAAATCTTAATTTTATCCTGGGACTCCACCATTCCCTGATAAACAATCAGAGGGAATGCTTCATGTACTCGGTGCATTACTTACCGTTAATATTGTACTCTCTATTATCACCTGGATAGTCTGCTGGTGTCAAGCCACGATACTCAGAAATATTTTTGGTGGTGTCAATCCGTTCACCAAAAACAACATAATCACAATTAATAGCAGTTCCTGCATTATTCTTAACGTATATTCTATCTCCCCATTCAATCCTATCAACAAACAATTCTTGCCAGTGTCCATTAGGAGTTAAATTGATAACTAAAGTTTCCATATCAACAAAATCTTTCCAATAATCTGGCAATTGGATGTAAGACTCATTGACAAGTTTACCTTTTAAATAAACATCTGCAGTAGGACCTTCAAGACAAATATATCTGAGACGATGGTCTTGTTTAGTTGGATGTTGAATATCAAAAGATTTCTTAGCATCCCAAACAGCAGCTTTTGCATTTAAAGACCCGACAGATGCTGTTTTAACGTCTTGTCCCTGAACAAGAGCATCTGCTTTTAGGTTACCAACTTTAACATTATAATGTATCCAAGGGGTACATGCTTCTACTGGATAATCTGGGTCACCAGTTGTTGACTTCAAAATATAATCATATTTTGAAGAAAATGGTCCTGTAATACCCTCGTCTTTACAATTTGATTTATTCGTATTCTTTAAAATAAACTTTTCATCTGCCATAATTACCTCTTCGTATCATAGTGATATCCAGATACAGAATACTCATCATTATTACCAGGATAATCTGCAGGAGTTTGACCTTGATATTCTGGTATCAATCTCTCACCATCTTTGCGTTCACCAAAAACATGATAATGACAATCAATTGGTTTTGCAGCGTGAAGATATATTTTATTATCTTCTATCTTCTGAACAATAATACTTTGATGAGATCCAACTGGAGTAATAGAAACTGTAATTGAATCAACATCTACCAATTCTCTCCAATAATCTGGAAGATCAATTATATTTAAATTCTTTAATTTACCTCTTATGTATACATCATTAGATGGGCCTTCTGGGCAAGTGTGGCGAAGTCTCCATCCATCTTTTGTAGGATGAGGGATATCAAAATTCTTTTTAGCGGAAAGAATATGTCCACCACAACGAGACATAACCTCACCTTGAGTAATTAAATTGCCACCAACATTTACATTAGCGTTTGTATCAACAACGCCTAAAAATGCAGTTGATCCAGTAACAGCAAGAGAATATGGATTATTAATTCCTGTACACAATGCCCCAGGTATTAATGGTGGTTTAAACAAATCAGAATTATTGCATTTTCCAATCATTACTGTAGCAGTAAGGAATGATGGAATTGCGCCAAAAACAGAAGGACCTTCCATAAATGAACCACCTCTAATTTGAAGCGGTCCTTTACCCAAAACAAGGGAAGGATCTCCTACACCAACATATAATGTTTTTTTAACTTCTAAATCAGGTACTTTCATTAAATAAATCCTCCACCTTTTTGTTGTTCCTCAAAATCAGATATACCTTTAGATTTTTTCAATGTTGTACAAGAATCTGCACAATCAATCAATCCACCATAAAAGTTTAGTGTTCCATTACCAACTATTTCCATTACGCCAGAAGAAAGGAATTTTGCTACAGAATCTCCATTTACTTCTATATTTTTTGATCTAATATTAATTTTTTCATTTGATTCAATATTAATATATCCACTTTTATTGCCACTACCATTAGCAATCATATCAATATTTTTAGCTTCAAACCTAATTCTGCCTAAAGGAGCAGCAATAACAATATCACCATCAGAAGCTCTTAAAATAAAAGAAGTATTATCTACTGGTTTTTCACCACACATAATTTGATAAACACCAGGACAACGATTAATCGTAGATCCCGTCATTTTTCCAGAAGACATAAACATCATATAATGTTCTGATGGTTGTCCAGGATGACCATTTCTCAACATAACACCAGCATAGGTGTTATTCATATTAATATGACCTAGTTTTAAATGCCCGTAATTGCTTCCCAATTCTATTGGGTTATGAAGTTGTGGTTTTCCCATTAATCAACTCTTCCTACACAATCGACAATTCTGATAACTTTAAACTTTTGCTCATCTGTTAATGTCCCTTCGGTGTCATCCCCAATTCTTCTTACACAAAAAACTGGTGTAATAACAGCATTATATCCTGTCTCAGATTTAATGTAAATCTCTGGTCTTTCTACAAATCCATTTCCAGAATTAATAATTCTCAAAGAGGTTAAAACACCAAATGGTCCAAATGTAGCTTCAATTTCTGCACCAGAATTTGGTTCAATAACAACTTTATCTCCTGAAGAATAGTTAATTCCAGCATTTTCAATAACCAAATCACAAATATACAAGATTGCTGGATAACTTCCAATATTAATTACTGGGAATGCATCAAGTTCTGTTGCACCATTAGTACCTGTTCCAGGTATTGCTGTGATTCCAGTAGCATTTCCAATTTGATTTTCTGGAGGCAACCCAGCATCATTTTGATTATCACCACCAAATCCAGGAGGAGTAAGTCCAATCACAGGCGCTACACCTTCCAATATTTGCTTATCTTCTGGTCTAATTACAACATCACCTTCTCTTTGAGGAATTTCTGTTCCTGGTGGATATTGTTCCCATCTTCCATCGGGAGTCCTAATCACAGTATTTTCAGCTGGTGCCCAGACCCTACCATCACCACCCAAATCTCCATTAGGTCTTGTTGGATAATCTGCTCCAGGACTAGGAACAGCAACATTAACAACTTGATAAGTTGGTTGTCCAGTATTTGGATCTGTTCCTCCATCTGGTGCAATAATTGGAGTTGCATACGCCCCAGAACCTTTACCACAATTATCACTAATGTCTATAAAAGGAGCTTTAGTATAACCAGATCCCCCAGCAATAATATCAACTCCTAAAATGTCTCCTGTTGCACTTAGGATTGCATTTCCTCTTGCACCACTTCCACCACCACCCCAAAAAGTAACAGTTGGAGGACCACAAAAAACAGGACCAACATTACACCCACTTGTTGCACTAATTGCACTATTAATTAATCCACTAAAATCAACTGCTGCTGCAATAGTATCAACTACACCAGTCGCACTACCAACCAATCCACTAACTTGAGATGCTATTCCTTGAGCAGAATTAATAATGGAATTAATATCAAAAATTGCTGCTGGTTTCCCACCTTCAAAAATATTCCATTCTTTTGTTTCTGGACACTCCTGTTCTTCTTCACAAGCAAAAAATCCAGCCAATGCTTTTAAAAGATTTAAAATTGAATTAGCAATACTGAATGCTCCTCCAATTAAACCAGATACAGAACTAATAATAGAATCAACAGCACCTGCGATTCTTCCAATTGTATTTCCTAATAAGTCGGCAACAAAATTTTGAACAGCACAAGCAGGAACATTGATATAACGATTAAAGATTTGATTAAGAAAATTACCAATCATCTTAAAAAGATTTGAAATCAATTTATTAAATAGACAAGTAATCAACTCCATGAGGGCATCATGCCCTTTTTTGGCTTTGTCTCTATCGGGTGGATTTATATTCTCATATAATTTTTTAGTTTCTTTATTAATTTTCTCTTCGACAAATTTACGGATTTCTTTAAATACCCATTTTAAACCTTCAGCAATAAACTCTTGTGCTTTTTGAGTTTTTTCCTGAATCCATTTTTGCTTATCAGAAATCCATCCTTGAGCAGAAGATTCCCACTCTGATAATTGTTTTTGAGCCTTTTCAATCTTTTGAATCAACTCCTGCATAGACTTCATAATTCCAGTTAATGGAATTTTTTCACAGTCTGTAGGGGATGCAACACCAAAAGTATATTCTTGAACAACAGATTTATCGCTTATTCCCCAAAGGTTTGCATTAAATGTTGTTTCTAGTGGAAGACCTTTTACTAATGGAACATTAAAAGCTGCTACAATATCTTTTTCTCCATACCCACTATAAGATTCAAATCCATTCTGACCTTGAGTTCTTTTAATAGGAACTTCTTCGTTATTCCCTAAAGTACCTAAAATTATAGGATTATTTAATTTTGAAATATCTCCCCAAATACCATAAACTCTAGACCCCTGAGTTATTCCACCAATTAAACCAGCTCCTTGATGACCACTTCCAGCAGACCCCATTCTAACCTCTGCCCATGGAAGTTGATCATCTGGGAGAAGTTTTTTATCAGCTGGATGAACATTTTGTATCCTGACTTTTACTCTTTTTCCCCAATTTTCAAGTTGTTTAGGATTTGTAATTCCTTTTTCTTGAGAATCAGTGCTCCATGTTTCTCTTGGCGCAACAATACCTTCCCACCAATATTTTACAAGTGGATCTTTAAGAAAGTTGTAAGGTACATCTAAAGCAGCAGAATGTGAAAATGTCATCTATTCAATCATCATATACTTTACATTCTAATGCATGTGGATGAGAGTCACAATATAATTCCAATGATGTAGGATCATGGTCATCTTCTGGGTGACGTTGTTGATATGCCTCTAGATCCCTCAATTCTTCCTCAGTATGGCGACGCCTTTGTGGAGAAATAGTAGGATCATCAAGAATCATTTTATCATTGTCAATATGTTGTTGAATGTTATCCATTTAATTAACCTATCTTGGTTTTCTACCGTAAGAATCTCTAACTAATGTCATTTTAGTTAAACATGCCTTAGGTGTCAAGTAATGACATATATCTGATATGATATATATGCCACTTAATTCTTTATTTGCTATCATTTCTTTCTTTCCAGATTGCTCTGGAAAATCACAATGTACAATTTGACCTGCCCTTAAACTAAAATCTCCTGGGATACTTATCTCAACAGACAAAGTAAACAGTTTATTATAAGTCATTCCAGATTGAACTATTGTTCTTGCTGACTCCAAATTTTCTTCCTTTCTTTTTTCAAGTTGCCTTCCTTTATTTCCAGATGGCGTTTGTCCTACATCCATTCTATGGCTATACCTTCTAGTATATTCACCATAAACACTAAAGTCTGAAGAAATTTTGGGGAATTCTTGCCCACCTCTTGGTTTTTGATCCTCATTACCAACTTCTTTTGCTTTTGGACTAAAGGATTGTGTATATGGATTAAAAGTTTCTAGTCTGCCACCATATGCTCCAGAATCCAAATTCTTTTGAACATCTATTGTTTTTAACGATTTATAGTTAATAATTTTAGAATCATATCCTTGTGGTAATAATGTTGAATCGTTGTAGATGAATTTTTTCTTAGGACTTCCAGCAAATAATTTATCAATCGCTCTAAAATTAAATCCATCATAAGTTTCAAAGATTAGATATCCAGCAGAAGACTTCGCTCCTTGAGGAACTCCCATTGTTCCAACTTCCGCTATCAAATCAAATGGTTTTTTACCAGACCCATAAAAATTATATTTGTTTTCTGTAGGGTCACTTATAATATTTTTTTTAGTTTTTAAAATTTCTTTTAAAATAATACTAACTGATTGTGAGATTTCACCATCAAATCTCTGATATACTTCTGACTTTAAAAAATCATTTGCTAAAATTTCTTTTGAGCAAAGATCAATTGTATAAATCATCTGCTCAGATGATGATAATATATTTGAAATTTTGCTAATGTAAAGTGCGTTATTTCCAGTAAATTTTAATGTGTTGTTATCATTATCATTAAAAGTTACTTCAACCCTTTCAAATCCAGATAATTTAAGTTTATATAAAATTGCAATATCATCAGATTTTCCTTCATTATGTCCAGAATCCAAAACTATCAAAGAAAATCTAACAGAATTATCCAATATACTTTCAAAATATGAAAAATCCACAATACCGCCAGATATATCAGCAGTCCCACTGCCTCTATTAGAATGAATGAGACATTTTGATATATTACCTGATTCTGCTTTTGTATTTGGAGTATTACCAGCCATTTTTGAAAGTTATATTTACTATTTAACCAACTTCTACAATAAAAATATGAGTTGTCCCATCAGTATCATATGAAGCACGTTGGTTTAATGCCGCAATATTACCAGAATTTGGTCTATTTGTTGATATTGACGCTTGTGTTCCAAAAGCAGATGGGTGATTTTTTTTAACGGCATCATAATATGCTTTATCAACAGGTTTTCCATTTTTAAAATATTTTCCACCTTCCCTTTCAGTGTAAGTTGTACCCCCAACATTGCTAGAACGTATCACTCTTCCCAACTGTGCTGGTTGAGATCTTGGTGGTTGAGATGAAGTTCCTATTCCCAGAACTCTTCTGACTTCCGCACTAAATTGTTTTTCCCCTGAAGAATTATCTGAATATCCTTTTTGAACTCCACCACCACTAGGTTTATAAAGAGGAACATCAATTGCAAGATTTGAACCATGATAACCACGGTCTCCAGGTCTATATTCACTACCAATCTCAAATCCAGCTGCTCTTAATGCTGATTTTGCTCTCTCTTTATCCGCTTCTGTTCTAAATGCAATATGTTCATGATATTTAAGTCCCCCGTGACCACCTGGGTCATAATTTGACCCTTGAGTAGAATCACCAGTAATATATTCAACAGCATTAAAAAGTCCAGGTGTTGGTGGTTTATATCCAGATGAACTAGCTGTAGGATAAACAACAACCTGACCAGATCTGCGTCCAATATCAGGATTTCTTCCTGTTATATCAGCAATAAATTGTTTATTTAGATTCTCGTGTGCATTATTTGGATCATAAGCATTACCTTTAACTGGTTTGCTATGAGCACCTCTTTCAAATTTATTATAAAAAATACTTGCCGCTTCTTCTGGACTTGAGGCAGACTTTAATTCTCCAGCGATTCCATGATTGTTAATATCTATTGCAATATATTGTGCCTGAACATTTCTATTATAGGGGTCTAATCCTCTATCTTGCGCCCATTTTACAAATTTAGGCCATCTATGATTCCTATCCCATTGAACCATTCCTTCATAACTAGGATTATCAGGGGTTGCAGTTCTATACCCACTCTCTCGTCTTATATTTGCAACAATACCAATTGCTGCATTTTTTCCATAAATTGCTGCAAAATAATCTAACAAGTCCGCTTCTATTTGGGCATTAGACCCACCACGAAGTCTTGCTCCAGGGGCACCTCCTCCAGGTTGAGTTGGATCTGTACGAGGAGTGGTTTTAATATTTAAAATAGCATTTAATACACTTAAATCTCTAGAAAGAGCATTTTCAATACCCTTCATCAATCCAAGTATAGATTCATTCTTTCGTTTTATATCTCTATTATCACTTAAAACTTCACCACCAGATGATAATGCTTGAATTGCTCTTGCAATTTCATTAGATATAGAATTGGAAGATGAATCTTGTACAGAAGCAAACAAACTCGCAAATGCTTTTGCAACATTTCTTTGACTTGTTTTAGATGGTCTATGTCCCAACATTAAATCAATACCCATTGACATAATCTTAGAAAAAACTGATGTCTTGGGTTGTTTTAATTTTTCAGCAGCAGATACTAAATTACGAACTGGTTGTTTATTAAAATCTGTTGTAGCATATAAATCTTTTATTTTTTTCTGACCAGTTGTTAATCCTGGTGTAGTTTTATCAACTTTTAATTTTGTAATTGGTACTGCTTTACTTTTTTTCTTTTTTCCATATTTTAATCCTGGATCACGTCTACTTTTATCTCCTACTCTACCACCTCTTGCTCTGCCTTCAATCTTATCTGGAGACGATTTTGTAATTACATTATAAAGACTAGCTCCAATTTGGTCGCCAATCAATCCACCAATAATTCCACCAATTGTAGCACCAGCAGCTCCTCCAATTAAATTACCAACTACTGGAACCACAGATCCAGCAACAGTTCCAACAGTTCCACCCAACCAAGCACCAAGAGCCTGTCCAACACCAGCACCTACTGCACCTGCTGCAGCTTTACCTAGAGGTTCTTTAAAAACTAAAGACCTAATACCAAAATCAATTAGTGGTCCTACAATTGGAATTCTTCCAGCAATTCTTCCAACATTTTTACCAGCAATTTTAGTCGCTCCACGCTGAACTAATCTTTGGTCTAGTCCTTGAGTAGGTCTGGGTGTTTGACCCCTAAGTTTTCTTAAATTCCTATTACCAAATCTATCTCCATATTGATTATCACCAAACCTTCTTCTATATCTCTCTTGTGTTCTTGCATTAACCCTTCTACCAGACCTATCAAAACCTCGTCTTTCTGGTCCCTTAAATCTTTTATCTTTAAGTGGGTCTTCGCCACCCATAGATGCCATTCCCGCAATAATTGCGAGATTCATAAACTTAGTAAAAGTACTTGTAAACTCAGTAAACTTTTTCTCACCATCATCACCAAATAATTCTTTAATTTTAGATTGAGCCCCATCTACAAGTTTATATCCAAGATCTATTGTCGTAACAAACTTATCAAACATTCCTTTAACAAAATCTTCTATAAATGCAGTTACTGGTTTTATATAATCCAAAAACTCAACCAACTTTGGCAGTAATCTGAATATTCTTAAGACTAAAAATCCTGTAAAGATAGTTCCCAAAAACTGCTTTATTCTATCAATAATACTCATTCCTGGGATAGGAATATTTGGTAGTCCTGGTCCCCTTTTCTTTTCTTTTTTTTGTTCTAACTTATCTTCTTGTTCTTTTCTCTTTTTATTTTCATCTTGTTTTGCACGAAGTTGTACTTTTTTAACGTTAATTTTAATTGTTTTCTTAAGTATATCTTCTATCTTAACTACTTTTTCACGTATAACTTTAATATCTTCAACAACTTGCCTTTCAGGATCGGACAAATCTTCATTATTAATTTGTTGCGATAAATCTACAGTTTGCTTATATTCTGTATTCTTAACAGGGACCAAAAACATTTTTGGTTGAGAAACCTTTGCAACCCTTCCACCTTCATCTGATGCATTTAATAATTTTTTAGCGTCAATAAATGCCATCTTATGCTATCCCTCTTATACCATAAGTCATTATATTTTTAGTACGAGTTGTACTATTGTAAGTTCCAGGGAAAGATGTATCAAGGTCACGAGAACCAACCCCATGTTGTGCTTTAATTTGTTTTTTAGCTTTATTAATTGTTGTAGAAGTAATTTCAATTCTTCTTGTTGGTGGTGAAATATTTGATGCAACTTCAATGTTTTTATTTGGTAGAACTCTAGATTGTGGTCCAATAACTGGTTGTCCACGGAGATTTACATATCCATCTGGTTCATATCCCATTTGTCTCATCATTATTTCTTGGCGTCTTGCGGCACCTTTTATAGTCTGAACATTTTTTCCAAAATTTTTAAACGCCCCACCAACAAATGAACCAGATTGTATTGGTCTTGGTTTTGGAAAACTTACCTGAACTGGGTCATAAGGACTCCAATCTCGTATCATACCTGCTGCCGAAGGAGATTGATTATATCTCTGAACCTGTTGTGGTGAGAATTGCTTTCCAGGAATTTGTGGAAGTCTAACTCGATTAAGATTTAATCCAAGAAATTTATTCCGATATCCCATATCAGCGTATCTTGGTGCCATTACTCTACCAGTTCCAGGCAGTCCAAGATTTCCCAAAAAGTCCAAAGCATTGCCAATAAGACCACCACCAGATGCAAGTTGAATATTATTAACCATTTTAGGAACGTTGGTTCCTCCGCCAGATTTGTTTAATCTTAAGAAAAAGTTTGCTCCATACTTATTAACTGCCTCTTTTGAAATAACAATTTCTCCAGGTCTTGCTGCAATCAATTGTGTATCTTTTCCTGCTCCCGTTATCCTTTGTCCAGAATCTTCAGTTACTTGTGCTCCCCCAGCAAATGCATCTGCTTTTATCGGTTCTTCTTTTACTCTACGAGATAAAATTCTACCACCACCACTTGCGCCTTGAAGAGACCCAAATTGAGTTGTTGGTCCCAAATTACCCACACTAGGGGTTTTATCACCCATAGTATCAGTTCCCTGAACTCCTAAACCTTCTCCTCTTTGTGCTCTTGCTTTATTATCTGCTTGAACAGATGCTGCTTGACGTTGCCCAGTAACCTCATTTGCGGCAATTGCCAATCCAGTGACTGCTAAAGCACCAGCAACATATGGATTTTTCTTTAAAAAGTTCAACAGCATAGGAATTCCCTTCCTTGCCATTGTAAATGTTAATTTGGTTAAAGTACCAATGACTGTTCTAATTAATTTACCAGCAGAAGTTCCAAATAGTAAAAATCCAGCAAGTAAAGCAGGCCACCAATCTTTTATAAATCGAAGAATTGTATCTACTTTATTTTTGTTTTCTGGATTTGCAAACCACCTAAACAATTTTAATACCAAATGTCCAACAAGAACCGTGGTTAAAAATTGAATAATTTTATCTAAAAGACTCTGCACTGGTGATAACATTTTTTTAGCAAGTGCTAAAGCTGCTTTTCCACCTTTTTCTAACAGATTTTCCTTATCTTGTCTCTTCTTCCCTTCCTTTAGTCTCCTATCTTTCTCTAACTCCTTTCTAATCATAGAAATTTGTTGAGACATTAAATCTGCAATAGACTCAACAGTTTTTCTAATCGCAGCAATATCATCAGCAATTGCTGCAAGACCAACTAATTTTTTATCACCTTCTTCTTTTTCTGGAAATGCTACTTTTTGAGCAACAAAAAATGAACCTGTTCTAATTGCTAAAGGACCTCCACCAAATCCTCCAGTATTAACAGTTTTTCTTTTAATTCTAAATCTACCAACTTTACCCTTTACTCGCTTCCACTCATTTGTTAACAACTCTGCTTCTTCTGTTGGTATATTATTACCCGTCATTCTAGCAGCAGCCATTCTCTCCCTTAATAAAGAGAGGTATGTTGCATAATCAATGTCGAAGACATTATCGATCCCTAATAATTTTAATACCCTTTCATCAATATCTTCATCAACAAGGTCTTCTTCATTAACACCTTCATATAATCTTTCTTTACCTGGGGGTTCTTGTTGTGAACCATTAGTTTTATCAGTAGGAACTAATGCACCAGTATCCTTTTCTTTTGGTAATTTTTTCTTAGTTCCTAGATTTTCTACATAATATTCCCACAAGTATAAAATATAACTATTAAACGACTCCCATTCTTTTGAATTTTGTGGTCTAGCATATTTTGGTGACGGATAATCTTTTGTAGATTTGTCCCAAGCACTTAAAAAGATATCTTTAACTCTATCTGCATTTACATTATATGTGTTTGCAATCAAAAATTTAGCAAAGTCCATTCTTTCTGCAAGAATGGATCTCCACAGTCCACGCTTTGCCTGAACAGAAGAATAAGATATAAACTTTTCTACATACTTGGGTTTATCCGCCATTTTGTTGTTGCTTTAATTTCTCTTCTTCTAAGTGAGCCTTCAACAGAGCAACATAAACATCTCGCTCCCATGGCATTAGATTTTCAATTTCAGTTAATGAATATTTATGATACTGCATTAACGCAAAATTTAATTTATAATAATTCTCCAAGTCCATGTGAGAGAGGGCTATGCGAAAAAACTTGATAGTCCCTCCAGAACTACAGTACTTTCAACTCCAGTTTTAGGATTCTTAACTGCAATTTCATGAGATAATTTTGGCATAGTCTCAAAGAACTTTTCAATTTGTTTAAATTGAGATGAATTCATTTGATCTAAAAACTCAACAACTTCTTTTTTAGTTAAATCTGAAGTTGCCCAGGATTCCTCTTCGGTATAAATTTGATCAATACAAGTAGCAATAAGGTCAAAAGATTGTTCAACTGTACCACCAGAGGCAAAATCAAAATTATTTTTAATAAATTGGTCTAATGATGGATACTTCATTTCCATCATAATACTATCATCAACTTTAATTTGTTTATTATGTTCTTCGTTCTTTTTAACACTAATATCATCAATATTAATTTTAACTGGCACTAATGTTTCTTCATCATCTGGACAAATCACATTAACTTCTAAATCTTCACCTACAGACTTTCCTCTAATATTAAGAAATAAATATTCAATATCAAATGTAGGCAATTCTTCTACTTTAATGCTTTTTGTTAAAACACAGTTTTTAATTACGGTTTTGATTGCCGTAGTAATTTGCTTAGTATCTTCACTTTCTAAAGCAAGAACAAGAAGTTTTTCCTCTCTTACCAAAAAAGGTCTATATTGAATTGTTTTACCAGTTGATGGCAATTCAAGTTCATAAGTTGGTGTAGATATCTTAGGTAAAGGCATGATATTCTGATATAAGTTTCAGTATGTTTATTTATCAGGCATTTCCGCCCCCAGTTGTTGTTCTATTATTAGTAGTTCCCCAATTTGAACCAAATCCCCTTAAATTAAATGGTTGCGTTCTAGAGTCATTACTAATATTTCTTTGCAATTCTTGCGATCTTAACTCTGAAGTAACATTATTTTGGGGATTTAATGTGCCAAGAGCACCAGCAGAAGGAACTTCTGGGTTACCTGGAGAGTTTTGATTGCGTTCTTGATTAGCAGATGTTGCTGTTAGTTGCCTATCCACATAATAACGACTGTAAGTAAAAGATACTGTTACTTTTAATAGATCAGACGCATCATAGGATACTGGAATGGAATTTATTGATTTAGGATAAGCATCAACAAAGTTGTAAATCAAAAGAGGTACACCTCCTACAGAAAATCTACTACCTAAATTTTTCTCAAATTTAACCACTTGAAGTGTACCTTTATATTCAGAAGGATACCTTGCTCTAGCATAAAAGGTACTTTGATTCAATCTAGAACTATCCTCTCTAACAATATATCTAAGCCATGCATCAAAGAATCTAATTTGCTGATAATTACTATCCTGAGTTACTAAAAAAGTAAAGTCTATTGTATCATCATACAATCTTCTATAGGCATGTTTTTCAGTAACTCCCATATAGTCAAGAGTTTCTATTGTAGCAAGACTAGACCCTGGAAGATTTGCTTCTGTGCATGTCAGTTCCATCAATGACAAATCGTAAATAATTCCAAATTCAGATCTTATATAATTTGCTAAAGTTGGTTCTCCGTCATTATTTCCTTGAGAAGACCCTTGAGGGGGATATATCATAACTGAATAATGAGAAGTTAAAGCAGGATTAAGAATCCTACTCTTCAAAGTATTCATCGTAACTCCAGAAGATATTGGAGGCGTTGCCATCTAAATAAAGTTAACTGTTTATATTATATGTAGTACACTTAATGAACGAAAGTATAAAGAGCAAGTACAAACCATCCTATCCCCAAAAATATAAAGGAAATCCCAACAATATTATTTGCAGAAGCAGTTGGGAACGAAAATTTTGTGCTTGGTGTGATTTGAATGAAAATATAATTGAATGGGCAAGCGAAGAATTTTATATCCCTTACATATCACCATTAGATAAAAAAATTCATCGATACTTTCCAGATTTTATTATAAAAGTAAAAGAATCGACAGGACATATTAAAACTTACGTAGTTGAAGTGAAACCAAAGAGACAGACAGTTCCACCAACAAGAAAGTCAAGGGTTACAAAATCTTTTATTTACGAAGCAAAAACATATGAAGTAAATAAAGCAAAATGGAGAGCTGCAGAAGAATGGTGTAAAGACCGAAGATTAGAGTTTAAAATTATTACAGAAGACGAACTAGGAATCAAGTAATGTCTAAAAAAACTCTTTTTGAGGAACTAAAAGAAGAAGTAGAAGTAGAAGAAGGTAGATCACCTTTCTTTTATAGAAGAGCATTTCGCAGATTAACAAGACAATATTTGAATAATCCCAAAAAATTTATTCTAGATGAGAGAAGAGATTCTGCTCAGGAAGACCCTGAAGATCAAGACGAAAATTTATTAAGAAGAGTTCCTCGTCAAGGTCACATTTATATGTTTGAATATAACCCACCATTTAAAAAAGATGTTAAGGTATTTGATCCATTTCCTTTAGTATATGTAATATCTTTTGATGGAAAATCTTTTATGGGATGTAATTTACATTACATTCACCCAATCAAAAGAAAGATGGTTCTTGACAATCTAAAAGATGGAAAATTAACATTACCTTATAGTTCAATATCTAAATATATAATAAGTCAAATTGATGGACTACTTTTAGATATTGCATTTAATGAGTGGACTGTCGCCGCCAACTTACCTATAGAAGGATTTGTTTCTATTACAAAAGGTGAGCAAAAAGATTTAATGTTAGAAGATATTTGGAAACAAACTAACAAATCTTTTAGGAATATGTTGCGGGGATCAAGAATATATAAAAGTTATGGTCAAAACGATCAGGATTTTAAAGGAAAGTAAAAATGTCTAGAGCTACAAGACAACCAGGTTCAGTCATATCGAATACTAATCCAGCTCTAGCTAATTCTGACGTTATAATTGGCGGAACTCAAAGATTACAATATCAAGGTCAACTAGACACAAATCAAAATTATAGAGTAGTTTATGTTCCATCAACCAGAGAAACAATAGTCGTATTGCAGACATTCAATCCTCTTGGTGCTGCAAACACACTAGATGCTAATCAAAGAATAGCTACTTTAGGTCCAAATAATAGATGGATTCCTTCAGAATATGCAAACACTTTAGGTGGACAACCTTTAGTAGATGCAATAAACCGTAATGGCACAACTGCAAATAATTTTACACAGTCGGCAAGAATTGCCATAAATCAAGACTCTGTAGATAGAACTGGAAGACAATTAACTTCCCAACAAATGTCTACAGCTCAAACTTCTGCTAATTCCAAATCACCATCATTAACAACCAATTCAAATGTTTTAGGTTCCTCTGCAACAGGTGCTCAACAGCAGCAACAACCACCACAGCAAGGTAATTCAACTCAACCAGATGGAACAGTACCTCCAGGTGGAACTCCACCAGACCCTCAACAACAAACAACAGATGCTCGTGGGTCTGGTAGTGTAGTTGGAAACAGATCTGCTGCAGCAGATGCGGTGTCTACCGTAGTGAGCATAGATTCTTTAACTGGTTCTGGGCAAGCAGCAACAGGAGGAGCAGGTGCAATAGAGTATCCATTAGCTTTTCCACCTAATATGGATTATATTAAATTTACTGAAAAAAATTACGGGAAGAAAACATTTAGTTCAGAAAATCTATCTTTTAATTCAAGAGCAAATACTGCAACTGGTAATAGTGTTAAATTACCAATACAAACTGGAATTAGTGATGCCAATACTGTTGGATGGAATGAAGAAACATTTAATCCTGCTCAGATAGCTGGTTCTCAATTAGCAATTGGTGGAATACGTGATGGTATGGATGGATTTGTTGGTCAGATTGGAAATGTTGTTGATAAAATGAAAAGTGCAAATACAGATATTGAAAAAGCAATCATTGCATACTTTACCGAACAAGCAGTAGGTGTTCAAATTTTACCTAAGATTGGTGGTGCAATTTTTAACCCAAATACAGAATTATTATTCCAAGGACCTCAATTAAGATCATTTAATTTCTCATTTAGATTTACTCCAAGGTCAAAAGACGAGAGTATAAGAGTGAAGCAAATATTAAGATTTTTTAAATCAAGTATGGCAGCACAAACCTCAGAAAAAGAATTATTCTTAAAAGCACCAAGAGTTTTTGGGATAGAGTTTTATCATGGAGGAAGTGGAAAACAACATTCTGGTATAGGTAAGATAAAAGATTGTGCATTACAGGCATGTAATGTTGATTACACACCAGATGGAAGTTACATGTCTTTTAAAGACGGTGGTATGGTTTCTTATACTGTGAATTTACAATTCATGGAGCTAGAACCAATTTATGCTAAAGACTATAACGAATCAGACAACCACCCAATAGGATATTGATAAGATGACGCAAGAATATTTTAAAAAAGTACCTAATTTTGAATACATTTCTAGAGGATTAAATAAAAATTCTCTATCAGATTATACTACTGTCAAGAATTTGTTCAAAAGAGCAAAAATAAGAGATGATATTTTTAAAAATGTCTCCTACTTTCAAAAGTATACTATAATTGGAGAAGAGAGACCCGATCAAGTAGCTGATAAATTTTACAATGACCCCACATTAGATTGGTTAGTTTTATTGGCGAATAACGTCAATAATGTTTATGATGAGTGGCCAAAGACACAATATGCATTCAATGACTATGTTCTACAAAAATACGGAAGTTACGAAAATTTATATTCTGGAATTCATCATTATGAAACTTCTGAGGTTAGGACAAGAGAAGGGTACATAATTGTAGAAGGTGGAAAAGAAGTCAATGAAGGATTTTTCAAAGCACCAGAATATGAAATAGAGCTAGACCCTAACGTTCAATTACCATCGGTTATTCCTGGTATTTTTGCAGCAGGATCAGCATCGGTTGATGCAGTCTCAGGAACAGTTACTCAACTAGCGATTACAAATCCTGGGGCAGGATATACTGGAATTGGATCTGTAACAATTACTCCACCACCAAATCCAAGAAAAGGTACAATATCTGTAGAACTTAATAATCCACCAGATGATAGAGAAGTTGGTTTAATTACAATTATTGATAATGGAACTGGTTATACGTTCCAACCACAAATTACATTTAGTCCTCCACCACCTACAATTACAGCAACATTAACACCTGTTATTGGTGCTGGAGGAACTATAAGATCTATAACGATTAGTAATCCTGGAGATGGATATACTTTTACACCAATAGTTACAATAGATCCACCTCCAGATGTTATCAGTAGTGCATTGTTTATTACCGATTCAAACTTTACAGTAGAAGATGGATTTGAAGGATTCTTTATGGATGCTCTAGGTGTAAGAATATACACATGTCACGGAGCAAATACTTATACTAGTGGAGTTATTGAGCATTATGAATTATCATCACCTTACAATATAGCAAGTGGGACTAAGATTGCAACTCGAACTCTAAATTTTGGTGGAGTATCCTTCATATATCTAACTGGTATTGAATTTAAACCAGATGGATCGAGAATGTATGTCTCTGGTTTAACTGGATCTGGTTTTAAAATTGCACAATATGATTTATCAACAGATTGGGATATAAGCACAGCAACTGTAGCTGGTGCGATTAGTATGCCCACATCATCAGGAATTAGAATGCAGGATGATGGGTTTTACTTGTATATTATTGAAACTCAAGATCCAGATACAATCAAAAAATACGAATTACTTGTAGACTGGAATATTACAACATTAAAACCATTACCAACACAACAAGTTAACATACAATCATTAACTGGAGAAACTTCTGTACGTGGTTTTGCGTTTAAAGACGATGGAACAAAATTATATGTCTCTGGAACAGATACAAAACAAATGCACGTATTAGAATTAGGTGCAAATTGGGATTTAGATAGTTTTACACTACTAGGTTCTCGTAATATTCAAACGGATAGTGGTGACACAATTCCTATGGATGCGTATGCTAATCCAACAGAGACACTATTCATCGTTGGTGGTTCTAGTAATAGAAAATTATACCGTTATAGTACAGACATTACTGCAACAGCAACTGCAACTGTGGGTGTTGGAACTACAACAACAGAAAAAATTGTCAATATCACGGTTACAAAAGCTGGAGCAGGATACACTACAAGTAATCCACCGAACATTTTTATTCAATCACCAATTCCACACAGAACAGCAACTGGTTATGTTTTAATTAAAAATGGTGGTGTTGATGAAGTCATTATGGTAGACCGTGGTTATAACTACAGAACCCCTCCAACTGCTGTAATTGAAAATCCATTGCCACCAATTACAGCAAAAGCAGTTGTAAAAACAGAATCTGGTGAGGTTAAAGAAATAACATTAACAAATCCAGGAAGAGGATACAATTCTCCTCCAGATTTAATTTTTAGTAAACCTGGGAATCTATATGAACCTCAAGTTAATGAAATTTTTGAAAGAAGTGGACAAGAATGGAAGTATGATGGATTCAACTGGAGAAAGAGACTTACTTATGGAACTGTTTATTTCGACACCAGAGCAGGAGAACTATTAGAGATAGTTGGTAAAGAATCTTGTGTTCCTGTAACAAATTATCAGTATGAAGAAAACCTCGAAAACAAAAAAAGAAATATTTACATTCTAAAACCAGAATTTTTAAGTATAGTTTTAGATGATATTGAAGGTATTATGGAATATAAAGAAGGTTCTGAACAGTATGTGTCCAGAACCATTAAGAGAGGAGATAATCCTCGTTTATATGAATAACTACTTAATCAACTTTCAGCAAGGCGCTGGAAGTAACTAAGGGCGTCATCATCCTCATCATTAGAAGAAGATGAAGAAGTCAACGATTCAAGTTGAGAACTCAACTCTTCTGGAAGTTGACTCTCTTGAGTTTGACGTGAACCGAAGTCTGGTTTGAAGGAACCACGAGTGGTATCTTCCTCTTCATATTCATCAGAATCTTGATACTTAGGAGTTCCCTTCTTACCAAGAACATAGTCAAGACGTTTTTGAAGTTCTTCAAAAGTTTTAAACTCAGAAGGAGAAACCAAAGTTTGTAGAGAATATTCTTTCTTCCATACACCCTCTAGAGCATCATCGTCTTCAAGAAGAGGTGCTTGACGATCAAACTCGGACTTATCATAGTTCCAATAACCATCAACCTTACGAATCTTCAGTTTGAAGTTCGCACCCTGCCAGAAGTCAAAGGGATTGATGGGTTCTTCATCTTCAAACTCAGGTTGCATTGCTGCCATTACCTTATCAAAGATTTTAGCACCATATTTGAAGAGGAATACTTTACCCTCATTCGCAGGATTTGTGGGGTCCTTTACAATATAGATGTTAGAATAATAAGACAGTTTACGCTTCTGCTTACGGACAGTTTCCTTATCCTTTTCGTTACCGCTATTCCAAAGTCCACGATTATATTCGGACACTGGATCCTTTTGTCCAATAGTAGTCAGGGAGTTTTCAATATACCAACCACCAGGACCTTGGAATCCGTGGGAGTACATTTTTACCCAAGGAAGGTCTTCTCCTTCAGGAGCAGGGAGAAAACGAATAACTGCATAACCATTACCAGTTTTGTCCATTTCTGGTTTCCAAAGGCGCTCATCTGCACCATTAGAACTTGTGTTCATCTTCTCAACTTCTTTTACCAACTTTTGAGTAAGAGAACCAAGCGAAGATTGCTTTTTAAGATCTGCGAAAGACATTAGATTACCTCGTATTTTTGAGATTCGGCTTGTGTGTGTCCTTTGGGGACTTGCGGTGGACACTTACCAGTATAGTGCAAGTCCCCTAGTGCGTCAACCCTCTGTTTTGTTGACCTGATCCTTCATTTGTTGAATCAGTTTTTCCATATTTGAAAAAATAATATTCATGTCCATTCCTTCTGGAAGTCCCATTGCCATTGCAGATTTAGATATATTTTCCTTCATCTTTTTTGCCTCTGGATCATCCGACAGAGACAATCTTGTATATAATACTTTTTGCTTCTCAAGCAAATCTTGGAGTACATTTACATGTTCAAGTTTTCCTTCCCTATCCATCTTAAAAAACTTGAACATATTATCGTATAGTTTTTCCTGAAGTTCGTTAATATGTGCAATTTCGGAGCGAACAACTTCAGAATCAAAAAAACTCATAATACACACTCCTTTAAAATTTTCTTATACTTGAATATATCAATATTTAGGAAGGAATTGTATTTTTTGATATTTTTTGAGACCAATTGCCAAACTGGATCTATCAATTTTTTATCAAAATCATTCCCAAAGAGAAATATTCTGTCATATATGACCATAGTTTCTATGCTAATTTTGCCATTTAAGAATTTTTTAAGTAAAGGTGGATGTCCCTTTGAGCAATCAAAAACTTCTTTAAACTTATGCTCTGTAAACAAATCGGTAGTCTCTTCTTTAAAGATATATGCCAAAGACTCTTTTTTCTTCTTCCAATTGTTATACACAGATTCACCTTCTCTAATTATTTGACCAATCCAAAGAGAATCTGCGTCTCCAGAGGAAACAAAATTAGCAACAAAAAAATCAATAATCTCTTTATCATTTTTTTGCCTACCTAACTTCTCAAACCAATATCTATCCTTCCTTTTATAAAAGGATTGCAAAGAGGCACGAGTTTTACCACAATACTTATGATAATCGTAATTATCTTTTGTAAAGTGATTTTTTAACGAAAGATATGTCTTATATACGTCAAACGGAGTCATAATTTTAGAAGGGGGGTTTTCAAAATTTTCCCCGCGATGTTTTTTTCGACTTTTTTTGAATCAAAAAACCAATTTTGCTCTAGAAGTCCTCTTTAAGAAGTTTAATTCCATCGCATCATACTTAATCTTTTCCTTTAAAGGTTTTGATATAAGTTTCGGAACTGATTCTAAATCAATACTATTCTTTTCACAGAAATGAATAATAGCATCAATATAATTCATATCTTTGTTATTTTTAACTAGAACCTCAATCTCTTGAGCAAATTTTGTCGGGCAAAAAAACTTCTTCTCTAATACCCTTTCAAACTCGTCTTCTAGTTTAACTGGCATAGCTTTCCAATTTGTAGTTAAGAAACTCTCTAGTGTATTCCATGAGTAGTTTAATGTATTTTGTTTTGTCGTATTCTTCATAAACAACGCATTCTCCATTTTCACATGCCATAATAATGACAAGTTTTTTTACTTGTAGTCCTGTCAATTCGTACAGCATACATCCATACGCCATACACTGTACAAAATAATGTTCAATCCACTCTACTGGTTTAGGTTTTTTTGATGTCTTGAAATCAATGATGGCAAGTTCCCCATCAAACTCAGCGATACAGTCTACAGTTCCAGCAATTCCTAGAACCTTGCTGTACATTGAACCTTCAAGTGCATGAATATTATTTATTCGATTTAGATCTGGTTGTGCAATTTTGAATAAAAATTCCGACAGTGGTTGAACCTTTGGAAGTTCTTCGTTTTTGAGATGATGCTCTGTCAAAAGGTGCATGTCAGTTCCACGACTTGTTGCTTGTCGTGTAATTTTATCTGCCTTCTCTGCACCAATTTTTTTACGCCAGTCCGCAAAGAACTGGCGATTTTTGTGACTAGTAACAGAAGTGATAGAGACTAGTTTTAATAGTTCGTTCTCTTCAGGAACAAAATAATATCGAACACCATCTATAGTCTCCCTCTTAAGTTGAGGGAGTTTCAAATCAACGTGATTAAACATCAAAATCCCAATTCGTGTTTTGCAATTAAGTATTCTTTACAGAGACCAGAACGAACGATATCCTCAAGACCAAACTCAACAATATCAAACGAAGGCATAACTCTAAGAATTTTCATAAAGTCAATAATACCATTTCTTTCATTGGTTTTTTGCAAGTCGGATTGAGTTGCATCACCACAGAAACAAATTTTAGTATTCTCACCAGACCTTGTAATTATACTATCAAGTTCATGGAAATTCAAGTTTTGGAATTCATCTACAATAATAATTGCTTTGTCTAACGTAGTTCCTCTAAGGAATGAAGTAGACCAAAAACTAACCGTGCCCTGAGTCTTTAGGTTGCCATAAAGCATTTCAAAATCAGCATCTGTTGCCATCTGGAACATGTATTTGACCATGTTCTTGTATGGAATCTGATAGATATCTGCTTTATCCTCATGTGTACCAGGAAGGAATCCGATTTCTCTAGTGGCAACAAGAGATCTTACGATATAAATTTTTTCATACGGTGTTGATTCATCAAGAACATCCTTCAAAGCGTTATAAAAAGTGATGAATGTCTTTCCAGTTCCAGCGGCACCATATGCAACTAAATTCTTATCATTATCAAACGTCTCAAACAATTTAGATTGATTATCGTTGAGAGGTTCAATATCAAGAAGAAAATCCATATTAATTGGTTTTCTTCTTTTCATTTGCTTAGCAGTCATGCCAACACCAATTGGTTGTAAATCGGGTCTTCTCTTTCTTGCCATAAGAATTTTAAAATTAATAGGGTTTATTATCCACCAAGAAATAAATTCTTTAATGGATACTTTGTTTTTTTGTTTAGGAGATGATGCCAAACATATTTGGCACCACCAACAGCAGTTCCACCATCATGAGATAATGGGTCAACATAAAAATTGACATTTGGAAATGCTTTAATATACTCATAATTATTAACACAGTTTAAAAAGTAACCACCAGATAAAACAATGTTATTTGTTTGAACTTTATCAAGTAACATCTGTATTAGTCTAATAGTATGCTCTTTAGTTTCATTCTGTAGTTTTTTTGCAAGATTTGAATTTTGTTCAAAAGTTGGGTTTTTTAAAAAAGATTCATCAAAATTAGGATTTACATCATCATTTTCATAAATCTTTCTAATAGTATTTAATACATTTTTATTGTTAGTATACCATCGATCCGTTTTTTGATCATAATCAAACCAAACATCATTATCAAGTTCACTTGAATTACCATAAGGTGCTAACCCCATAATCTTACCAGCAGAATGTAGTCTAGTAACTGCAGCAATAGAGTTAAACAACCAACCACAACTTCCAGTTGAAGATAAAATTTTATTATCCTCAATTTCAAATGGTGGATCAAAGTAAGTAATACAACTTGGAGTAAAAACTTGACTAATCAATTCACACTTTCCAGTCTCTGAAAAGTAAAACATAGATTCAGATTCTCTATTGCGTATGTAATCTCTAACATATGCACCACCACCATCTAAAACTAATGCAGCCGCCTCATTAAATTCTGACCCATAAAAAGCACTACATGCATGATACAAATGATGTTCCAGATAATAATGCTCTTCTCCGTAAGTTATTGTCCATTGAGATAATTGTTTTTTAACCTCCTCAATCATCTCCTTATCAGATTCTTCAGCATAAAAATCTTCTGTATAACTATCACCTCTACAAAAGGATACAAAGATAATGTGGTCAAGATGTTTTGTATACTTTAAAATATCAGTGATAGAACGAATATAACTTTTTAACGTCCATGGTTCTTCCTTTCTTTTGTTCCATCTATCATCTTCCAAATAATATATGAGTTCTCCATCTTTAAGAAGAGCAAGAGATGGATGGTGTGATATGTTAACTCCAAGGATGTACATAATCAGTCATTTAAACAAGTGTATAATTTATTTTCTTCTGGAAGATAAAGATACTCTATACGACTATTAGAGATAGTGGTAAGAGCATCATAAAGAGTATGGCAAATTACTTCTCCCGCAAGATTAAACGAAGTATTAAACAACATTGGAATGTTTGTTCTACTATAAAAGGTTTTAATTAAATTATAGTAGTGATAATTTTGTTCTTCAGTTACAGTTTGAATTCTGCAAGTATCGTCAACATGAAGAACTCCTGGAATTAATTCTTTTTTTTCTTCTTTAACTGGAATTGCATACATCATAAACGGAGATTCTTTTATAGTCAACATTTCAAACCATTCATGAGCATGTTCAAGTAAGACTGAGGCAGCAAATGGTCTCCACCACTCTCTTCTTTTTACCGAATTAACAAATTCTTTAGCATCAGAATCTCTAGGGTCATAAAGAATAGACCTATTACCTAAAGCTCTTGGTCCTGCTTCAGTTTTACCTTGAAAGATTGAAACAATATTTTTTTTATCTATTAGATCTACAATGTCTGAGTACGTAACATTATATTGTTCCGTTGTTTTATCATTCCCAACCATGATTAAATCTTTTTCACATTAGATTTTGGTGCTCTAGATGCCTTCTCAAGAACATCATTCCACCCAGGGTGCTTTTTAATCAATTGGTCTTTCCATTCACCAACCTCACCAGTAGAAGCACAACCTTCAGACCAATCTCGTCTCCATTCTGGGTTATCTTTATACCACTGCATAATATCATTAACACTCATTTCAACGACCTTTTTTTCTCCAGTCTCAACATGAATAATAGGATAAATTGCCATAACTTCTATAATAAAGATAACTTATTTATTGGATGATAATAGATGGGGCATCAATACATTCTGGACAGTTCTCTGGTTCCCAACCAAGTGCTTTAGCAATATCAGGGAACTGACAGATAAAGACGCAACGTGCTGCTTCTGCGATGTCCATATGCTCCTTCTGAGTGCCGTGAGCAGAGCGTAGGTCAATATAATGGATCCATGACCTTACAGAACCCTTCATGTAGATTCTGGTGGGGGTTGCGAGTGGAAGCACAAACCTTGCACATTCCTTTGCAACACCTGCATCAAGCATCTTATCGTAAAGGCGTTGTGATTCTTCAAAGTGCTGTTCAATCATTCCCTCAAACTTTTCCCTTACATGTTCATCCAAATCATTAGTTGAGTTCTGACGATTCTTTTCGTCTTGCCTGCGAAGTTCAGGAACCTCAGGAAGATCAGTAAGTAGTTTTGTATCTGCGTAACGTTGTGAAAATTCCTGATATGTGAAGGACCTATGACGAAGCACTTGAGCTGCGATACCACGAGTCGTATTGATTTCAAGAGTCATATCTGCTTGCTCGAAGATAGACCAATGATTTTGCTTAATACAATAACGAAGAAGTCCAGCAGCAGTATCAAATTTAAGTTGATTACTTGGATTGCTTACACGAGCATTGTATGTAATTACTTCCTGTGCAGACTTTCCAGCAAGTTCTCCTGCACCTTGAGTAACAGCAATCAATTTAACAATATTAGACATTTAACTCTCCAAATAATTTTTAAAAATTTCTAAAGCAGAATCCCAGTGTATAAACTGTCCCGCTTGGTTGACTGGAACAAAGCATAACGTCCATCTACCATGCGGTGTGGGATTATTTGTACCGTGCAAAACACCCACGTTAACTAAACTAGGTCGATTTGTATTTGCCTCATAAAGAAGTTCAGAATCTTCCTCATTTGCCCAAAGATTATCATGGTATTCATCGGTGCTACCCTGATAACCATTCAGTTGCATTCTTTTAGTTTTATCAGACTTCCACCATTGTATCACACCTTCTTCAGGTCCCCAAGACATATTAATCTTGGCATGATTTGTATAGTGACCATGATCGGTATGAATCGGAATCTTAGAGAATGGTGGGGTATAAAATACTTCTTTAAGATGAAGAGTCAATCCAAGGTCAACAAAAAATTCTTCCATTGGATAGAATGGATAATCATTAATATAAAAATGTCTGATTTGATTACCCTGTTCCTTAAATAACGGAAGAGGACCAATAGTGAAAGGTAAGTTAAGGTATCTATGATAGGTATTAATCGCAGTATCCATCGTCATCCTCAAAGACTTCATCGTAATCGGTTATACTATAATCATATTCTTGTACATAACTTTCTGTATCTGAAAGAACTTCAGATTCTATTTCTTCAATAAGTTGTTTAAGAGTATTAATTAATAGCTTTAGCTTTTCTCTATCCATTTTTATTAACCTCAACAAAGGTAATTATAGATAAAAAAAAGAGGGGAGTCAAGTCCCCTCTTTATATTAAGCAATTTGTGGTTGTTTTGCCATATTTAACTGTGCAGCTTTAAGAAGACTTTCCTTCTTTGCTTTTTTCTTGAGGTAACGAACGAAGTAAGTATTCATTTTACATTACCTCCCTTTGACTTTTCCATAGAGAATTTGTTTCCATTTTCATCCACCCAGAACATTGTTCCGCGATAGATTTCTACATGAGGTTCTCTTTTCAAAGTTTGATTTGGGCGGTCGTTGGTGTCATATTCGACACCACGATATACGACTTTAGACATTAGGGTTCTCCTTAATTTTGAGGCTAAAGAGCGTTCCTTCAGTCGGCTTTTGCGTCTATTTTACACTCTTTGGGAGAGATTTGTTTAATCTCCCAAATTAAATCATTCTTAATCTGTTTAGGAATGTCTTGTTTATTAACTCTCCCAGCAATTAACTGTGCCTGTAAGCATGAAAGAATGAGTGCTTCCATAGATGAACGTTCCGTTCCGAGTCGGCTTACTTCCGTCCCATAGGGATGAACGTAAGGTCATTATAGACCTATTGCATTATATAGGCAAGTCTTTTTGTAAAATGTAATACATTTTAATCTCTTTGTCTCCAATCGTCAGGCTTATCTCTATCTTCCGAAAAGAAATCTACAATATCATCAACACTTTCAAATCTACGAATACCAAAACGTTCGTGACCCAATCCACCAATGTCAAGTTGATTTAAAAAATCATCCATATCACCCTTCTTCATGTCGGGATTTTCTGCTGTTCTTCTTGCTTGGCGGAGCATTGTACCTGCGGTCCTATTTGCCTTGGCAAGTTTCTCTGCCCAAATCATATCATCTAAAGTGACTTCTTGATGTTTAGCAATTTTGTCGCAGATTGCTTCCAAACGAAGTCGATATTGTGTAGAGAGCATATGTAGTCTCCATATAGGGTTATTTAGTATTCAAATCAATATGGAAGAGATTTTAATCCATCCAAAACTTCTTGAAATTTTTCTGCGCGAGTCTTGTGATGTTCAACATTCTTCTCCAGAACATCCACAATGTCATCTAAAATAGTGTCTGCCGAAGCATCAGTATTAAAATACTGTTGAATTGCTTCAGCAAGGTATCTATGCCTATTCCATTCCATACTATAAGGTTTATATGTCATGATAAGAAAGATATATTTTTCAATTATAGAAGGAAAAATTTATTTTGTCAACCAATAGTATCAAAGAAAAAAACTTGGGTGAGTCTACCAGTTTCAACAGAATCTCCAAACCCAGGAATCATACTTCTATGATATAGAGTTCCGCGATATAATATTAATCTATTATATACGTTACCCATCATTGTCACTAATTTTTTTTCTTCATTATAAATTCCTGTTCCAGAATTTATTGGAGCACCTGGAGTTAAAAATAATACTCCTGCCCATTCAACATCATCTTTATGAATCCAAGTGGAATCATCTCTTAAACAAAGTTGAAATCTAAAACAATCTCTATCTCTCCTAAATTCAATTTTTTTTCCTATTACTGGTTCTATTTTTGCACGCACCATTTCCTGGTAGTCATGGTCTGCTGCATCTGTACGACTACCAGGAAATGTTCCAGTATTTTTAAATGGCAAACAAATAACAGAAGACCTTACCAAATCTGGTTTATCTAAAAAATTATCAATTATAATAGTATCAATTTTCATTTATGATTATACTTATCGGGATTCTTCTCTGAATCGTAAATAAAAAATGCAAATGGGAACAATAATGAAATTCCCAAAATAGTCCCAACTACAATAGGACCAAATGCATCAACAATTTTAGCAATCATCTTTCTATGTAACTAAGTGTATGATTCGTAGCATATAATTGTTCGATTATCATATCACACCCAATCTTTGGGTTACAATCGCCGCATGTAAATAGATCTACTGCAGCCTCTCCCTTTTCTGGCCAAGTATGAATACTAATATGACTTTCAGACAGCAAAGTTAGTACAGTAACTCCTTGAGGATCAAATTTTTTAAAAATTGTATTAACTACAGTAGCGCCGCTAATACTAGCTGCTTCTTCTAATAACTTTATTAGGTATTCTTGATCGTCTAACAATACAAAAGAACACCCATACAAATTTAATAAGTAATGTTTCCCCATCTCTACTTTAAATATTTGACATTTTTTTATTTAGAATTGTTGTACAAGACATAATCTTGACTGTATACATCTATAAATTTTTGATGCCTTAAACAATAGTCATTAAAAATCTTACAACATAATTCATAGTTTTTAATTTTTAAATACTCACCATCCATTAAATTTTTTTTCTTTATTGGAACTTCGCAACCAATAAAATCAGATATTTTTTGTTCAAAAAACTCATCGATTCTAATAAGATTAATGTCAAAGTTTATTTTTGATGGTTGAAAGCAGTAATCTATAAATCTAAACTGTGGCAAAGTATGCCCATCAAATATAAATTTTTTGTTTCTTAACTCTAATAATATATCTCTAGAGTTTGGTGTAGAAAGATAAACCCCAACCTCGCTAAGAAATTGATTGAATCCAGAAATCCATCTATCCTTTGGATGCCTAGTAACAACTAAAATTTTATATTCTTTTTTATATTCTTCTGGTATTTCTAAATCAAATTGACTCTGAACATTTGGTACTTGGTACACAGGTTCAAAGTCAATTAAATTCTTTAAAGAAGTTGATGCATTTTTTGATATTGGTATGTATAGAATTTTATATCTTTTAGATATGTAAAATGCATCAAATTCAACTGTCTCTATACCATCTGGTGTATAATCTAAAAAATATTTTTTAGATACACATTTATCTATTTGTTCCCTATACTGGTCCCAATCAAAATTATAACAATCAGATGAGTTCATCCGAATCGCCACCATATTCATCCAGAAGATTTTTTACTACATCTTCTGTACCATCAATAGTTTTTACTTTGTATAAAGAAGATCTCATATATTTTTTAATCTTCTTATATTCTTTTAGAAGTTTATTAACTTCATTATCATTAATAACAACTACTGCCTTACCATTTTTAGGTTTATCCGCGCCAAATCCACTAGACATCACTCCCCCCTTTTTTTACTCTTAGTTTCTTTTGGAGTTATATTCCAAAGTTTAGGGTTAACTCTTCCTTCCGATTGTTTATACCACTTTAATCCTTCTCTATACAGATCCCAATAATAATCAAAAATGTCTATCTTTTTATTTGCGATAACAATATCATAACAAAGTGAATCATCAATACAATAATGCACTAGATATGCATTGTAAGGTAGATTTCTATCATTAGATAATTCAGGATCACAATTTTGTTGAAGAATTTTGATATTCAAGAGCGACCTCCCCATTGAATATCTGGGTATGCCTCAGCAACAATATCTTTAGTAATCTTATATTTTTCTTGAAGTTTTTTGTCCTTAACAAGAACCATAATCTCAGCTTCTTTTGGATGAAGTCCTTCAAGCATTTGAATAAACATAGTCTCTCTACGGAGACTTGACAAAGATGGGTTACCACCTTGAAGATAATTATAAAAGTTCTCCCACTCATTGCGAATGGAAGTTGCCCTGTTACGGATAAATTCATCTGCATTAGAAAGTCCTTGAACTTTGTTCAATTTTTCTACTGATGCAGATAGAGTATCATTAAATGCAGATTGCTCCTCAACTCTTGAGTAAGGAACATCTCCTTGTGGCAATAGTGAGATTGCCGTATCATCAAAATTCCAAATAAGAATTGCAGTAAGTCCTTCATTTCTATATTTTTGAAGGACTTCTACTTTTTTTACACTAGATCTTTGCTTAGAAACTAATTCTAAAATTTCAAATTGAAAAGAATTTGGTTGCAATTCAATAGGAGATTCAGTCTTCGTCTCCTTCTTCGTCTTCGTAATAGTCATTTGTGTTTTCAAATCGTACAGCTACTATTTCATCGGGAATAATATTCCCATTTTCATCAAACATTTCGGGGTGTGTATAAGCAATTGCAGTTCCTTCATAGAAGTGTTGCTTTGCGATCCATCCGATTACTCCACCCAAAAATAAAAACATTATTGAGAATAGGGCAGAGAATGTGAGAGTTACTGCTAACATTGGACTTCTCCCGAGAGTTATAGTTTGTTAATAATACCAAGTGAAATTTCAAATCGGAAGTGTATCTCTCGTTTAAGGAGCGAGATTACCTTCCCAAACATTATACCAAATGTTCTAGGTTCTGGTGCCTTCTCCCTCCTGCTACGATGTCGCAACATTAACTCAAATCCACGATTAATATCAGAGGATTCAATTTTATTTATTTGACTTTTTCCTTCTTCCTGGTCGTTTGTCATGACTATATCTCCAGGCATCTTGAAGAATACCATAAAGATATTCTTTTATTTTCCTTGCTTGTGGTTTTGGTATATGACCATACGCCTCACGAAGAAGTTTATGTTCTGGATCTTGACCTCCTTTTAAATATTCATCTAACTCTAAAATTAGACTGTTAATGCTTTCTGCTGTTTTGCTGTCAATAAATTGCTCAGCATGACGACGCTTTGCATTATTTGTTTTGAGGTATTGATAGAAATTTAATATAAACTTTCCTTGAAAAGCAAAGTCTACTGCCTTCTCCACGTCGTAATGGAGTGTGACAACTTCTTCTTCCATGAAAACGAATGCTCCCATTTGTAAATTATATATCAAAAAGTAAAATTAAACAACTGTTTCGTTTCGTAAAACCAAAGATAATCGAGAGAAGAAGAATTTAAAGTCCTAAATGCATCTTGTGGGGTTTCGACTAAAGGTTCTCCTGCCAAATTAAAACTGGTATTTAATAGGATACCATGCCCTGTCAAGTTTTTAAATTCATTTAAAATAGAATGTAAATGCCCAGAATTTACTGTCTGTATTCTACAAGTATTATCGACATGTGTAACTCCTGGAATTAAATTTGTCTTGACAGGAAAGCAAACTGTCATGTGTGGATTTGGAATCACATTGTCAAAATAGAGATGCGCGTCCTCTTCAAGAACTATAGCAGCAAATGGTCGATACCACTCTCTATTTTTAATTTTATTAACAATATCTTTAGCATTTGGATTTAGTGCATTAAACAGTATAGAACGGTTCCCCAATGCCCTCTGACCCGCTTCTGCAAGATGATTATATACTGCAACAGACTTATTATTATAAAGTAGTCTTGCCACCTCTTTTTCATCAGCAAATGCACCTTGGTATTGTGATACATCATGGGTTAAACCATGGAAAAAAGTATCTTTAGATGGTAGTATTCTAGAGTCTCCAGACAATTGTCTATAAGAATACATAGAAGCTCCTATGCTTAATCCACTGTCATCACACATAGGATCAAAATAAAATTTAACGTCAGGAAATCTAATGGTCAATTCATAATTGGTAATAATATTCATACCATAACCACCAGTAATACAAACTTTTTTTATTCCAGTTTTATCTACATGTTTTTTAACCAGATTACAAACTTGTTCTTGACATTGACGTTGAACTTCGTAACAATAGTTTGAAAAAAATTGATAATTATCTTTTGTTATCTCAACCTTATAGTTTGCATCATCATTAAAATCCAGCATATAATCTAATAATTCTGGATAATTCTTAAAATATTTTTTAATTGCTGCATCTGCCGATATTCTTTTACCAAAAAACTTTAATTTTTCTATCGCAACTCCATAGGAAGACAATCCCATTGCTTTACCACAATCATCAATTGTTTGTCCTATCGCAAGTGCAGCACTATTGTAAAGATTTCCTATATTAATTTCATCAGTATGATGTTTACAAATATGTCTACATCCATTTACAACTTTATCAAATCTTTTTTGTAAGTTTGCAGTCCAATATCTTTTATATAGAGGAGTGAATTTACATGGATATTCTGCAACATATACAGAATCACATTCAAAAACTTCTGGGTCAATTGGATATCCACCTGCAGAATCAACACATATAATTAAAGACTTTTCAAATCCACTATTATAAAATGCACCAGATGCATGAAATAAATGATGGTGATACTTTGGATTTATGAATTTAATTTTAGGATTTGATAATTTAATTAATGAATCTTTTTTATCTTTATCCTCTTGACTTTCTCCAGATGAAAAAATAATATAATCAATATCGTGCAAAAAATTTTTTGAGATAATATCAAAAATAAATTTGTGCCCACCAGAGTGTTTCTTCTTATTGTACCTCTCTTCCTTAAAGTAATATTCAATTACACCATCCTTTATGACAGTTGCAGATGCATCATGTCCAGAAAAAATGGTTAGAACTTTCATAATAAATACAAGATATTAGTGTTGTGATAATGAATGTAAGAGATATATTATTTAAAGTTTATCCTAACCTAATTGAAGTAGATCTTCCCAAGTGGTTAGATAAAGAAGTAAAAGATAATAACTCAATTATAAAATCTTACGTTTGGAAAACTGATGAATTAAGAAGAATTAGACTCTGCGAATTAAACATAAGGGATAAATTTATCGCAGAGTCTCTTGTTATGTATCCAGACTTTCAATATATCAATCCAGTTTTTGGCACTGAGTATGTTTCATGTGCCAATAAAAAGTTTTTTGGCACCATTGATTTTCATCCATTAAAAATGGACAGTGACTACGAGAACAAGTATATCAAAAAATATCTTGGCGATCAACCAAATAGAACTAAAGAAGATTCAAAAATATACGATTTAAATACTTACTTTTCTAAAAAATTATGGTTAAAAACAAATGACCACGATTTTTATGAAGAGTACTTAGACAAATTAGAATTATATTTAAACAGATATAATGATTGCACAAAAAAATGTGAGATGGAACTATCCCACATTTATCAAAAAGGTTATGATTATCACTTATCATATACAGACCCAGCTTATGGAATCTTAAAGTCGTATTATGATAAATCTTTTGCTAGAAAATATATCAATGAATTTTTATTTGATCTTGCTTAATTAATAATATTATTTTCTTTTAAATATCTTGCAGTATCTGTACATCCACCAAGGTGTTTATCATCCATAATTACTTGAGGAAAAGTTGATCCTGAACCAAACTCAGCATAAAATTCCTCACGATTAAAATCTCTACCAAGTTTATATACTACATGTTGAAGTTCTGCTACTTTAAGTAGTTGTTCAATTTTGTTGCAGTATGGGCAACCGTCCTTAGAATATACTGTAAATTTCATTATTACCTATGAGTTGTTTTTCCTAATGCGACAATGTTTACATTCGTTGAAGTAGACTTGACAAAAATAATCTCCCCTGCGCCCAACTTAATATCGTCTTGACAGAAAAAGTGTCCAGGTTCTACTCTTTGATTATACACCAAATAATGATTGGAGCCAATAGTAGTTCCAATACCAACACTTACTTCAACATAATCTGGAGAAGTGTTTGTAATATACAGATTAGCGTCAGTTTCTACCATCGATACTGGTAGATTAAACACAGTCTGACCTGCACCTATTTTTAAACTTGTTGATGGACTGAATGCTGATATAATTCCACAAACAGTGGTTGTTAAACCAACTTCAGATCCACGAAAACTAAATTTTACACCTGGAGAATCTGCACGTACCACAACAGATTCACCATTCTTTAAAAATATTCCATCAGATATAAATCTATCACCAGTTGGTATTAAATGATTATATATAATGTAATCTGATATTGCTAGGTCGTTTATATTAGCGGTTCCCAGAACTGCAACCCTAATTTTTACTGGAACAGAACTCATATTAACAGCGTAAACTTTACCTTCTACAAAATTCGATGAAGGTGATGTGTAAAGTATATGAGCAAAATTATCTGTGGTTGGGTATGATGCTAGAGATCCAAACGCCATGGATATACTTTTAGACTTTTTTATGTTATTATTTATTATAATAGGAAAATTATGATCATACTTACTGGTTCGTCAGGATTTATTGGAAGTCATTTTGCAAATAAGTTAAATACTGGTGAAGATATACTTTTAATTGATCAAGAAGATTCTTGGCGTCTGTTTAAAGATTTTGATGATTGGAAAAATGTCAGTCTAATCCTTCATCAAGGGGCAATTTCATCAACTACAGAAAAGGATTTACAAAAACTTTGGCACTATAATGTAGCCTTTTCATGCGCCCTTTTAAACAAAGCAATTGAATATGAGATTCCAGTGAAGTATGCTTCGTCAGCATCAGTTTATGGCAATCAAAGTATTCATCAAACAAAAGGATCAATCAATCCTTTAAATCAATATGCCATTTCAAAACTACAGGTTGATTATACAGTCTTAGATAACATAGAAAAATTTCCTCTTGTGCAGGGATTTAGGTACTTTAATGTATATGGTGATGGAGAAGACCACAAAGGTAACCAAGCAAGTCCTGTAAGTAAATTTACAAAGGAAGTTAAAGAATCTGGTCAATTGAATCTTTTTGAAGGTTCTGATCGCTTCCTGAGAGACTTTGTGTGCGTTGATGACGTTGTTAATATTGTTCTCCATAACAACGCTGGAAGCGGCATCTACGACCTTGGAACAGGGTCTCCAGTATCATTTAAACATGTTGCAGAGTTAGTTGCAAAAAAAGAGAATGGCACTATTAATACCATTCCCTTTCCAGATCATTTAAAAGGCAAATACCAAACATATACATGTGCAGATATGAAGTGGATTGGTAATTATAAATTTAAAAGTATTGAAGAATATATTAATCTCCCAGAATAATCCTGTAACTATCTTCTTCAAAATGCTCCGTAGAAAATTCAAATAATTCAGAATCTTCTAGAGCAATCATCTGATGCTTAAGACCCACAGAAACATGAAATGCATCTCCTGGTTCTAATATTTTCATGTTTGCTTTTGCTAAATCATCATCCCATCCATACCACAAATATATTTTGCCACTCTGTAAATAAAATGTTTCTTCTTTAATCTTATGATAATGCCAAGAACATCTCTTATTTCTTTCAAAAAATAAAAGTTTACCACAATACCTTTCATTATTGACTATCCATTTTTCATATCCCCATCCTTTGGGGACAAACTTATTTAAAGAAGTCATCTGAATTTATTGCTTTATCATCTATATAGTAGTCCGCAGATGGCTTACCCATAATAAGATAATGATATTTGCATCCCCAAATTCTTAATTGAAGTTCAGTAAAGTCTTTCCACCTTGCAGAAGCAAGTTTAGCGTCATCTTGATATGTTCCCATACCTCTTGCAGTAAAATATTTGATTATATGACCTTCATCATATAATTTGTTTATCCTTTCAATATTTTCTATTATAGGAACAGATGACTCATATTTACAAGTTTTGCATATCCCATTTTGTTTAGCAATTACACCATCAATATCAATACAATATGTTTTCATTTTAATATACCTCCAAGTATTATATGTTTGAGTGATATGTAAATTGAGCATATCCAAGAGATGTCCCTTCATCTCCACACATTGGTTCTATGTATAATTCAACATCTTTTGGAAGAATATTTAGATATTCGTAGTTAGCAACACAATTTAAAGCACACCCACCACTCAAGACTATTTTTTTTATTCCAGTAAACTGATAAGATTTTAAAATTAAATTTGACATATATGATTCAAAATCCTTTTGCATTCTATATGCTAAATTTGCTGCTATTTTAAATTTATTTTTATTGTTCATCCATATACTAGCATCATTTGCACCAAAGTCAATATAATCATATGGAATTAGATTGGCACCAAATGTAGACTTATAGAATAATTTAGAATTTATTGTGCCATCTAAATTTAAAAAAGATTTAATATTGGGATCATATTCACCATATGACGATAATCCCATCAATTTTCCAGAATTTTGAGATCCAAGACCAAGATGAGATGCAACTGCAGGATATGCCATGCCAATACCCATATCCCACTCACCATGATGCTCGGAATTATTCTTTGATATAGTACTATATTTTAAACTAGTACCACAATGTATTAAATTAAATTTATCTGGATACTCTACAATATATACAGATTCAAATTCATGGTCGTCCAAATTACCAAATCCAGTTGTAGTTTCATTTCCAAGACCATCAACTACAATTACTACAGCTTTATCAAATCCAGAATTATAAAATCCAGTGCAGGCATGTAAAATATGATGCTTATCAGATATAGACATCATATTAGTCAATTGATTTAAATTATTATAACCAATTTTGTTGGTCATAACTTTTGTAATAACGTTCCTATAAAATGCCCACATATCGTCAACAATATGTTGATACTTTTTTGAATAGTAGGATAGAGAACAAAAACAATAATTATCATATTCAAAAAATTTATGGGATAAAAATTCAAATACTTTTGAAGGCCACCCATCTTTTTTTATCCTACTAAGTCTCTCTTCACTTAAATGTGTATCAATTTTTCCAGTACCATCAACTATAGTAATTGAAGCATCATGACTCAGATTAATTCCAATGTAATTCATAATCCCTCAATATCAGATTCAGTAAGAACGTAGCATCCATAATTTTGAACTGCTATTGCAGATGCTTTGTTTGCAATAACAATAGCAGAAGTAATATCTTGATATCTCAAATAAGCATAAGTCAATGCAGATAAAAAAGTATCTCCAGCACCAACTACATCAAATACATTTACTTTTTCCGTAAAATAAAGGTTATCCATATATGATGCTCCATTTTCACCAAGAGTGATAATAAGATTTTCTTTATCTGGTTTTTTTAAAAGTCTACTATATTCCTTTTGATTAATTTTAAAAAATACATTTGGATAACTAAACAACGAGGTTTTTTTAGTATCAATAAAAACTGGTCCAGAAAAATTTTGGCAAAAAACCTCCAGATCATTAGTTGTTAAATACCCCTTATCATAATCAGATATTACAACAGCATCATATTGCATGTGAAGAAATGCAGATTTAACTTCAGATACTCTAAGTGGATCAACTTTATCTTCATCATCAATCCTAAGTAATTGTTGATTGCTATTTTTATCTACTATTCGCCTTTTAATAATACGATTTTTATTTGTAATATGATTTACAAATACTCCAAAAGATTCTAAATTTTTTTTGACATTTGCAGACATACCTAAAGAGGTTTCTGTTCTCTCATAACTTAGAACAGGAACAGGAGCTTCTGGACTAATTCTATCTACTGTTCCATAAACATATTCATCCTCACAGGTTTCCCCGATCAATAATACTTTGAATTGTTTTTGTTGTTGAATATCCATGAATTCTATCGAAAAATTTTAATTGTTTTGCATATTCGCTTCCGATTACTTTTTTATTTTTATAATCGCTGCCTACAATCATTATATCGGGATTAAATCCTTTTATCAAATTTTCCAACTCTTCATCAGTAGAAAACAATTCAACTTGGTCAACAGGTTTTAACATCCTTAAAAAGAATCTGCGTTCATCTTGATTATGTATTGGTCTGAATTGACCTTTTTTTTCCTTTACTCTTTCATCAGTGTCTATGGCAACGATCAAATAATCACCATAGGACTTTGCAAAGTTTAATAATTGCAAGTGTCCCAGGTGTAAAATATCAAAAGTTCCATTAACAAAGATTTTTTTCATAATCAATCAGTATTTTTTACTACAATTAACCTATTATATTCTGGAAGATATAGGTATTCAATTTTAGAATTTGCAAGTGTGCGAAGAGCATCATCTAAAGTTTCAACCAAAGGTTCTCCACCTAAATTAAATGATGTATTAAAAATTATTGGGCATCCAGTTTGATTATAAAATTCATTAATTAATCCATAATAATGGAGATTAACATCTTCAGTAACTGTTTGGATTCTACAAGTACCATCAACATGAATAATTGCAGGTATTTTTTCTTCAATTCCATCCTGACACTTAACAGCATACATCATAAATGGAGTATCTTCCATTCCACGAAGATCAAACCAATCATGAACATGCTCTTTAAGAATTGACCCAGCAAATGGGCGGAAGTATTCTCTTCGTTTTACAAGATTTACATGGTCTTTACCATTTAGGTCTCTTGGATCATATAGAATAGATCGATTACCCAGTGCTCTAGGTCCCGCTTCCGATTTCCCTTGGAACAAAGCAACAATATTTTTTTCAGTAATTAATTTTACAACATCACTATACTGAACTCCTTCAATTATTTTAGTAGCACCATATTTGTTACAGGTGTCTTCAATTTCTTCATCAGAATAATTATATTCTGGACCATAATATAGATTAGTAATTCTATTCATAATATTCATATTACCATTTATTTGATGATGAATTAAAAGAGCTGCTCCAATTGCAGTTCCAGCATCATTACTGACAGGTTCAACAAAAAGATTTATACCATCTTTTTTAAGTTTATCAAGATACCAGTAATTAGCAACACAATTTAATCCATATCCACCAGAAAGAACAACATTTTTATTACCAGAAATCTCAACGGCTTTATAAATCAAATCAAGAACCATTTGTTGAGATTCTACCTGAATGGCATATGCCAAATCTCTTCTATTTTGAAGTTTAGTTAAATCCTCACAATCTTTGGGGGTGGTTAGAAATTCATATCGACCTTCATTAACAACAGCACCATTCGGATAAGTTGGAACTATAACATTTCTATCAGCAGTTTTCCAAGACCCACCACCACCATCAGTATAAATTTTTGGTACATTTTTATTTGGTTTTCCGTATGGGAATAAACCCATAGTTTTACCAGCTTCAATAGGTGCCCATCCACAATACTGAGTTACTGCTTCATATGCCTTTGTAATTCCAGCACTCTCATCAAGAATTAATTCATGAGTACCTTCTTCACCCTCACCGTCGCTGGGAAATTCTTTAATTTTAGCAGACCCCCAAGGACCTCTTCCCGCTTGGTGTTTATATAATGTTTTAAAATTTGCAGGATACCCACAAGAAAATATTGACTCCAACTCCCAAGTCATTTCTAATTCATTTTTTCTACCAAAGCTCATCGGGATGAATGTTCCAGCACCATCAACAACTAAAGACACAGCACTATCAAATCCAGATCTGTAAAAAGCACAGGCAGCATGTAATTTATGATGGGTTCTACTCAAATCAATTACTTGAGGATGATTATATGGATCTTCATTTCTACTAATCAGTCCAAGCTTTCTTGCAAGTCCCGTATAGATATCATCTCCAGTAAAATCAATTCTTCCAGAATCTCCAAGTGGTTGAGTATGTGCAATTACAAGATAGTCAAGTTTATCAGTATATTCTAATATCTTTACCATAGAGGCAAGAGGTCCACCATCATACTTATGCCTGGATAATCTCTCTTCTTCTATAGAAATAACCAGTTCACCATCTTTAAGTAAACAAATGCCAGAGTTATGCCCTCTGGCAACAGCAGCAATCCATTGTGTCATATATTATTCCTCACTTAAGATTTTTTAGAACGTCAGTTACTTGAGAATTTAAATTTGAATTTGAAGATGTATTTTGAAGTTGATTCAAAAATCCTTTAGATTTTTTAATCATAGGTTTATTATTGCCAGAAGGCAAGTTTAATGGGGGAGTTGTTGGTTGAGTGTTTCTGGTATTATTATAATTTGTATAGGCAACAGATTTGCCCATTCTTTTACGAACAGATTCAATGACAGTTTTTATCTGTTCTTTTGTCATTTCCATTGCCTGATCATTATATCTATCAACTTCCTCATCCATAGAAATTCTAATTGGGGCATATTTCCTTCTATCAAATCCAATATCAATTATATCAAAATCTTTACTATTTGGATAAGATATATTAATTGGATATGTAGAACCAGTTACAACGGTTGCAGTTTTACCAAATGCCTTTGCAATATGTTGTCCAACACTATCACACCCCAAGAAATGGTCTGCAGCATTTATAATTCCAGCCCAAAGTCTAATGTCCGTGATTTGGGGTCTGGCAACTTTATAATTAGAATTTTCTTCATTCTCTTCTAGTGGAAAATGAACTTCACTCATAATAACAATACCATAATCCTTCTTAAGTTCATTGATAATATCAACAATACTTGTTAAAGAAAAACTTCTTGAGGATGGATCAGCAATAAAATCACTTCCTACTTGTTCAATAGATCTACCAAAAGGTTGGACAACTAGTACTTTATCTTTCCCAGTTACTGTTTTAACTTCTTCTATAGTATTAAATCCAGTAATTGCTTCCATCTTGCTCAAATGTATAGATGGATCTTTAAGTTCTCTTGGTTCATCAAGATTATTAATGATAATATCAAAAGCTTGAGACAAGCTACATTTTTGATTATAGTAATTCCACTCTCTATAGGGTTCAGGACTTACACAATCTCTAGGTTTAATATATTCTTCAAAAAGTCCCTTATGCCAATTGTCATAAACTTTATTATGAAGTACGGGATGTCCCTTAAAAAAATCTGTTCCCCCCTCACAAACAATTATAAAATCATCATGGGTTTCTGCATATTTTTCAAGTGCAGGGATAGAACAAACAACTCTGCCAGCTCCACCATTAATAAAAAATGCTTTTGATCTCATTAGATAACCTCAGTTAAAAATTATTAATCCTGTGTATTTATTACATGAACATGATCTGGACTAATCGATCATGATTTTTAAACATATTTCTATCCATAATGGCTCCATGAACCATATTTGCATCATACAATACTGCCTTATTATACTCCATTTTTGAGGCATATTCAATCTTTGTTCTGTCATATTTTTCATCATATGAATAAAATTCAGTACCACCAGCACATTCATTTGGGGTATTTAAATACACAACACAAGCCCATTTATTATCTGGACCATCAACATGGGCAATATATTCCCTTCCATCTTCTATTATTTCTTTATTGTTTGTGACATTAACCATAAACCTCATTCCAGACCAACGATATTCGTGATGTTTTTTTTCAAATTTAATGTGCCATCCAGAATGACTGCACAATTGTTCAAACACATCCTTCATAAAAAAAGATAATCTCAAATCATCCTCACATACTCTACGACCTATAGAATATGCTAAGAGATCTTGATTATCTTTTTTTGTATATTTTTTTGATTTTAATGCATACTCACGAACACCATCTGGATTAAGATAAAAATTTTTTATCTCAAATAATTGCTTTCCATTAACAACTTTAATTTTTACATTTAAATTTGAATTTAATTCAAACATTACAATAAAGGAATAGAACCATAATTTTTAGTCGGCATATTAAGTTCATAGCAACTTTCTGGCATTACATCAAATCCAATAGTAATTCGTTTACCAGAATATTTTGATTTATTAACTACTCTATGGCGTATATTACCACGTCCAAAATATATATTTCCTACTTCATTTTCAATGTTCCAATCTCCAAATTCAGTAGTTGTATCCTGAGGTTCTATTGAAACATACCCATGATAAGGTGCCGAATGATTGTGCCAATCTAATACTTGATCATAATCATGATAATTTAACCAAGATTGCATCCAAACTTTATCTTCTTTTATATTTTCTCTGATTATATCATTTAGTTTTTTAAAAATATTCCAAAAATGAATGGATGGAGAAGATACACTAAAGATATTATACAAATAATAATTCCAAGTAGTATCTCCAAATCCATCAGAAAGCAAAGATTGGTGGCAAAAACTTGCCACCTTTATAATCTCTGCTTGATTTTCTTTTATATAATCAAATTTGTATAATTTATAATCTTGATTCATATTAAAAATAAAGCAAAATCAAATAGTTAATCCACCATTAGTTGGTTCTTTTATTGCGTCTGGATTTTCTGGGAACATATAGTATGCAATATTAGGAGGAACTCCATTAGATTGCATTATTTCTGGAAAATCTCTTAACTTCTGACGATATTCCTTCCAAGCATCCTTCAATGTTTGTGGCATATCTTCAGTAACTCTACCATCTGTTCCTTGTAAGTGACCATCTCTGTGGCGTCTAATATCATCCCAAGTTAGATCAGTATCTCTGTCCAATAATTTTTGAATTACTGTCCAGGTTTTAATTGTAAGTTCACCATCAACAACTTTTACGGAGTACTTATCATAAATATCACCAGGCATTAATGGTGTTTGATAGGTAAATTGAGGAAATCCATCAATTTCTGGAGATTGTTCATGTACAACTTCTCCAGTATATTGCTCTTCTAATTCATTTATTGGTTGTCCTCTTAATTGACAAATCAAAGGATTTGTTGTGCAGTCAACCTCAAACCATTCTACAACATCCTCTGGCATTGGTCTGCCGTCAAGGATATCATCTTCGATCAATGGACCATACTTTTCTGTTCCATCTTCACCAATTTGAAGATAGATTTTATCTGGACCATCATATGCAGATGTTCTAGTGTTTCCTTCGCTAAATGAATGATCTACCAAAAAATTATTAGGTAATGGTAGTTCATATTCTACGTGAATGATCTCTGTTGCCATAATAGTTTCTGTTTTGTTCAGGTTTTCTCCCTCGTTAATATTTATAATAAAAAAAGGTATGGTTTCCCATACCCCAATAAAACTTCCTTCACACGGATATATTTATTATACTACACAAAAGTAATTTTAACAAGTCCTGGTCCACCAGTTCCACCTTGTCCACAACAAGAAGATCCACAATAATTAGTCATTCCATTCTGTCCACCATGTCCATATGGAACAGTCCAACATCCACAACGCATCCAGCAAAAGTTATTAACTTGCATTACATTTGTTCCAATAAATGGTGCTGCAGATGGAATGCTATACTTTCCGTGACAATGACATGCCCAACCTTTTGGTCTCCAATAAATTGATTGGTGATTTCCCATTCCAAAATCACCTCCCATAGCACCAGGAGACATGCAACACCTACCGTTAGTAGAATAACAAGCTAATGACCAATTATTTTCAGCAAATCCATACTCTCCGCCAATAGCACAAAAATTACTTAAATTACAACCATTCACAAAGGAAGCACAACCAGCACATGCAGTAGTCTCAAATGAACAACATGGATAAACACCACCAGCACAAATTGTATAAGTCCAACCTGGACATACATCAATCGTTTTTGTATTATAGTATCCTCCCTGAGCACCAGCGTATATGTGACATCTGCTGCAAGAGCAGGCACCTGATCCATTGCCACCAGAACCCCAAAGCTCAAAAGTAACTCTTCTTACGTTAGTGGGAACTGTCCAAAGACAGCAGCATCCACTAGAAGTAGATCCTGGAGCACCATGAAACCATTTAACGCACCAAGTATCTAATCCAGTTGGATTAAGTGCAGAAGGAGTTATTGTGTTATCTGGAATTGATGCTCCATCAATTTTTTTGTAACTAGCATAAGTTGCCATTGTGATTTATTCTCCTTCTTTAAAAATAGGTAATTTTAACAAGACCTGGACCACCTGTGCCACCTTGCCCACAGTTACCACCACAGTAAGTGCTGTGTCCATTCTGACCCCCATTACCATAAGGAACTGTCCAACAACCACAACGAATCCAACATTCTCTAAGAGACATTGTTACGTTTGTGCCGATTAGGGCTGCTCCACTCGCATACCAGGCATAATTGTAACAATGGCAGAATCCCCTATCATAAACAAACTCTCCTCCACTGAAATTTCCAGATTGCGTGGGCTGATACCAATCTCCTCCATCATCTCCAGGTTGTCTGCAGCAATAATTTTCCGAGTTACATAACGCAGGCCAGTTATCATTTGAATAACCATCATGACCACCAATGGCACAAAAATTACTCAAATTATACCCATTTACATACGATGAACACCCAAAACATGCGCGACATTCTATTGAATAACATGGATATACACCACCAGCACAAACAGTATATTGACATCCTGGAGCAGTATTAATGGTTTTTACATTATAATATCCACCAGCAGCACCCATTGCGTGTTGGCATCTATTACATGAGCATGAACCTCCACCATTACCACCAGAACCCCACAATTGAATGTGAAGTTTCTTTACTCCAGAAGGAACTGTCCAAAGGCAACAACATCCACTAGAACATGCCCCTGGATTCCCAAAAAACCATTTAACTCCATATGCAGTGTTGAGTGGCGAGGAAAAGTCAGCAGCATCCACTGAAGCAGTAGTAAGAGATTCTGAACTAATTTTTTTGTAGCTTGAGTATGTTGCCATTTTTTTAACTGTATGTAATTTTTACAAGACCTGCACCACCAGTTCCACCTTGTCCACAACAAGAAGTTCCACAATAAGTAGTCGTAGCACCTTGTCCCCCAGTGCCATATGGAACTCTCCAACATCCACAACGCATCCAGCAGAGAGCCATTGCTTGAGATGTTCCACTACCTCCAGCAAGGAATGGTGCATTAGTTGTACAAGTCCAGTGGTAATTACAATGGCAAAAGATAGATCCACCCCAATGACCTCTGTGATTGCCCATTCCAAAATCCCCATCAAAAGTTTGTGGGGCGACACAGCAATGCCAGTCGGAATAGCAACCTTCTTGCCAGTTAGTCTCTGCTCTTCCAGTATCACCACCAATGGCACAAAAATTACTTAAATTACAACCATTGACATAAGATGAGCATCCATTACATGCGGTACATTCAAATGAACAACATGGATAAACACCAGCAGCACAAATGGTATAAGTCCAACCTGGAGTTACGCTAATTGTTTTGCTATTATAAAATCCACCGCCAGCACCTTGATAGTGATGACAACGACTACATGAACAAGCACCGTGTCCGTTACCACCAGCACCCCAAAGTTCAAAGGTAACTCTTTTTACTCCAGAAGGAACCGTCCAGAGACAGCAACATCCAGGAGAACACATATTTGGTTGACCAAATACATGGAAGACATTGTAAGCATATCCAGCACCAGATTGAAGAGCTGATGTTGCAACAGTTCCATCAACAATTTGACCAGATACTATTTTTTTGTAACTTCCGTATGATGCCATTTTTTAAACCATTTGTTACTATTTATATATTGACAAAGGGGGGCATAGTGCCCCCCAGAAGCATTAGACGGTGAAGATTCTCCATCCAAAAGTATTTCCAGAGAAGACTAATTCAAATGCAGCTCCTTCTGTAGAAACTGTCAGGTCTGCAGCATCACCTTGAATTAACTTACCGTTTCTTCCAACAGTAAGATTGTTTGTGTCAAATGTTTTAGCAACATCATAAACTCTAATCTTATCACCAACTGCAGGTGATGCTGGGAGAGTAAGAGTAACAGCTCCTCCATTAGTATTTACAAAATACTGTCCCCAAGATACCGCAGTAAGATTACCAGTTACGTCAGTTGGAGTTACTTCACCTGTAGGAATCCAAGAAGTTCCATTATAATACTCCATAGTCTTCAGAGTACTATTGTATCTGAACTGTCCTTCGATTAGAGATACAGGTCTCTCAGCAGTTGTTCCTTTAGGTGGAACCATTGCCTCAACACCCATCTTATCTCTAAGTAAGAATCCACGAACTGCAAATTCAGTTGGACAAGCGGTATTAGAGTTACCGCTCATAGTTTCGTCAGATGAGAATTCATTAATTGCTTCACCAATCTGACCACCCAGCGAACCCAGTCTCAGTTCTGTCAGACCTGACAGGTTGAATGCGTTAGCATCCAGGGTTGCAGCACCAGTTAACTGGTTAACAGAGAAGAATTGACCAACACGGAAGTTACCACCTTGGTCAGTGGAGACGAAGAATACTCTACCAGGACCAAAGTTATTGGTCTCTCTACCCTGCTGTACGTTTGCTTCATTAACATTTGGATAGTTGGTCTCAGTCTTGTTACCAACACCAATTGAGAGGAAGTCGTGACCAGTCAGACGAGCGTTAGAGAATCTTGTTCTAACTTCAGTAAATGATCCACCATCAGTACTAGTAGTACCAACTCCTGCACGAGTGTCAAATGTCTGAACAGTCTTCTCAGGTGAGAACGTTACAGTTACTCTACCCGAATACGTAACAGGTGGAAGACCAACAGATCCTCTGTGCTGTACATAAGAAGTTGTAAATCCAGTTACGTTATTAACAATATAGAATCTTGGTAGACCATTAACCAAATCACTACCTACTCCTACTTGAGTAGTAGTAAATCCAATAGCATCACCAACTATAGGAAGATTACTACCATCAGCAAGATCAAGTTCAACCAGAACACCCTTTTGTCCACCTACAGCATTTGCAGCAGTTGCAACTCTAATAGCACCAGTTGTTCCAGCACCAATGAAGCTAATCCACTCACCAGGAATAAAACTTGTAGTACCAATACCTGCACTTGGTGAACCATATCCAGGATAATACTTAAAGTAAATTGCATCAGCAGAGATTTGATCGTTAATAAAGGTTGCGTATGCACCCGAAGTTTCACCTCTCATGGTCATACCAACACCAACAGTACCACTGACTGTACCAACAACAGTAGAAAGTTTGTCACCAAATACTCTTAATGTTCTTGCAGTCTCAGCAGTAGAGAATCCAGAAGCAATAACACCATAATCACCATAAGAGTTGTTACCACCAACGGAACGAATTCTTGAACCGCCACCAGCATAATAACCCCAACGGCAATAGTAGGTGAAGGAAGAAACGATTTCAGAACCCGCATCATTATCAAGAATAAATCCAGCACCATCACTAAGAACGTTAGTGAAGGCATCAAATACCATTGTCTTAAATCCTGATGCATGGACATTGCCATCAATGAATACACCAACACCAGCACCACCTGAACCACCATCAGTTGGAGGATTACCGAATGCAGTACAATCCTTAACGTAAGGAGACTTATTCAGAATTGGTGAGTTGGGGTTGAATGCAAAATAAACACCACAAGCAGTTGAACCAATACCAGTTCTTACGGTTGTTGCGGCCAACTCGTATGGTCTATTTGGGTCATAATCAAATCCAACTAAACCATCAACGTTTAGACCCTGAACGGTTGTAGCATCAGACAACCTAAACATTGTCTGACGATTATTTGGAGTAAGACCATCAGTAGATAATCCAGAAGCAGGACGAATCTTAGAAGATCTAAGGGTAGAACCTACAAGTGAAGTGAATGGTGGAACTGTAATTGGAAGTTGCTCCACAAATTCAGATGCTGAAAGCTTAACAACAGCAGGTGAGAGGTTAATTACTTGACCACCACTTACATAATCATGATCAATTGTTGAAATACCAGCGTTAACTGTGAATGTATTATTGTTAACAACATCGATGACATTATAATATGAGGTAAGAACACTTCTTGGGAATACCGTTGTATCAACACCAACAAAACATGTACCACCAGATACATAAATGTGATTAATTGTTGATACACCAACGTTCATTGAGAATGAAGTTGGACTGATAACATTAGTAACTACATAGTCATATCCAAGTGCTCTTGTTCCATCAGGGAAGATTGTAGTAGTAATACCAGAACCACCAGTACAAGTAAATTCAAGATTTCTCAGTCTAATCTTTGTTCCATTCGTAATTCCAGTTGCACCAGCACCAATTGTTACTGTACCAACACCAGAAGATGCATCATACTGGAATCCAGTAACGTTATAAGATCTACCACCACTCAAACACTCAAACTGAATATCTGCAAGTCTAACAGTAATATTTGGATAGAGAATACCGTGAGATGGTGCAGTAATAGTTGTGAGTCCTGTAATATGATCATAAACAACATTTGTAATATTGGTAATAGCACTTGCATTATCACATGCATACTTCAGAGTTCTAAATGACATATCTGGAGTACTGCCATTATAAGTATCAGAACCAAGTTCTGGGTCAACATAGTAAATACGAGTAGAATCGCCAATGGTCATCCAGGTTGGAACTCTATCTGTACCAACACCTAAAGATTGGAAGGTCATACCAATTCCAAGTCTTGCAGGAGCAGATGCATCTCTAATGAGAACATCACCCTTAGTTGTTAGAAGGGCGTTAGAATCTCCGATTGATAATGCACCCCAAATGGCAGCGTTAGTTCCTGGAGTAATATTTCTATATGAAGTGGATCCAATACCAACGTAGGAAGATGATGCATATTCAACAACATCATTTTTGTAATACTCAGTTGCAGTTGAATATGTACCAGCGTATCTTAATCCACTATTAAATAGAACCCAAGCAGTTTGTGCAATTCCAACAACTGTAGATCCAATACCAGTCGTTAGACCTTTAGTTGGATGTACATTAAATGTAGATGTTGCTGATAATCTATAAGTATCTCCACCAACAGTTACTAATTCTCCTTGATAATATGTTCTTGCAGCCTCATAAGTTGTCAAACCAACTGCATTAATACCTTCAGATAATAGTTCCCACTCAGTTAATAGTTTTAGAGATGGTTGTTGTCCTTGAGTGGTAGTTGTAATTGCAACATATGAATTTCCAGAAAATATAACAACATCACCAGTTTCATATGAAGTTCCAGCATCCCAACTACCTTCTCCAGTAAATCCTGAGACATAAGATACAACGTTTGGATTTGCTGGACCAGTAGTTCCAATTCCAGCAAACACCAACCCCGCAGTTGTTCCAATACCAGCAGTTACACGGTATTGTGTGTTACCAAAAAGAACAACGTCGTTCTTTTTATAGAACGTTCCGCCACTATATAAACCTACATTTCTGATTCCCTCAACATGTAAGGACCAGTATGATTCGTCAGTAGCATACCAATTAACTTCACTTGCCGTTGAAGTATGATTGGTAGTACAGACGTAGGTATTAGCACCAAATTTTACGATATCATCAATGACGTAAGCGGTGCTAGGAGCCCAATTGCTTCTCCAATTGAATTTTAGTCTTCCTAATCTAAAATCAGCCATCGTTTTTAAATTCCTTTTTTACTTAGGTCCTTGAGTTGCATGATCATAACTGCCATTAATTCTGGCAACTAAATATCCATCATCATCAATAAAATAGTTTAGATTTCTAAAATCAAACCTATACTGTTGGTATTTATCATGCGGATGATTCTTATAAGATTTCTCTTCTGTAGTTTCATCAACATAATCAACACCATCTAGGAACCCTGGATATTGAGTTCCATCTGTTCTATGAAAATCTCCAATTTCTGTGCTTCCCGCACCAACCTTAGTATAACGTAACATACCGTCCTCATCTCTACGAAGAGCATGGACAATAAAATCATTTGATTGTGCCACCGATTTGGTGGAATTATCCATTCTGCTTAGATTCATGTGAACAGTCTCCAGTAAGTTCCTTCCCAAATTAACTCAACATACGCACCAGCCAAATCACAGTTTAAAAATGTATCAATGAACCCAGTGCCGTCCTTAATTAAGTCACTGCCTTGAGCATTTACTGTAAGATTATTTAGATTCCAAGTGTATTTGGAGTCTGCTATATGAATAGTATCTCCAACAAATCGGAGAGTGGGTAAGTATACCGAAAAAGGACCGCTTGATGTATCAGAAAAATATTTAATATTTGTTCTTAATGTATCTCCATTATTACTAGAATTAAGAGTTGTTAATCTAGATTTTTGGATTTCAGTGCCAGATAACGTAAGTCCATCATGAACTCTAATTGTACCTTTATCAGTATCGAATGTGACTTCAGCTAATGCACCAGTAAATGACGAATGTTCAAGCTCTGTCCCTTTACGTAATTGTACCCGTTTGGTATTAGACATTAAAGAGATGTTAATAATGCACTTATCTTTATTTATCAGTTTAAATAACTACGATTCTAGTAGGTTGTGGTCTTTCAAATTCAACGTATCTTGACTTAGTATTTGCTGGCAGAATATCAATGAGACCTTCAGCAATATGAGGTGCAGGAGTAAAGGATTCTGCCTTAGTTCCACTAAACTTAACAACTGGTCCTTGTGGGAATGTTCTGAGGCGGAAGACAGTAATACCTCTGGAAATATCTCCTGGAATTCCTGGGTTGCTGAGACCAACTCTGATTTGTCCAACACCAACATTGGAACCAATAAATCTGACAATTGGGGTTCCAGTAACCGTGAAGAGAGTATACTTGACTTCTGTATTTGATTTGCTTTCGGATGCACCAACAAATCCAAAGATACTGCCAGATCCAGTTTGTGGAACAGTGATAGAATCTTTGCCTGTTCCGCGAACAGTAAATAGGTTCTGAAGATTTGGTGGAATAACAACTCTGGATTCTGTTGTGCTTGAGAATCCAAAGAGTCCACCAGAACCAAGATGTGCGAATGTAGATCTCTCGACCAGAGACCCATTGATATCCAGACCAGGAGTTCCAGATCCAACTTCCGAATTTGTTTCTCTTTCTTGTAATTTACCAGTAATTTTGAAGAGAAGTGTTTCGTCTGGTGGATTAACAACTCTAGATTCTGTTGTGCTAGAGAATCCAAAGAGAGATCCTGTTCCAACATGAGGAGCAGGGGATACTCTTTCAGAAAGTTTTCCAGAGAATTTAAATAGAGTTGTGAATGTCTCAGATACAACTTTTGTCTCGGTAAAGGAGACATATGTAAATAGTGATCCTCTTCCAACTTCACTATTAACATCCTTCTCTTTAGCATTACCAGTGAATGTGAATAGAGTTGTTTTATCTGGTGGATTAACAACTCTAGATTCTGTTGCACTAGAGAATCCAAAGAGAGATCCACTACCAGTATAATTACCTTTGGTAAGAGACTCTGTTGCATTACCATGAATTTCAACTGGTTGTAATCCAACAGGATTTCCACTAAGACTAAATCTAACAAGATTCCCATTATCACCATAGAATCTTGCCTGTACAAACTTCTCTTCAGAGAATGTAAGCAATGGAGTGTCAACTCCACCAACGACATTAAATAGAGTGAAGTTGTCTGGTGGATTTGAACCAACTGCCTCTGCTGCACCAACATAACCAAATAGTGATCCAGACCCAGCAGGAATCCATGGAGTAAATGATTCTGGTGAAATTCTGACACCAGAAGACCGAATGAATATTTCTCCAGATCCCAAATGTTTTGGAAGAACATATACTGAAGCATTGCCAAGAATTCTAAGTTGAGATTCATTGGTTGTTTGCCAAGCAAATCTTGCTTTAATATTAGTAGCAGAACCAGAGAAATTAAATAGAACCTTTTTACTGGATTCAGATACTGCCTTTGTTTCGGTAAAGGAGACGTAACTGAAGAGTGAACCAGATCCAATTTCAGTAGTTGGAGTTGTGGATTCAAATCCTCTACCAGAAATATTAATCGTACCTTCAGCAATAAAGATACGGGTACGTGATGGGTCAGTCTCGGAGAACTTAAAGAGAGAACCAGAACCATTCCAAGCAGCAGTAAACTTAAGATCAGATACTTGTTCGTTAATTCCACTAAGAACAAGTCCACCACTAATATTAAATAGAGGATCTACTTTACCTGGAGTAAATGCAGTTGTCTCGGTAAAGGAGACATAACTGAAGAGTGAACCAGTTCCAATCTCAGTTGCAGGAGTTGTAGACTCTGCTGCATTTCCAGCAAACCTGAATATACCAACTGATTCTGATTCAACACCAATAGATTCTGCTGCTCCAGTGAATCCAAATATACGTCCACTACCAACATACACATTGGTACGAGATTCATCAACACCATTATGGAACTTAAATTTACCTTGAGGTTCAAGGCAATCATCTGGGTAGAGATTACCATAATCTTCATGGTTGTATTGATAGTATTCACCAATTGCACCATAATCTATTAAATCATAAGATATATCAGAAATGAATCCATAATCATCACCATCACATGCACCAAATCCAGAGTCTTCATTATAAGAGAAAGTAATTGATTCTCCAGCACCATCAAATCCAAATAGTGTGCCACTTCCAACTTCAACAAATGTAGATTTCTCTTCTAACTTACCTGTAATATTAAAGAGTTCGCCAAATCCATCTCTAACAAGTCTTGTCTCAGTTGTGCTTGAATAACCAAAGAGAGTTCCAGATGCATCATAGTTACCCTTACCAAATTTCTCAACAAGTTCACCTGCAAAGGAGAAGATACGTTGTTGAGAATAATCAATTGGTGGTTGAACAAGAGTTGTCTCTGTTGAAGCATCAAATCCAAATAGAGATCCTGTTCCAACTTCAGAATTGGTTCTACTATCAGTTGTCGAGGATGTGATATTAATAAGATCACCTTTGGAGGTGAACTTAGGAAGAACATAAATCTTGGCACTACCACGAAGCAGAAGATGAGTTTCTTCAAGATTACCAATAAAGGTTCTGGATCTTGGGGTGCTAGTAAAGCTATAGAATCTTGCAAGACCAAATGGTGTTCTAGTCTCTCTAGGATCAAGAATACCAAAATCTTCAACTTCCCATGGGAATTCTAAATCTTGATTACCAATGAATCCATAATCTTCAGATAGGGTTACAGTATCTGTAATGTAACCATAGTCAATTCCTTCAACATTAACAATTGAAGATTCATTATAAGCATATGCCCTTCTATTAATTTCAACGTTGCGGAAGGTGAATACTCTATCAACTTGATTAAAGATGACGGTGTAAACTGCACCACCTCTAACCAAAATATCATTTTCACTAACTCCAACTTCACTACGACCAGCTTTAAATGTTGTGGTACTATTAATACTAAAGAGTTTGGCAGTTGCAGATTCACTAACAATTGAAGTTTCTGTAGCACTACTTAATCCAAATAGAGATCCTCCACGGAATCTTGGTGGATAGAAGTCCCATCCACCATCCGCCTTATAGTGCATCCTGATTTGGACACGAGGCGTACCTTCAAGACTAATTTTACCAACACCATTAATTTTTGGTGTTGAATAATCTTTTGCAGTTCCGAGCAGTCTTGGTTGTTTGTTACCAACCGATCCTTCATAATTTGCGAATATAAATTTCTCTTCTGCACTACCAGCAAATCTAGATCTACCATAGACTTTGGTGGTAGTATTCTCTGTAATAAGGCCCCAATCCTCAATATTGGAGTAATCCCATACAGGAATATCCTGAAGATCTGTAATTAAACCATAATCTTCACTTCTAAGAACTGGCTCTGTAAGGAATCCCCAATCATCAGAACCAAAGTCTATATCATCACTTTGATCGTATTGGTAAGTTCTCTTCTCCTCTGCCTCACCAATAAAGTTAAATACTCTATCTTGTGGATTAAATATAACTTGCTCTACACCTTCTCCAGATATTTTTAAATGGAGGGTAGATGCTGGTGGTGTTGCGGATACAACATCTATTCCCTCCGATTCAACTGTAGATAGATTTCCTCTACCCAACCAGGAAGAGGAAATCTTATTATATGCTTCCCCCTGGAAGTCAAAGACCCTATTAATTGGACTGAAGAATACTGTTGTTATTGCTCTTCCATACAATGCAAATTCAACACCGCCAACACTTATCCTTGTGGTGCTATCATTTGCTGCTAAGTGAATACCAAATTTACCCATTGGTACTCTTGCAGTATCCAATGTAATAGTTCCAAAGTCTTGAATTTGATAGTATTGTTCAATAGTAGCAGTAATTTCTCCGTAATCTTCTGCTTCTATTACAGCATCAACAATACTACCATAATCAAGTTCTTCATAATTAACAATAGAAAATTGGCTATACGAGTACACCGCCCTCTGGGAACTCAGTTTATTCCCTAAAGAGCGCAGGCTTCCTATTCCCTCGTATTGGAATAATGCCATACTCTTACTTTTATTTTATTTATTGTGAAGACTGTATAACAATTCTTATCTCTTAAAAAAATAGGAGGGATCGCCAAAAGCAACCCCCCCATAATAAAGTATAGACCTTGAATAAATCAGTCGAGGCTGACGTTCAGAGTAACTTTGATTTGGTCACCATTGTTCTGAATGTTGTAAGGACCATTTGTAAATCTCTCAGCAAAGAAGATGCTGCTGTAGAGAGTTGCACTTCCAATACCAGTCAGAGCAGGTACAGTGCTGAATGTGCTTGTGCTTGGTACTTGGTGAATGGTATAGGTTCCAGAAGTTGTGGTGGTGTTAGCAGCACCAGCAGCAATGTAAACAATATCACCTTCTACCAATCCATGGGTAGTTCCAGCAGTGCTAACTTGAGCATAGTTGAAGTATACTGTGTTACCAGTTGCAGACTGAATGTTGTTTAACAGAGTGCTGCTTAGATATACAATTCCAGTTCTCTCATCAATACCAGTAATAGTTGTACCTGCAGGGATAGCAGCAGTCTCACCAGCAAGGTTGCCGTGAGTAACACCCATACCTACACAGATATTTTCTGTGATTTCTTGGAAGAATGTAGCAACACCAGATACTGCACCAGTATTCTTTCTATCAAGAACGATTGTGGTGGTATTCATAATACCAACAACTCTTGCTCCATCAGCAATGTTAGTACCAATTACTCTTTGTCTGGTATTAATGCCGACATTGCTAGATACAGTTAGAGTAAATTCCGAACCAACACCAGATACAGTTGGAGTGTAGCTAAATGGGAACAAAGTTACATAAGTCTGTCCAATAGTACCACTAGTCTGAGACTTAGCAATAGTAGTTGCAGTACTAACATTAACTGCATGAAGAACACCATTCAGGGAGATTGGAAGATTGTTCGATCTTACCAAGTAGTATCCGTAAATATTGTTAGCAGCAGAAGTGAATGTAAATGTCTGCTCAGGATATGATGCAGTGGTTGTACCAACACCAAATGTTAATGATTGGTTAGAGAAGGTAGAGGCGTTCTTAACAGTAAGAACAAGAGTGTTGCCATCAATAGCAGCAACAACTGCATTGGTTCCAACTCCACCACCACTTACATAATGACCAACCGCAATATTGGAAACAGATGCTACGGTAATTGTATATTCGTTAATATTACCACTTCCAGTTGTAGTGGCAATTGCAGATAGAATGGTTCTTACATTCCACTGACTTCCATTTAAAAGAATTCCATACTGTCTGGTATAATCTTCGTCATTTCTTGCGTTGATAACTGGAGGATATCCAGTTGAAGGTGCAGTACCATATCCTACCAGTCCAGTAGAATCATATGGTTCAAAATACTTGGTTTGTGATGGAACGTCAGTCTCAACTGGAACTGTATTTGAAGTGTACAGTTTAAGAATTAAGTTCCTTGGAATATTGCGATTTGAATTAACAAGGTATCTTAGCGACTGAAGTTCACCTGCGTCGGATACTAATAAAGCCATGTGAGCGGACTCCGTTTAATTGACATTTGCTTCCTATCAGTTATTTATACAAAAGTATACTTTTTATTTTAGATGTTTAACCTTAAAAATAAAGAGCATTTTGTAATTCCTGTACATGAAATAACTCTAAAATCAAGTATATCTCCAGCAACAACATCAGTTGCCCATGTTGAAAGAGATTCATCTCTATTTTTTGATTGATTAATCAACCTAGGATATTCACTTCCAACAATTGAGGTTAAATTGTCTGGATATGTATTGTATTGGTCTTTTCTAATGTCTATAACAATAGACCCTGTTTCTTCAGATACTATTGTCCACGACTCAATTCTTCCAGATACATCCAATCCAAGAGATCCTTTTACTCCTGGAGTAATATCAAATGATCCATTATCCAAAACAAAATTAATTGTCCTAGTAAGATCAGCAACTGTTCTAAGAGCAACTCCCCAAAATTCATTAGACCCACCAACATTTGCTGCTGGAGGATTGGTAAAAATTATGGTGCTTCCAGAAACATTATAGTCTATTCCTGGACTTAGAATAGTATCATTTAAAGATATAATTAATTGTTGAGCATTAATTGGGGTATATGATTCACCATTTACAGTTAAATTAAATGTATTTCTTGACCCATTAAATTCTGATGATATATCATCTAGAATAAGATTTGTATACTGAACACTTTTTGAAGGTATCTCAAAATTAACCCCAATCCTGTAATCGGGACTTCCAATACTCGCATCTTGTCCATTATCTAGAGTAATTATATAATCTTCTCTAGCAATACTTATTCCTTGGTCTTCATCTAAAGTAATTGTATAATCAGACATTAGAAACTAACTCCTGGATGAACTAATACCATACCAGCAATTACTTTTGTTTTTGTTCCATTAGAAGATTCAATAAACACATCATATACGTACCTACCTTCTGGAATAGTTGCAGTTATTGCATCTGACATACCAATGGAAATCTTACCCTGTACTCTATCAACAAAGGTAATACTAAAAGAGTAACTTCTAGTAGAGGTATGATGTTTTCTCATTTCACTAGAAGCAGTATAACCCAACAAGTTAAGTGGGGTTAAATCTTTATTCCTTACTGTAAAATTTACATTAAAATCTGCCCCTTGTTCTAGAGTAAGGTTCAAAGGTACTGCTGCCATTTATATTACCTTTAGGGTCTCAATATATTTATCTAGCATACTCATCAAGTTTATCTAATACCTTATTTAAATAATGATGAGCTAACCACTTTGGGTCGTATCCAGATTTATTCATCCATTCCTTATCTAACTCTAATTTTAATTTAAGAATCTCACATTTTATAATGTCTTTAGTTACGTTTCCTCTAGGCATAAGCGTTATTAACTCCCCAATATGCAAATAGTAAAATTAAAGAAAAAATAATAAAAAAAGAAATCCAAGTTGACTGTGTTGGCATAATCAATTCATTGCTGCTCTCTATTTTATACATTAATGTTCTTTACAACATGATTTGTGTTTTGATTTCAAAATTAATGTTATAATTATAGAATATATTTAATTATATCCGATGACGCTATTTGTTAAAGACAACATTAAAGCATTTCATGTCCATATTCCAAGGACTGGTGGGAGATTTATAACTCAAACACTCGTTCACAATAACTATGAAGTCTTGCATTGTAGCGACGATTTACATTTATATGGAATAGAGTGTTTTCATTTACATTATCCATTATATGAATACCTAGAGGATGTTGCAGAATCCATTCAGTTTGCAGTAATAAGAAATCCAATAGATAGGTTTAAATCAGAATTTTCTAATGTTGCTATTAAAAGAGGATATGGTAAAGAAGATTTAGATCAATTAGAAGATTATGATGGGTTTTGTTATTGGATTGAATATGAGCGTATGACTAGTCATTATGCTAAAAATTGGTTTAGACCACAACATGAATTCATTGGTCCAAACACTTTAATATGGAGATTTGAAAATGGTCTAACAAAAAATTTTAGATCTTGGTATTATGAATTAACTAGAGATGTTCTAGAAGATAAAGAATATTCTTATTGGGGAGACGAAGATACAGAATTAAATCCGAAAAGAAAAGAATATTCAATGACAAAAAATATTGTGAAGAATATAGAAGAATATTACAAAAAAGATTTTGAAGTATTTAGTTATTAGTTTTTTTCTTGGGTTCTTTTTTTGATGGTCGATACAATTGGGGCCAAGTGTCTCTAACAATTTCTGCTAGTTTATAAGGGGTTTCTGAACTAATCATTTTATCTAACGTGGTGTCCTCCAAACATGTAACGCATTCCATTTAGGATTTTTGCTCCGAACGATCCGAGATTGCGTGAGTTAAATCTTTCAAATAGGGCAGTAGTAATGACAGGAGCGGGAATCCCCAGATCCACAGCGGCAGAAACAGTCCAACGACCCTCACCGCTGTCGGATACGCCTCCAGAGAACTGTTTAAGGACACCATCCCTGCGTAACACATCAGCAGTAAGGTCAAGTAACCAAGACCCAACCACGCTACCACGACGCCATAACTCAGCAACCTCAGCAACGTCAATATCATAGCAGTAACTTTCTGGATCCGCCATAGGGGCAACCTCTGCATCTCCTTCTCTGACATACTGGGCACCTGCATTAGCGTTCTTGATGATGTTAAATCCTTCTGCGTATGCTTGCATAATACCATACTCAATACCATTATGCACCATCTTTACAAAGTGTCCTGCACCAGGACCACCACAATGCAACCAACCATGTTCTGCAGAGGTTATGTCTGAGTCAAATTGAGTCCTGGGGGCAGCGTCAATTCCTGGGGAGAGGGCATCAAAAATGCGCGAACAAGTGGCGACTGCAATATTTCCACCCCCAACCATAAGACAGTATCCACGATCCAAACCATAAACACCACCGCTAGTGCCACAATCAATATATTGGATACCCAGTTTTGCCAGACGTTCTGCTCTCTTCCGACTGTCTTTAAAATTGCTATTGCCATGATCAATAATAATATCTCCTTCACCACAATATCGTAGTAACTCATTGATTGTCTCCTCTACGGTTTCTGCGGGCACAACCATCTGAAAAATACCAGGTTGTGTTCCACCAGTTTTTGTTTGTTTAACTACTTGAACAAGATTTTGAATAGTAGTTGTAACTCCATTAACAAATCCCTTTTCATAAGCTTCCTGAGCCTTTTCATAATTCCTCCTATAACCCCAAACTTCTATTCCTGCTTTCATCATACGACGGGACATTCCTTCTCCCATTCTACCCAATCCAATTAATCCAACTTTCATTTTTTACTCCTATTTTAATTTGAGTGGATAGTCCCACTTAGTAATCAGTTCTGTTTTTTGCCAAGGTCCCCAAACACCTTCATTATAAAGATATGGCATTGTCATAATCCTACATTGATCTCCAGTGCATAAAAGATCATCAACAATTCTCCAAGATTCTAATACCTCATCAGCATGAACAAAGTGCGATTGATCTTCGTTGATTGCATCATAAAAGAGTTTCACATAACCATCAATTGCTTTCTCTACAGGATAATGATACTGAAGAATTGCGGGTTCTACCATATCATTTAGTCCAGGAGATTTAATATCAATACGCATATCCAGATGAGGATCTGGTTGCAGTCTCATTACAATTCTGTCATTACATTCATGTCCCTCAAACAATTGTTGTGGAGGTGACTTGAACTTAATCACAACTTCAACGCAATTTACAGGCATCTTCTTACCTGTCATAAAGTAAAAAGGAACACCCTTCCATCTCCAGTTATCAATATACAAATCACCCGCAACAAAAGTTGGAGTCTGTGAATCTGGATTTACTCCATCTTCACCTTTGTACCCATCATATTGACCAAGAACTACATTATCACCCAGTCTGGTTGCAGCAAGAACTTTGACTTTCTCTCTGCGAATCTCTTTAGCATCATTCCTACAAGGGGGTTCCATTGCAATTAGTGCAAGCACCTGAAGCATATGGTTTTGAAGCATATCTCTGACGGCACCAGCAGTATCATAATACTGGGCACGACCTTCGCAACCTATTGTTTCAGTTGCAAAGATTTGAACTTCTTCTACAAAGTTCCTGTTCCAAAGTGGCTCCAACAATATATTGCTAAAGCGGGTGGCAAGGATATTATTAACAGTATCTTTACCGAGATAATGGTCAATGCGATATACTTGTTTCTCGCGTAGATATCCAGCCACCACAGATTGTAGATAATTAGCAGATTGAAGATCGGTGCCAAAAGGTTTTTCAATAATGACTCTTGATTTTTCTGCGTCATCTAACTTACCTGCTTCTTTTAGGTTTGTAATAGCATCAGCATATCTTTCTGGTGGAACAGAAAGAAAATAAGTTGTGTCTTCATAAGATTCCAATAATTTAAGGGATTCAGAATCACTCAAATCACAAGGAACATATTCAAGTCTCTTAATAAACTCTTGAGAATAATTTCCCAATACTTCTATCCAACTCTCTTTAGAGTGATTGGTTCTGGAAGCACCAATAATCTTCAATCCCTTTGGTAAAAGATTTTTCTTATGAAGAGAATAAAGTGCTGGTATAAGTTTCCTTTTACAAAGGTCTCCAGTTGCTCCAAATATAACTATTGATTTCATACCATCTCCATTGCTCTTGAGAGTTCAATATAATGATTAATTTCATCGACTGCAATTTCAGCAATCTTTGTATCTTCCTGATGATCCCAGAGATAGTTTAGATATGTCTCTGTGGCGTGAAACTCAATGCCTGCATTCAAGTGATAAGCAGAGACAGGAGCAATAAAATAATAACCCACCAGAATCCAATAATAGATGAGAACCAGGTGATAAGCAATAAAACGATCATACCAACGGTCGGCACCACCACGCCTTTCCATTTCGATGAGGTGTTCGGTTTCATTGAGTGTCTGAGCAAAGTGTTCTTTCATCAAATAGTAGTGTGATAAATCTCTGAGTCCTAATGATTCTTTAAGATGCAGCACACTCACGAAAGCAAAGTATGGTGCTCTGGCAATTGTTTCCAAAACCCAGAACCTTTGTATGGGTAGGTCACGATACAAAAAATCAATGATTGATATTGTGACTAATAGAATTGTATCGTTAAACTTTTTCATCGTTCACACTTTTGAGAACTTCTTCCCAATCTTTTTGGAACAAATCAAGACCTTTTTCAGTCATAATGTTCTTATACATTGCCCAAAATACTACTGGAGGGATTGTAACCACATCTGCACCATTAAGAGCAGATTGTTCTACCTGTCTTACATCACGAAGAGATGCTGCAAGAATTTGTGTAGATGTTCCTGAGTAATCAAATGCCTTACGGATATTTTTGATAAGTTCAATCCCATCAATTGAGTTATCCATCCAACGTCCAACAAATGGTGAGATGAATGTTGCTCCTGCTTTAGATGCAAGGATTGCTTGAGCGACGGAGAATACCAGGGTTACATTAACTTGAATTCCTTTATCAGTCAGAAACTTACAAGTCTTAAGTCCTTCTACGGTACAAGGAACTTTAATTGTAACTGCTGGTGCAATTGTATAAAATTTTTGTGCTTGTGAAAGCATTTCTTCTGAAGTATCTGCAACAACCTCTGCAGAAATACTTTCTAAGTTTTTAAACTCTGTTGCAATCTCTTGAATAACATTCAAAAGTTGTCTTCCACTTTTTAAAATAAGTGACGGATTTGTAGTGACTCCATCCAATAATCCAGTCTCATATGCTGGACTAATCATTGAAACATCTGCAGTATCTAGAAAGATCTTCATAAAAAAGTAAGAACTCATAAGTAATTATACGGAGTTCTTTCTAAGGTGTTAGTTTTTGTTATGAATTAAAGACATAATAAAAAAGACCCCGAAGGGTCTTATAAAATCAAAGAGCATTTCCTCGCGGTAGAACTTCCTCTGGGAACACAAAGTTCTCATGGGGTTGATCTACTGGAGCCATCCACGCTCTAAGTCCCTCATTAAGGAGGATATTCTTCGTATAGAACGTTTCAAACTCTGGGTCCTCTGCCGCTCTAATCTCCTGAGATACAAAGTCGTATGCACGTAGATTGAGAGCAAGACCGATGATGCCAATAGAAGAAGTCCAGAGACCCATAACTGGCACAAAAAGCATAAAGAAGTGCAACCAACGCTTATTACTAAAAGCAATACCGAAGATCTGAGACCAGAATCGGTTCGCAGTAACCATAGAATACGTCTCTTCCTCTTGAGTTGGTTCAAATGCTTTGAAAGTATTCGACTGTTCACTATCTTCATAGAGTGTGTTTTCTACAGTTGCTCCATGAATCGCACAGAGCAGTGCTCCTCCCAGTATACCAGCAACTCCCATCATATGGAAGGGGTTAAGGGTCCAGTTGTGGAAACCTTGTAGGAACAGAAGGAACCTGAAGATTGCAGCAACACCAAATGAAGGTGCAAAGAACCAACTGGATTGTCCCAGTGGATACATCAAGAATACAGAAACAAATACTGCAATAGGACCAGAGAATGCGATTGCGTTATATGGACGGATACCTACCAGACGAGCAATCTCAAACTGACGAAGCATGAATCCAATCAAACTAAAGGCGCCGTGGAGTGCCACAAAAGTCCAGAGTCCCCCAAGTTGGAACCACCTGACGATATCCCCTTGAGCCTCAGGACCCCAAAGTAGAAGAAGAGAATGACCCATAGAATCTGCAGGCGTTGACACAGCCGCTGTAAGGAAATTAGCACCCTCAAGATAACTAGACGCCAACCCGTGGGTGTACCAGCTTGTAACAAACGTCGTGCCAGTAAGCCAACCACCAAGGGCAAGATAAGCAGTGGGAAAAAGTAATAGTCCAGACCAACCCACAAATACAAAGCGATCTCGTTTAAGCCAGTCATCCAGGACATCGAACCATCCTCTTTGTGAAATTGGTTGTGAAAGTGTTGAAGAAGTCATAACCTCCTATGTATTTCTCATATTTATCTTAACATTCCTTAACAAAGAGGTCAATGAGTATTAGTGCTTATCCAATTACAACGAGAGAATCAAATGAGCAATCATATGTTCCTTTACGATTGGTGTCTAAGTATCTAACTTTCATTGCAATTGGAGGAAAATATTCATCATCTTTATCATACATAAAACCTAGAATTTCAAATTCTCTTCCGTGCCGTCTTTGAATTGGATTATTAATCCTACAAATATCACCTACTTTAAAAATAAACATAAATTTCTATCCCCAATAAATTACCCCAAGAGTGAATAAAACAAATACAAGAACTGTGAATACCATCATACCTACACCTGCCCAGATTACCCAATTAGGTACAGGTTCGTGTTGAGTATTATGAGACATAAAAAAAGAGGGTTGTTATACCCTCTTAATTATATCAGTTATTCAGTTTTTATCAACCGATTGCAGGTGCGGTGAGAGCAATAGGAGTGCTTTCAGCAGCAGCAAGGTCAAGTGGGAAGTTGTGAGCATTACGTTCATGCATCACTTCCATACCCAGACCAGCACGGTTCAGAACATCTGCCCAAGTATTGAGCACACGACCTTGACTATCAACGATGGACTGGTTGAAGTTGAAACCGTTGAGGTTGAATGCCATGGTGCTAACACCAAGAGCAGTGAACCAGATGCCAACTACAGGCCATGCAGCGAGGAAGAAGTGCAGCGAACGTGAGTTATTAAAGGAAGCATATTGGAAGATAAGGCGACCAAAGTAACCGTGGGCAGCAACGATGTTATAAGTTTCTTCTTCTTGACCAAACTTGTAACCATAATTCTGGGACTCGTTTTCGGTAGTTTCACGAACCAGCGAGGAAGTAACCAGAGAACCGTGCATAGCACTGAACAGAGAACCACCAAACACACCAGCAACACCAAGCATATGGAAGGGGTGCATCAGGATGTTGTGCTCTGCCTGGAACACAAGCATATAGTTGAACGTACCAGAGATACCCAGAGGCATCGCATCAGAGAAAGAACCTTGACCAAAAGGATAAACCAGGAACACTGCACTCGCAGCAGCGACAGGTGCGCTGTAAGCAACACAGATCCAAGGACGCATACCCAGACGATAAGAGAGTTCCCACTCACGACCCATGTAGGCGTAGATACCAATCAGGAAGTGGAACACAACCAGTTGGAACGGACCACCGTTGTAAAGCCACTCATCTAGGGAAGCAGCTTCCCAGATGGGATAAAAGTGCAGTCCAATAGCATTGGACGAAGGAATGACAGCACCAGAGATGATGTTGTTTCCGTACATGAGTGAACCAGCAACGGGTTCACGGATACCATCAATGTCCACAGGAGGAGCACCGATGAATGCGATGATGAAACAAGTTGTAGCAGCAAGCAGGGTGGGAATCATCAGAACACCGAACCAACCAACATAAAGACGGTTATCGGTTGAAGTAACCCAGTTGCAGAACTGTTCCCAAGTATTCGATTGTTGTTGACGTGAAGCGATTGAAGCAGTCATTTGTTTAAAAAAAGTAGTAAGACCATCAGGGAAATGGTGGTGATACTATGCTCCCCGCACCCTCAGCGGGGATATGAGAGACGTTTTTATACTCCCCATAGGTCTCGGTTAGTGGGAGTTACAAACATTAAAGATTTGTTACGTTCCTTAACGTTTGATGTATTTATATTAACATATCCTCATACTGGTGTCAAGGTCATTTGACGGTTAATTTATTTGGAGACCTTATGGAAAACCGAATACTAATAAAAGAATCTTACTAAATAAATAAAAAGAGATTTCTCAAGAAGGACAGATGTTAAACGCACCTACAAGAGCTAGACTTCTAGCAATTTGCAACGACGTAAAAAATAAAAAAACAGTTTCTGAAATGAATCTCGTATGGGCGCAAAAAAATGCTATCCATGATGAAGAAGCAACAGAACTATTAAAGGCAGCAGGACAATATATTGAAGCTGCCGATCAAGAAGATACTACAGAAGTCTGATAAATTAAAGACATAAAAATAGGGGGCATATGCCCCCCTTTTTTTTATTTCGTATTCAGATATTTAATTACTTCTTCTGGAGTAGAATTTACATAAGGATCGTCTTCTGCATTAGAACGCTGTCCAGGTTCTACAGACATCCATTCAATTACACCATCATTAATTACTGCAGCATAACGCCAAGAACGATTGCCAAATCCAAGATTGTTTTTCGATACAAGCATTCCCATCTCACGAGTAAACTCAGCATTGCCATCAGGAATTAACTTAACCTTTTCAATTCCTTGGTCTTTTGCCCAGGCATTCATTACAAATCCATCATTAACAGAAATGCAATAAATCTCATCAATTCCCTTCTCTCGGATTACATCATAGTTATCTTCAAATCCAGGAAGTTGATAAGCACTGCAGGTAGGAGTAAATGCTCCAGGGAGTGAGAAAATTACAACTCTCTTATTAGAAAAAATTTCAGTAGAAGAACGGGTCACAAATTCTCCATTCTCACGAAATACAAAATTAATAGCAGGAACTTGATTATCCATATAAATTAAAAATCAAAAAATACCAGGAATAATTTGTCCAGTTGTGATGTAAGTGCCAACAGCAATTACAAATCCAAGCATAGCGAGACGAGCATTAAGAATCTCAGCCTCAGGGGTCCATCCAAATTTCATTTTGTTTCTCCTTTGTAAGAATGTTGTTGTTTAAGTTCAGTATTGGGTTGAGAAGGAACTACAGGGTTCCTTGATTTATTTTTAATAACAATGAAAGCATCGTTCTGATATGTTACGGTTCCAAATGGTTTTGCCCATTTTGGATTTGCATCTGGATGAGTTGCAGTTCCTGTAACTGCAACGCCACCAATTTCTACAGAGAGTTCATCGTTGGCATCCCATCCAAGTTTTTCAAGGGCAATTGCAAATTGCCCGAGCATACCACCAGTACCCATAACACTTTCTTCTGGTTCAAGATTTCCAATCACAAGTTCTCTTCCTGCTCAGTCAGAATAACACAGTCACTAGTAGGATAGGCAACACAGGTAAGCACCCAACCATCTGCTAGTTGTTCATCATCAAGGAACGATTGCTCCTCATTATCCACAGTGCCGCTGATTAGTTTACCAGCGCAAGCAGAGCAAGCACCAGCACGGCAAGATGAAGGAAGATCAACTCCTGCCTCTTCAGCAGCTTCTAGAATGTATTGGTCTTCGGCACACTGGATAGTGGTTTCGCCATCAGGGGTTTGAAGTGTAACGCTATAAACGGTCATCAGTAAGTCTCACAAAGTTTTTCTACGGATGCTGCCAGAAGAACGAAAAAGGCAACACTAGTAATTGTAAAGATAGTTGAAGTCATTGTCAATCAATTGTCAGAAGATGCCGAAGAAGAGTTTGCCAGTGCCAACATAAGAAATGAGACCAGCAATAATACCGACCATTGCCCAGCGCCCATTGTACTTCTCCTTTACTTGGTTGGGAGTATCCATCCCATAGTTTTCGTAGTACATAGTGGGTTCTTTTGCCCACATGTTTTGCTGACCACGATCATTAGTTGTTACAGTCATTGTACATTCGTTAAGAATTGTTACACAATTATATAGCAAAAATAAAGGGGTGTCAAGCACCCCCTGTATCATATGATACTTATTTTGTCAGATGATCAGAACCTGAAGGTCGTTTGAATCACACCACCATAGTTAGAAGATGCGTTCTTAAATGCCTGATTGTTAGAGACATAGAAGATTGCAGGAGTTACGCTAATATTATCGCTAACTTTGTAACGATAAAACGCTTCCCACATCAGAGCGTCTTTGGTCAGAGTAGTCGCGTTGCCAGGTTGACCGATGGCAAAACCAGAGGCATTGCCCTTAGCAAACACATCGCTCCACTGAACGCCTGCCATCCAAGTCTGAGAGTTGGTTGCAGCATTAGGAGTTGCAGGACCACTCACATAGTTCCAACCATAAGCGGCAGAGACCGAAGGAATGATGCCAGACTTCTTGGGTTGCCAGTAAGCATTCAGAGCATAACCATTAGAGGTTTGATTAGCGGCAAGAGTACCACCATTACCAGCAACACCGTTAAAGGTACGAATACGAGTGCCTTCAGTACCATTACGATAACCGAATGCAATACCATACTGGGGAGCACGATAACCAATCTGTGCCAGAGTGTTCAGAGCACCAGAGGCATCAAATTCACCTTTGGTAGAATCAGAACCGTTCTGAGCAACATAGTTCAGGTTAGCAACAAAACCTTTCTTACCAGGTTGTGCCCACTGAGCACCGAAACCAGAACCCGTTGCCTTGTTGTAGACACCAGGAGCACCAGCAACAGCAAAGAAGTCAAGAACATCCGACTTATATGCAGTGGGAATCCATGCCATCTCAGTGTTACGAACCAGAGCACCAGCAGTCAGGGTCACACCCTTAGCAAGTGCGGGGAAGCTGTAGTACAGACGGTCAAGATTGACTTGGTTCGCATAAGATTCTGCCTTGTCCAGTTTGAACAGAGAAGAGGAAGAACCGAAGGGTTGACTGGAGAAGTTACCAGAACGCAGACGAGTACGAAGCAGGTCCTTACCAGTGAACGAAGTGTCAAAGTTCAGACGAAGATCGTAGTTGAATGCAGTATTACCAACATTAGTATTATTAGCAAGACGAGCACCTTCTACACCACCAAGAACAAAAGTTGCTTCACCTTTCAGTTTGGTAGTTGTGGAGAACTGAGTTGCTTGGAGTTGACCAACTTGGGTTTCCAGTTTGGCAACACGACCACGAATAACAAGAAGTTCGTCAGCAAACTCTTTTGAGAGGCGAGAAAGTTCATCAGTAACTTCAGTCACACGGTCAAGGCAAGCATTCAGAAGTGCTGCTGCCTCAAAACGGGTCATTGACTTACCACCAAGATAAGTTCCGTTTTCATAACCAGCAACGCAACCATAACGCTCAACGAGATTATTGAGTGCCTGATATGCCCAATCAGTGGGTTTTACATCAGACAGTTGAGTAATGCTTGTGACTTGTTCCGAAGTGGAATATTGGTTGACTGCTGCCATATTAAGGTCTGCGGCATTCGCAGCAACAGGAGCAACCATTCCCATAGCAACAGGTGCAAGCATCAGTTGTTTGAGTTTCATAAATTTGTTTTGATATTTTAGAACTAAAAAACGCCCTGTTTCCAGGACGCAAGCATCATATAACACTTTCTTAAGATTGTCAATTAAATTTAGGTTAAGACTTTAATCCGCTAGGGTCGCTTACCTTACCAAGGTAAGGATCATAATCAGTCAAATCTTTCACATCCATAGACGCACCCATTTGCTGCCACCAGGTCATAATTCCATCATGACTTTGACGATGAAATACATCAACATGCTCTGGATGAATGGATGACCCTAATTGTAGTCGATAAAGAAGTAGAGGAATGGAATAGGTGTTACCAGAATTGTAAATGAGGTCATCAGCAACTGGTCTTGGTTTTACCCCATTATCCAGACGGTACTTATCAACACCTTTGACGTGGTGATAAATCAGTTTTGATGCATGATGTCTAGTAATCATATAACAAGCCGTGGAGAAATCATTTACAAATCTCCTATGCAACTTAACATGAATGTCTCCTGTTTGAATAATTGCTAGTTGCACTACATCCCAATCATAGGGAAGCATAGATGCAAAATCATTCCAAGAAAAATTCCAGTATTGTACTACATCAAGATTACAATCATCTTCCATGATAATTGCATAAGGACTGGTTGAATTATCATACCAATGTTTAATTGCTTTTAAATGTGATGTAATACACCCAACCTCTCCCGAAGACATTGATTCTGGATATCTACCTTTAATAATATCACTTAAATCATCATCTCTACCATCATATGCAGAAATTCTGGTATAATCTTCTATTTCCCAATATTTAAATTGGTCCTCTATATGTTGACGACGATCAGTATCTTCGTCCATATTCAAGTAATAAATGGGTCCAAACCCATTTAACTTATATGCAGATTTATTTTTATCTAATAAAGTACTATGCATGACGTTCAATTACTTTTTCTACACTAGGGATGTAATACTTTTTAAGAACTTCTTTCCAGTCAAACTGTTTTGAATATTCTACAATCTCATTTCTATGAGCAATAGAATATTCTCTGTTTTTAATTATAGCATTCTCAACATAATCAATATCGGTAATCTTTTCTTCTGGAATTACTGTAATAAATTCTTTATCAGTATCAAGATTTGCTTTACCCCATTCACAAACAACTACTCCAAGTCCAGCAGCAAGTGCTTCCATACAAACAAGAGGATGTGCCTCTCCATCTGAAAGAAGAACAAGATTACCATAATCAGTCAATTGATTATAAAGAGTCTCTTTTGACCACTCTCCCAAATAGTTTTTACTAGTATTAAATCTGCTATCAGCGAGATTACCAGCAAACCAAAGACTATCAATTGATTGGAATAAATGTTGTCTTTTTCTATAATCAATCTTTGCAAGATATAAACTTCTATCGGGATATTCTGGAGTATCTTTAAATGTAAACTTATCAGTATTGACCCCATTAGGTGTTATGTAAGTATTCTCTTTTGGAATATCAAACATAACATTATATACTTTCTCAATTCCTGGTGAGAGACAAAATACATTTGGTTTAATCCTCATGAATTCATTGGCAACATTAATGTAACCATTGAACATTTCTTTACGTTCTAGATATCCAAAATGACTTGTAATTGCATTTGGATATTGAATGTAAGGAACAATAGGAATAAATTCATCATAATGCACATGAACAAAGTCTGGTACAAATGCATTAATCCCATTGATAATTTGACGATTATCTTTGGTATTAATAATTTGTACTTCATGACCCAGTTCTTCTAGGGCACATTTAGTATCCCAAACAAGAATCTCAACCGCACCCCAACCAGTTGGAGGGATCGGCATAATTCCAGGACCTATGAGAGTGATTTTCATTTTAATTTTTCGGGGTAATCTGTACAAATACCATAACAATTAGTAACTCTTAGGGTATCCCAAATCATATTATTCCATTCTGGCATAACAATAACAGTATTAGATGTATATGATTTACCAGGATACGCCCAGATATATTTTTTACTGGTGAGAGTATAATCATCCTCTTGATGCCAAAAATAATTGTATCCAGAGGTATTAACTGACATTTCATGAAGAGTATCTAAGTCTTTACAATGAATCCAAAGACTATCAATTCTTGTTGCTAACCACCACCGAGTTACCAGATATTGAGGTTCATCATGACCTAACCATAAAGTATTAGTTGCTTTATGGTATCTTAGATCTATTTCAACATCATAACCCTGTTCTATACATTTGTCAATTTGTTCTGGACTATTTTCAATTGATGGATTTGGTCCATCAATATTAGCACGATGGGCAATTAGTTTCATATCAACCTCTAATACAAGCAGCATCCATAGGACAAGGAGCAAGATCAGAGTGCTCAAACCATTTTAAAAATGATCCCATTTTAAATGCTTCTGGAGATGGTTCCCAAATGTCTTCATAAACATCTTCAATATCATCAAATGCATTGAGTGCCCAAGTAAGATACTTAGGTCCAAAAAATTGAATTGTATCTGGAAATCTAGGATGATGTCCTGGTAGATAGAATTTGTATTTGTCGCAGGTATTAAGATCTGGGAAGTTAAGAAGAACAGTATCATATCTTGCAAGGACAATAAAATCATAGCTGGTATTTGTTTCCTCAGCGTATGATTTGACAATATTTGCAACAGATTTAATGGAATACATTTGGGACATTACATTACTGTAATTTTTAGGATTCCAGTGATTACCACTCTCCCCATACAACTCTCTTGCTGGGTGTTTATTAGTAAACTTTTCATCAATGAATTCTTTTGCTTTTGAGGGTAACTCAAAAGTTTTTGGACTTTCAATACCCAAAATCAATGGTTGATAATTATCAGCAATAATTTTAGGTGCATCTTTAGAAACAGGACACTTGTTTATTTTGGACCATGAGGAATAGTCATACTCTTCAGCATCTTCCTCCCACCACATATGCCCAAATACATCAGTATCATATCGGTCAAGAATTACTTCTTTGTAAGTATCAATAATTTGTTGGTTGTCAACAAATCTAGGTTGCCCAAAAAATGCAAGTGCTACTTTCATCAGACTTCTCCTTTATAATGTTCAAGGAAGTAGTTCAGGTCTTCTGGAGTACCAATACCCCACATACCAGACTTATCGATTTCTTTGATGCGGATTTTTTTACCATCACCAATCGCTTCATTAAATACTGGACAAACATAATATTCATTATTAACACGAATATCTTTGGCAATCATTTGTTCTGCATACTTCACATAGTCAGAACCTTTCTTCCAATAGTAGATACCAACAGTGGCATGTTCAGAAATTGGTTTCTTCTCAGCAACCTCCTCAACATAACCCTCTTCACCAAGTTTAGCATAAGACCACTTAGGATGAGTCGCTGGGAATGTAACAATTCCACCATCAACTTCACCGTTCTGGAATGCATAAAGGGTTTCGTTGCTATCCCATTCCACAAACTGGTCCGAATTTGCCATTACAAGAGGTTCATCATTATTGATAAACTCCTTTGCAAGAAGAGTGGTGCAGCAAGCACCTTCAGTTAGACCATCAACTTGAACAATATTGCATCCAGGAGCAATCAAAGGAAGTAGATAGTTCAGATTATACTTTTCATAATGTTCCTTTTGAACAATAAAAGTATAATTTGCTTTGATGTTCAGGTTCTCAACAACCACTTGGATCATTGGTTTACCTTTAACTTCAATCAAAGGTTTAGGGAAGGTGTAACCCTGACTAGCAAACCTGCTACCAGCACCTGCCATAGGAATAAGAACATTCATTGTTTTACTCTCCCATGCAACTTTTTGTTTTGTACCATTCAGAATTTTTTTAATTCTATCAATCTTTACCTGATTGAGATCTTTACGATCTTCTACAGGAACTAAATGTGCCTTACTGTCAAGAGCACCTTGACGACCAATATGACTATCTTCGACAATCACGGTATCTGCAGGAAGTGCTCCAAGAGCAGTCATACACTTCCAATACATTGCTGGGAATGGTTTGTTGCGAACAACGTCTTCATTAGAGACGTACATATCCACAAATTCCAGAAGTCCAAGACGCAATAGAATAATCTTCACAGTATTCCTAATACTATTAGATGCAACAGCAATCTTATATCCTGCATCTACAAGTTGTTGGAAGTACCCCATCAACTCATAATCCTTTGCAACGCAGTCGTTAAAAATCTTAAGTGTTGCTTCTTGCTTATCTCTCCAAATTGTATCATAAAGATCTACAGGAAGACCTTTATTCTTGGTTAAAAGTTCTAGTTTTGCTTTGGTAGGAAGACCATCATAAATGCTAACATGCTCTTCTCTGCTGATAGCATACTCATCTCCAAGTGCTTGGTTTAATGCTTCATAATGATAATCTTTACTGTCGATTAAGACTCCATCCAAATCAAAGATAACAAGTTTGGTCATTATTTTTTATCTCTCCAAAGTACATAGTGCCAGGGGTTTTTAGTGATGGGAAGATTATGCCTCTTTTGTGCATTAAATCCAATCAAACATTCAGGGTTGATTTCTGCACCCATCTCACATATTTCAACAAAGTTGTCATATACGTCAAAATATTTATCCATTAACTCGGAAGACCCAAACGCAAAATGGTCGTTAATACCATGTTCCACATGTGCCCATTCGTTAAGAACATTCACAGTATTCAAATCATAGTTTGAAATGGGACCAATAGGAGTATAGAAGTATTCGTCAGTTCTCAAACGGACAACACAATCATACTTGAAATCATTTTCTTCCTCATATTTTTTCTTAAGATTATTTGCTTCACTCAGACTATAAAACATTGAGATAATATTATTGACTGGGTGAGGAAATCTAGGGTCTGGATGAATATCTTCTGCTTCAAATTCCTTTGGTTCTTCAAAGACAAGACCTTTAGGTTGCCATTTATCAACCATAAAGTCTTTTAGGTCTGATTCCCAACGACCACGGTCCTTGTATTGATCCCAAAAATAAGTTCCAACCCATGCCTCATCATACCAAATATGAGCAAATACATCAATCTCACAATCTGGGTTTGCTTCCCAAAAAGTTTGACGATGATTTTCATAACACTCCTTCAAATGCCTCGGTTGACCCGAGTAAATCATAGCAATTTTAGACATGATATTTACTATTATCTTTTGCTAGGTGTACAATTTTTGGTTCAAAGGTACATGCTTTGGCAAATACCTCTGGATAAGCAAGACTTGGAGATGCTACAAATACGTCTTCACGATTTTGAATATAAAATTTGTTTAGATGACTCTCATCATGCCAAGTTGCAATAATATTATTTTTATAATCATCATCAATTCTCTGGTCAAGTTCTTTGATCATATCCATAACATATGGCAATTTACCTCCCCAAAGACATCCCTGAACATAAACAGACAAGTCATCAGATTCTGTAACACAAGCTTTGGATAAAGGCGTTACGTCAAATGCACCAGGAAGTTCATCATGAGGTTGCATTTTTAAATAATGACATGGATGATGAACACCAATGTATTTCTTGGTATCATCAAGTAAATCCTCAATGTTGACAGTATCAACAACTCTCATATCTGCATCCAAGAAAATTAACCAATCACAATCTTGAATATCATCAAAACATTTTTGAATCATTTTGAATCTATACAAAGTAATAAATGGCCATTCTAGATGTTCTTGATGATATACAATGGCATTATCTGGAGATTCTGGAATCTCTCCATCCGTAAAAATTATATACTTTTTGTCTACATTTGGCAACAAAAACTTTTCACATCCTTCATACCACGCAGGCAAAAAGTTTAAATATTTTTCTGTTCCAATAAAAATAACAGCGACTTTCATTAAATTACAATCCAATCAGGGCAATAAAGATCTTTTGTATCTAGGTGTTGATTATCTGGACCAAACCAGTTTTTAGGTGCAATAACTTTTTGACTTTTTGCCAACCAAGCACCCCACCAAGAGAATGAGGAATTGGCAATGATGTGTGACTTACACATAGTCATAAGACACAAATCGATGTAACTAATATTTCCTTCTGCAACTAAAAATCTATCGTCCTCAAACAATTTTTGTTCCTTACACCATTTAGGATCATCAGAGAATATAATTACAGTTCGATCATTATCAAAATGACTTAGTGCCTCTTCATAATAATCCAAACCAAGATTATTATGGTTATGTGCAAGTTGCAAATAATCTGTTCTGCGTATATGCAAAGATACTGGTTCTTCAACACTATTCATCATAGATCTTGAAGGTCGAAGATACTGGGGGTTGAATGTAAAATCTTCTCTGATCTGATCTTCAATATTTTTAAAGTATTTTTCGCTTTGAAAGTATCCTTCCAAATTAACCCATTTGGGACAGTTATTAAAAAGTTCTTCATCAAAAGCAAAGGTGCTTTCTTTTAATGTAGGTCTTGCTCCACAAATATGCTGAACATTTAAATTTTGCAAATTTTCAAGCACAAATGGATAAAGTAATTGATGGTCACTCCACTCATCATATCCAGATGGGTCATCAGATGGTGGTGGAATCATCCAGTTATATCCATTGTTTGCAGCAATTCCTCTCAAAGAGGCATACTGAAACATTTGATTTCCAAGTCTTCCTAGTTTTCCTAGATTATTAAATCCGATCATAGTTCTCTTTAAACCATTCATACGTTTGATAAATTCCCTGACGGATTCCAACTTTAGGACTCCAACCAAGAGACTTAAGTTTGTCAACATTCATTACCTTTCTTGGAGTACCATTTGGTTTACTAATATCCCAAACAATTTCTCCACGATAATCAATTACTTTAGCAATAATTTCTGTTAATTCTTTAATTGTAATATCAGATCCAGTACCAATATTGATAATTTCTGAATCATCATATTCATTCATACAAATATAACATGCTTCTGCCATATCATCAATATAAAGAAATTCACGAAGAGGAGAACCATCTCCCCAACAAACAAATTGAGAATCTCCATTTAACTTTGCCTCATGCATTCTACGCATGATACCAGGAATTACATGACTAGATTCTGGATTAAAATTATCATTTACTCCATATAGATTAGTTGGTTGTAAAGAAATTGCATCAAATCCATATTGTTGACGATATGATTGACACATTTTAATTCCAGCAATCTTAGCAATTGCATATGCATCATTAGTTGGTTCTAAAGGACCAGTCATCAACTGGTCTTCAGTAATTGGAATGTTTGGGTGCTTTGGATAAATGCAAGAGGACCCAAGAAATACCAACTTTTTAATACCATAATTATACGCCGCATTTATGATATTTGATTGGATCATCAAATTATCATAGATGAATTCTGCTGGGCGAGTTTTGTTTGCCATAATGCCACCAACTTTAGCAGCAGCAAGGAATACATATTCTGGTTCTTCTGAACAAAAATACCTTTCAGTATCATCCTGATTAGTAAAATCTATATCATCACGAGTCCCTTCAATAATGTTAGTATATCCTTTGCTTCTTAGATTTCTAACAATTGCTGACCCCACTAGACCACGAGCACCAGCAACTAAAATTTTAGAATCACTGTCCATAAATGCACATATCCTCAACTAATTCATTAAAAGTAATTTTTGGTTCCCACCCAAGATTTTCCTTTGCTTTTGTGGGATCTCCCAACAAAGATTCAACTTCAGCAGGTCTAAAATATTTAGGGTCAACTTTAACAACTACTCTATTAGTATTCTTATCAATACCAACTTCATCTAGACCACTACCTTCCCATTTAATCTTCATTCCAAAGTAAGGTGCTGCAGTCTCAACAAATGCCCTAACTGAATATTGTTCACCAGTAGCAATCACATAATCATCGGGTTCATCTTGTTGAAGCATCATCCACATTGCTTCGACAAAATCTTTGGCATGTCCCCAATCTCTTTTAGCATTTAAATTGCCAAGATATAAAACATCCTGCAATCCAGCACTAATTTTAGAAAGACCTCTTGTTATTTTACGGGTAACAAATGTCTCACCACGACGAGGAGATTCATGGTTAAAAAGTATTCCTGTGCAAGCATACATTCCATAGGATTCTCGATAATTCTTTGTAATCCAATATCCATATAATTTTGCTACCCCATAAGGAGAACGTGGATAAAAGGGAGTAGTTTCTTTTTGAGGAACCTCTTGCACTAATCCATAAAGTTCACTTGTAGATGCTTGATAAACTCTACAAGTTTTTTCCATTCCCAAAATTCTTACCGCTTCAAGAATTCTAAGAGTTCCCAATCCATCAACATTACCAGTATACTCAGGCATCTCAAACGATACTTTTACATGACTTTGTGCCGCGAGATTATAAATCTCATCAGGTTTAGTTTGTTGGAGAATGTGAATAATATTTGCAGAATCGGTCAAATCCCCATAATGTAACTTGAGATGTGGGTGATTAAAAATATGATCAATCCTATGTGTATTAATAAGGGATGCTCTACGAATTATTCCATGAACCATGTATCCCTTTTCAATCAATAATTCAGCAAGATAAGAACCATCTTGCCCCGTGATTCCTGTAATTAAAGCAGTCTTCATAGTAAGTGTATATTCACCAAAAATTATAGCACCTCCAAACAAAAACATCAATAATAAATACTCTTACTGGACTCATTATCTTAATGGAAAAAACCGCTCAAATAAAAAAGCACGAAGGGAATTATTTCTACAAAGCATATAATTTTATGCCAGAAGAATCTCTTCCAGAACTATATTCCTCTGCGGTAAAATGGTTAGAGAATACTCGAAAGAGTACACTTGAAGAAGTATTTCCCCCAGAAGCATCTCAGAATTTATTGGGTAACGCGATACAAGAATCTTTCCTATCTGAGCAAGTTTGGGTAAATTTTTATTCGGAAGCAAAAAAACATATTGCACAATATTGCAAAGTAACAGGAATCAATATACAAAATATTCGTTTACATTCTTCTTGGATTACTAGACTGCACAATTTAGATTTTCCAAGTGTACACTCAAAAAATGAGTTGGAAAAAAGATTAGGGTTGCATAATACATTTGGAAATATGCATTCCCATAAAACCAATCCTATAGGAATGGTTTATTATTTAAAAAACCCAGACCCAAAATATGGAACTATAGTAAAAATAACAAATAAAAAAATATTTAATAATAACGGAGAAGAAAATACTATTATGATTTTTGACCCTAGACTATATCATACAGCATTATATCCACCAATTAAAGAAACTGAAGTTTATCCTAGAATTACCATTGTAGTTGATTGTGAGTATATTGATTAAGGTAAAACCCAATCAGGAACTCCAAAGGGAATATTAATATACCAATCAAATACAATATTATATTTTATAAAATCACTATTAATTAAAAATTTATTTGAACATGGATATGAACCACCATTAAAAATAACCAACGAATTCTGTTCTCCAGGAATAGATTTAATTTTATTTCCTATTTTTATATCCGTTCCCATATGTACATTATCATTTCTTAGATAATATACAGTTCTTATCATATGTTTTTTAAGCCAGTCGTCATCAACGAGTCCAAAATCATCCTGAAAAATTGAAGATTCAAAATTAATTACACTAAATATGCTATTTGGTTTTGTTGCTGATCTTTCTCCCCAACAAGAATGGGGAACAATTAAAGATTCATCAACACCAACAACTTTAAAATATTCCAGTACATGATGTTTTACTCTAAGACAAAATATATTCCAACATCTCTCATCATAGGGAAAATAAGAACTTGATGATAATGCCAATCCATGGCAGTCAATAATACATTTTGTTACTTCTATTGCATCTGCATGTAGTAAATTATATTTAAAATGTTTATCAGAACTTACTTTTAATTCATTCTGCAAATCATCAGAAAAAACATTTTTAACTACATGTACATAATCAGATTTAATAATATTTTTTTCCATAATTTGGAGAATGTAATGGTGTCTTTTTCGTAAATTTATTTGCCTTTTTAGGGCACATTGTACAAACTGGTTCCGCAGTTCTTGTGAAAAATTCTAGAATATCTATCTCAGAACTAGTTGGTAACAATGGGTTATACTTTAAATAAGGATCCCATTTTGATGATAGATTATTCCCAAATTTTTTCTTTTGTAGTGGTAAGTAAGCAAGCGCCGCACATTTATATATTTTACCATCCAATAATTGAAAGTTTTCTTGTCCTCCTGGACAATTATTCCAACTCTCAATATAATCATCACTGCAAATTGGTTCAATAGAACACCCATATCCAGTATATGTTCTTAACCAATAAGTAGATGCATCATGTATTTTATAATTTACTCCAGATGACTTAATTTTTTGAATCGCAATATCAAATAATCTGATGTAATTATGGTCCTGCGAATGTTTAGTTATAGTCAAAATACAATTTGTATCAATCAGTGCTTTTGATAGTCCATCAATTCTATCAAATAGCAATCCATTCGATACTAATTCAAATTCTTGGTCATCTTGTATATTCCAAATCTCTTTTGTCATGTAAATAATATCAACGATCTCCTTATTGAGAAGAGGTTCTCCACCTAACATTGACAATTCTTTTGGATAAATTTTTTTATTCCAACACAAATACCACTCTTTTAGAGTGGTAAGTGAAATATTTTCTTTGTACCCATCATTAGTATAATGACCACATCCCTCACAAGTAAAATTGCAAGAATGGGTAACATGCCACTCTAAGTGGGGGATTTTAATCATTGGGCATCAATACTAGATACATCTCTTTCAGGAGAGAAAGTTCTCATTCCAATATTACCAGCATACCACCCAGTTGCAATATACTTATTAACTGGTGTGGGATTACCCCTATGCAGATGAGTAAAAGATCCAGGCCAAATTGCAACTCTACCTAATTTTGGCTTTACTTTTACCCCCTGATATAAAAATTCAGTTTCTCCACCATCTTCAATATCATTAAAGTACACTGTCCAAGCAAGAGTTCTTTCTTTTGTTATCCATGTTGTATTTTCTGCATGGAAAGAATGATAACCACCACGCCTTGGTTCCGTTTTTTGAAGAAGAACTGTACAACTATGGTAACTAAATTGTTTTAAATAAGGGTATGAATCAATATATTGATTCATACAGAAGTCAATTCCTCCCATCAAATAGTTTGCCTCAGATGGAGAAAATGCACTAAGGCATACTTGCTTATCTGTAACAAAACTATAATTTCTAGAATTAATGAATGAAGTATTATCAATATAATTAATAATAAAATCACAGAATTCTTGATCAAATACATTATCCCAAACACCAATAAAGTTATCTAAAACTGAATTAGTTGGTGTAGATTTTTTGTTTTCCATAAAAACCAAAGAAGGACGCGCCACCTAGTTTTGACTGAACTAGGAAACAGGCGGGAGAGATTCCCATCCGCACCAGTCGGCATATTTAAAGTCCATCCGACGAGGACATAAGGGGTCAGATTGACTCCACCACTTAGTTTTAAGAAACTAAGAAAAGTTGGGTTAACTTTGATATTTCGGAGATACCAAAGAATGCACATAAAAACAGCACATCCCAAAGTTTAAGTTTGATAGCAAAAGGAATTGTGAGAAGACCTCCAATAACTTTAATCATCAAACCATATTTAAATTCTCCCCATAACATAGTTTGATAACCAATTATAAGAAGAATGTTTCCAATCCACCGAAGTAAATCAGATTTAGACATAAGGGGTTGCTCCCGACCAGGGCACTTTTATAGTCATTCCGAGACTAGGCAACTTCAATTTGCTCAAGATCTTGAACCAGACAATCAATGAGAATATCATAATCATCTAGAGGATCTCCAGAAAAGACTACACCTTCATTTTCATAATAACGACGGACTTTTTTAAAGAGTTTTGGGTTTTTTACATCTAGGTAAAAATCACCGTTTGCAGCACCACGAAGAGTTTGCACATCTTTTTTAAATTTTTCTGTGAGAGTCATTGCTTTGAATGTTGACCTTAATAGTATAAGGGTTTGACAGTTATCTGTCAAGTGCTCCTTGCGTGGATCGAACACGCCTCAGGCGAATTATGAGTTCGCTGCATTCACCAGATTGCTAAAGGAGCAAGTGGGGATAGTCGAACTTCACCCAATTTGGGCAAAGTCCTCGGACCCTGCCCAACCATCCCCATACGACGCTACGGAAGATATCCGTAGTAGAAGTTGGCGTCTACTTAGTTAATCGCTAAGGACTACCAATAGGACTGCTGAGAATTGAACTCAGTTCACACCGTTATAAGCAGTGGGCCTTAACCAATAGGCGACAGTCCCTCGATTAAAAATAGTTAACTATTACAATAGATCTAAAAAAAGAATCCGTGCAAGTTGTACTACAATGATTTTTACTTGGATCAAAGAATAGTGCTCTATTCTCTATTGATTCTACTTTAGTTCCATCTTCCAAAATAGTAAATCCATTATTAGTATTCAAATAAACTATCAATCCAAAATGTTCATATGGATAATCTATATGCATCCCATGCTGGACAATTTTATTTGTTTTTGGATAGACATTTGCTCTTGCTCTAATAATTGCTTTTGGATTTATTTTTTCAAAGATTGGGTTTAAAGATCCAAAGTATTGACTAGAAATATTGTAGTCTGTATAAAACGTGTGGGTAAAATAAATTCCTTCATCATTGTAAGTATTCTTTGTTGATATTCCATGATTTAAAAACCAAGGAATTGTATTATTTCCCACAATTGTTTTTTTAAAATGTTCAAAAATTGATGGTTCAATAAAGTTATCAATAATTTTTGTTGACTGGTCCATAGTAACAGATGGTCTTATGGTTGTCAAGGTGCTTCGTTGTGGTCAGTGTATATTCGTATCAATTCTTCATCTGCTGGCATGAGCACTGCTTCACCATACTCACTAGTGATGATAAAAGACTTCATTTCCTTTTCAACCAAATTCATTAAGTTATCAAAATCTGCTTGAAACTCTTCCACAGTATACCTCTTTAAACTACCAAGTTCCTTTTCGATACTCATCATCAACCTCCGCAGGACAAAGATATTGTACTTTATTATTTTTATATGGGATATAATCCCAATTTTCTGGTCTCCAATGAAAGTACATGTTCCTATAATAATCTCCTTGAAATGGAGTATATCTAGAGTGAACACATAGACTCTCATATAATAACATGTCACCAGGTTCAAAAACAACCTTGTGTCTAACACCATCATGATCCCAAAAATCTAAAGGCCAATTTGTATTTTTGGGTTGCTCGTCAATAAAAATTATACAACTAATAATATGAGTTTTTATTTCATCTCGGTGTAAACATAATATTGAGTCTTTTGGATAACTTCTTATTCCATAACCCGTGCTATATTTTAATTTTTGATGAGACCATTCTTCCAATATTGGTTGAAGAATATCCGCCCATTCTTTTAATTTTTCTGTGGGAATATGGTTTATATGGGTATAAGGATTTTTAATTCTTTTAGGGTCACCTAAAGGATTTCTAAATGCTATCGAACCAGCCGTAATGTGTTCTCCGTATTTAGGATCATAATGAGAATTGGTAGAATCTTCTTTTTGTGAGAAGTCGCAAGTATTATAAAAATTCAATATTTCAGAATATAAATTCTCTGGAACCCTGACCAGTTTAAACGGATTATCTGCAAAACTTGGCCACTTCATTTTAATTTGGGACCATACATCCAAGTAACCAAAGATACTCTTCTTCCTCTTGTTACTGGAGTAACTCTATGAGGAATTCTTGAATCAAATACAATAACAGATCCTTTTTCTTTTGGTGCCTGTATAATATTGCCATGATAGTCTATGAATTCTAAGTCACCACCATCATATTCAGAAGGGTCACTAACTAAAACACTTGCACTAAGTTTTCTAGTCCACTTCCCATTTTTTGAAGTTCCATAATCACTATGCCAACCATAGTGTCCATTTTCAAGATATACTGAGATTTGTATACTTTCAAGTAAATTCAAATCATATTCCCAATACTTTCTATTAGATAAACCAATATAATAAGAAATTACACTACATGCCCAATGGTCTTCAAACCACCAATTGATTTTAGAATTTCTAATTTTTGGGTCTATCCGACCATTATCCTCACCACCAACACCAGCATCTTCAAATGGAACTTTAAATTCTTCCATCTCTTTCAATTCTTTGACCATAAGATCTACCAAATCTTCTGGAAGAACTTCTCTATGATAAACTAATGGAGAATCTGCAAGAACATGTGGTTCTTGACCGTTTATTTTAATACTTTTATCCATGAATTAAAAGAACAAATATTGTCCAAGTCGGGGTGAAAGGATTTGAACCTTCGGCCCCTGCTTCCCAAAAGCAGTGCTCTATCCAAACTGAGCTACACCCCGTTGACTTGGTATGAGGATATTATACATCCTCATAATTTTGTTGTCAAGCGTTTAAGACTTCCTCTCTTATATATGAAGCAATCAATACCCCTCGACGAGTATCTGACTTATTATAAGCATAATGTTCTGATAATTTTTCATCAAATAAATTTAAGTCTCCATTTTTAAGAAGACGTTCTTCTCCATTAACAACCAATGCTGAAGGTCCATCGCTTGGAATATCTAAACTAAAATGATACTTTATTACACTTGAATGTAAAAAGTTATCATCAATTCTTTCATCTCCATCAGAATGGGGACTAATTTCAACTCCTGGTTCAAGAATAGAAAATACAGCAAGAACTGGTTTAATTGATTGACTAAGTAATATTCTTACTGTCTCAGACTGTTGTACTTGAAGAGGTGTCCTTAAAATTTGCTGTCTATTAAAAATTAATGGACACACTTTCCAGGGAAAATTTGGAGTGTATGTTGGAACAAACCCCAAAAAATTATTATCTAATGAAGTTAAATTGTATGTATGAGAATAATCTATAAAATAATTACAATCCCTAAATTCAATATAATCACTTTTAATTTGAGAGTAATTAGATGTAAAAATAGAAGTTTGTATTTTACTCAATTTTGGTTCAATAAACATTATTTAATATAATAATTTTTATTATTTATGGGGTTATAACCCACTACCATTCCTAAACCCATACACGTATCCCACAATAAGACCACACATAAACACAATAAAAATCAAAACTTGTTTACCAAGAAACTCAATAAGTTCCTGCCATTCCATAGTCATCATCGTCCTCATAAGTTGATGGTTCTTCAAACAACTCAGACATCTTTTGTTGTTTAACTAGTTCTTGCAATTCCTTTAAATCTTCTTCTGTAAGCGATATCATTTGTCCTTGAGTAATTCTTCTATTCTTTTACGCATATTTGTGCTATCTTGTTTCAAATAGTCCCGAAGAGAATATCCTCGGTGACCCTTCATAATACAAGTGCCCTGATAAAACATCGTGGCAGCAAATACTAACAGAAAAACTATTCCAATTATTTCAAGGTGATATTGAGCCATGGTAGTAGAGGTGGTATTACTCCAATAAGTCGAAGAAGACCTTCAGCAAAAAGTGAAAGAACAACCCAACCAACACACATTGAAATAACCGAAGCATTACGATTATGTCTTCGTATGGCATCATCAATCATCTCCTGACACTGCTTCTGTGTCACATAATGTTCTGAATTTATTTTAGTCATTCTGTGGACCACGGAACTCGTCTTGCTCTAATTGGGTCAATCTCCTTTCCCATGTTATCCCACTTGTTGAACCTTTGCATGGATTTATGCAGGTTTCATCACCAAAGTTATTACATACAAGACCTGCAAGATCATGTGGGTCACCTTCTTTCCCAGTACCAGACCAATAATGCTGCCCATTCAACCAAATGGCACCACACTTAGGACATTCCTTCCTATCAATAGACAGGTCGGACAGTTCTTTATTATTCATTAGGATAATCCTTTAGAAATTTTTCGTAGCTCTTTGTGTCTTTAATTAGCTGACGCTTTAATTTCCATCCTAAAACTTTCATTTGCATCCGAATAAAAAAGTGACGCAATTCAAGATCCAGATATGTAAAAACTCTCATGGTCCCTTCAAGTCCTGCATAGGCAACCATAAGTCCAAGGATTATTATTGTTATATAAAATCCTAGTAAAGGAGTTGTTGTAGATGGGTCCATTAAGGCACAGTGCTACGTGTACTTACAAATTGTATATAGGTAATACAATAATGTCAACGTCTCATTAGTATCTCCTGATACTAAGTTTAATAACAATCAAAAGAAATAGTTAAAAACGGAAGCGGTAGGATTTGAACCCACGAACGCTGTTAACGTTGGTTGTTTTCAAGACAACTGCCATAAACCACTCGGCCACGCTTCCAGTATTTGATTTCTTATAGTATAATATATCTATATTATTTTGTCAAACATGAACATAGATGAATATCTTTTAAGTCTAGGATATGACGATAAAGAGACCTTATACGAACCTGGTAAGAAGTTATCTATAAAAATTCCATTTGATTTTAATGGTAAAAGAATTAATATCTGCCCATACATTGTTCCATATTATAGCAAAAAAAGTTACATAGCAGCAGAATATAATTACTCAGTTTACTACGACAATCCAGAAGTAACCAAACAAAAAATTCTAAATTTAATCAAATACATTAAATATCCAGAACCAGGTAGAGTTGGTGATATTGGATGGGAAGCAGAATATCTTGTAGACCCCAGAGAATTTACTGCTGAAGAAAGAGCACGTATTGTTGTATCTAGTTTTAAAAAATTTAGAACCTTAATTTTAAAAGGTGAATGGTTGGACGGAATCAGAGCACAACCAGGTGATATTGTAGCATCTAAACCAATAGGAATTAAATTTGATATGGGATTTAATGAAGAATCGGAAAAAGAAGGAACTCTCCAAAGAAGCATACTTTCAAAAAAAGTATTCAGGTTTGGAGAGTTAAAAGAAGATGGAATGCAATATTCAATTATTGGAGAAGATTTAGATATGCATCCTATCTAACTTCAAAGTCCAACTTACGGACTTTCCTTTGCCTTCTACTTTCTTGCCAAGAAATATCATCAGAAGATAAGACTCCAATATTTTTATTTGGGGTCTTAGTACTTTCAATAATAATGACTTGACTAAGGTCATTTGCAAAAATAGTATCATTCTTAATAGATGTCATATTAGGACATCCACAAGAAATAGTTTTTGCAACATGAGCTTGCAGTTCTTTATTGCAAGATTTACAACGTATTAACATTTTATCAAACCATATATTAAATATGTATGGGCGAAGAGGGGATCGAACCCCCGACCGACTGGGTGTAAACCAGTAGCTCTACCGCTGAGCTATTCGCCCTTAATGAGTAGTGAGTGCCCACCACTCGCGGAAGACACTTTCCGCAAAAGCTTCACTTTCGTGAAGAGTCAATAGACACGCTATTGACATGTTTTTTGTTACTGGCGGGGGTGATCAAGTCCCCGACCTAAGCGAACTTAGGATTTAGTAAGGAAGACCCAGACATTTCTAGACCTTCCAACTGCCCAGCCTGGGATCGAACCAGGGACCAATCGATTAACAGTCGATAGCTCTACCGCTGAGCTACTAGGCATTATATTTTTTTATTTAATCACCTATAAATGTTATCACACTTATTTTAAATTGTCAAGTAGGTTTTTTTATTTAGAGTAAATCATCAATCTTAACTTTTTGATCAAAGCATAAACAATACCTTGGGGTTGACAAAGTATTATAAACCATATGAGTAGTATTTCCCCAAAAAAACATAAATTTATTATTTTCAAAATATTCACTAAATACTCCCTTTTGAGTATTCAATGCCAAAAATGCATACTCATCTTTAGATGATTGAACGTCTAATCCCCACAAACCCCTAATAGTGATGTAATCATCATCAGAAGGATCATTATCTACATGCCAGTCAATTGCTTTACCTGGATAAACAACACTAATACCAACCCTTTGTCTTAAACCAGACTGATAAGAAACATTAGTTAAAGTTGGTAGATATTCTGCATTATCGCTGTAAATAATATCTCTTTCATAATCTATATGAGCCTTGGTTTTGTAAACATGCTCATAGTAATGTCTATTCTGTTCAATATAATTATTATATTCAAGATATAATGCAGCAACTTGCCACCCATCATATGGGTTTGATTTTACAGACGTGTAATAATTATTACCTGCCCAATTTGTCCAAATAAGTTTATCCTTATTTTGATTAAACTCTTCAACAATTGATTGATAATTGTCAGAGAGGAGTTTAAGTTCAGGATTTATTTCTTCTAAAGAATAAAATCTTCCCATAATAGTATGAAATATCAGTAATGGATCTGGTGATATATGTAACATACTCAATTATTAGTTATGGAGAATAGCGGACTCGAACCGCTGACATCCTGCTTGCAAAGCAGGCGCTCTACCAACTGAGCTAATTCCCCTGGCGTCTCAGGCTGGACTCGAACCAGCGACCGACTGCTTAGAAGGCAGTTGCTCTATCCAACTGAGCTACTGAGACATAAGACAATTATACCAGTGATGGATTTAATTGTCAAGGTGGGCAGGGAGGGATTTGAACCCCCGTAGGCAGAGCCAGCGGATTTACAGTCCGCCTCCATTAACCACTCGGACACCTACCCATGTGGACACTGACCTGATGGTTACTCTTTCTGCGGAGGGAGGCGTCAGTTTTTTATATCCAAGCAAGCACCTTGCTGGAGTCCATGTGGTAATGATATCACTGTTTGGGGCAGTCGTCAACCCAGGGAGCACACAATCTCATTTCACCTCCAAGAACTGATTGGGCATAAGACCCATCTGGTGGTTTCTCTGAGTATCGTGGTTTAGGCATTCTAACCTTTCCATCGTCCCCTGTCAAGCGTTCATACTCTGCAATTGCTGCATCAACATCACGCTTAATTCTTCTTTCAAGTTTCTTATCATCCTTAATCACAAACTCATTAAGTATTGTGCCTGGAAAATATTTTCTTTGAATTTCGTCCAGTAAGTCCCAAAGACCAGTCTCAGAAACTCCTGTGCATTGTGAAAGTGCTGCAATAATAGAAGATAATACTATACCGATTATTGCGTATTGTTTTATGTCTGGTTTTTTCTTACCAAGATTAAAATTAACCCTCATTACATTCAAGATATTTTTGTATCACTTCATTATTTTTCTTTTGAACTTTCAAAAGTTCATCATAATCCATACCCAAGTAAGAGGCAAAACCTTTTAGATCTTCATGCCCAAAAGTATTTAAATTGGAAGTTATAGATTTGTCTTGTGTCATAACTTTTATTTAAATTAAATTACTAAAAAAGGGAGTTCTGTAGAACTCCCCAATATTTATTCAGTTTGTTAAACTTCTACCGTGATCAGTTTAGAAGCATAATCATGAGCATACGAAGTGCGAGCACCATGATGCCCCCAACCAATCCAACTATACGCATAGTCCATGTAACGATTGATGGACTTACCAGGAGTTTTCATCCTGTCCTCAATTCGTTGCCATTGAACCTCAGTCGTTAGATAACGAAGTTGCGTGTGAAGTGCTGATGGAGAACCACCATACCTCTTAGCAAAATCACCCAATCCATAATAACGATCGGCAGATGTCCATTGAATCAGTCCGTAACCGCGTCCGCAGTTACTCCAACTGGTTCTACTACCACCTTCGCAAATGTTAGGAATAAAAGTTGATTCCTGACGAATATTGCCCATGATGGTAGCAAGGGCGTTTCTGTCTTTAATACCACGCTCCTGGAAAAATACCAGGGTAGCATTCTCATGTTCATTACACCCTTTACAAATAAGCCTTTTCTCTTTTGGCTTTGGTAGTGCAACCTCGCGGATTGCTGTCTTCTTTTCATCTACAAGATTCATTTTAATTGTCTCTTCCACTGGAGGTGGGGGACCTTGCATCTTGTAGTTGACGAATGGCAGTGATGCCGTACTGGTTGTAACCGATGCCAGAAGGGGCAGGGCTACTGTAAAGAAATTTTGCATTTAAATTGATAGAACTCTACATCCGTATAGAAAGGGGGTACACCCTCTTTTCAAAGGGCACTTTCCACGGCTCTAAATGTCACTTCAAGGACTCATTATGACAAAACCCACCTTTTGAGTGGGTTCCCTGCATAATAAGTTATTATTTAGATTTTGTCAAGAATTCAATTTAAAACAAATACCACCTAAATAACAGTAGTGTTTACTACTTAAGAAAAATGAAAAGACTTCTTCTAGTTTTTTCGTTATTCTTCATTACTCCTGCAAGTGCTGCTGAAATTACATCAAGAATTACTGATTCTGTTCAACTAAATGTTCAGGGTGCTGCGGTACAATCAACTCGAATTGGAGCATCTTATTCTGCTTCAGGTACAAATATTCAATCAACCTCCTTTGGTGGAGTGAATGGTGCTGGAACTTATGATATCAATACAGCAGGTCAAGCATTCAGTTTCTCAGAATCTTTCAATGCTGCTGATACGCCAGTCACCACTCAGTCGGTCAGTGGTGGAGTTATTGCTTCTCCCAACCTTTATGGGGATTCTGTTACTCAGTTAGCAGGAGACAAAGGTTCTCTCGCTGGTACATTATCACCTACTGGTGTTCCTACAGTCACTGCTGGTGGTCCTGGAACCACCGCAACTGCACAACGTAGTATTGAGTTAAGCGTATTCAAATGAGACATCTAACTCCCGTCTTGCTTTTAGCAGCGGGAGTCATTTGTACTCCTGCTATGGCTAATACTGTTGTGCCTAATTTTACTAGAGGTACAATCAACGCAACAACTGAATCAACTACAAAAGTTATAGAAACAATTCGCCAAGTTGAATATGCAACTGGCACATCTTATACTGTGACTGGAACTAATATTAACATTCCTGGCACTCCTCAACAAGGAGCAAACTACAGTATTATGAATCAAGGTGCTCCCTTCCAGTTTAGTGAGACTTATCTCGGTCCTGGAGTGGCAAAGGAAACATGGATAGATCGCACCACAGAAACCCAATCAACAACTACATCAATATCAGTCTTTACGCAGTAGCAACCATTTTAGTATTAACACTTGCAGGTTCTACCAGAAGTAAAGCACAACAAGCACCTTCTAATACAAATATTGCAGGACCTTCAGCATCTGCTACTGGTAATGTTACAAACCAGGCCGTGCAGGTGTTACAAGGTCCTTATGCAGTCAACACTTATGGTGGAGGTGTAAGTTGTCAAGGACCAACCATGAGTTTTTCCCCATTTGTATTGGGAAGTATGAATGGTAGTCAAGACCCATCAACATTCCAATCCCATAATGGTAACGCTGGTGTCAGTATGGGATTTAACTTCCCTTTGGATGGGGGACTAACAGAACTTTGTAAAGAAAGAGCAAGGTCAGAAATCAAAAGACAAAATGCTGAATCAGATAAAGCAAGACTTGATTTTGAATTAGTAAGACTTTTAAAGTGTGGTGAGGCAATCAAGTCTGGTATTACATTTCATCCAGAAAGTCCCTACCATAAAATCTGTGCCGACGTAGTTGTGAGGTATCCAAATGGATCTCATACCACCAATAAGTAATGCAAATGGAATTGCCAATATAAAAACTAATACCAACGAAGTACCAAAAGTTGGTATTAATGGTCCTAGTGTTATTTCAACAATAGAACCACCAGTTCTTCGTAGTGTAGAAGTTCCTGTTGTTCGTGGAATGGCACTTCCAGTATTTGAAATGCCAAATACTTCTATTAAATATCCAATTATTAATGTACCTACACAAGAAGAGTTTGATGCTGCTGTAAGGGCGGATAAAGAAAAGCAGGCACAAGAAGATGCAGCAAAAAATAGAGGACTTCCAGACTCTACCCCCCCACCTCAACTGCCTCAAGTTACTCAAACCCCTCCCACACAAACACCTATTGCTGAGATACCAGCGGATAAACCAAAAACAACACCATCTTTTAGTGTTTATGGAGTCGATATTAATTTACCTGACCCTTCTCTTGTTGCTACGGCTGGTGCTGTCGCAGTAGTAACCACTGCTGCTACAATGGCATCAACAACAGTTTTAAATGTAGTTAAAAACGCTGCTGAACCATTGATTAGAGAAGCAACAAAAAACAAATTTAAAATTAAAATTAAACAAGTTAAACCTGTTCTACATTATGTCATGTCAGACGGTGGACATGTTGATATATTTGAATACTCTGCAGATGGCACCCGCTTAGTAGCGCAGACAGATAACGTAGAGCAGTATATCCGCGACCAAGTAGAGACCAATGCTTACTATGAAATGGACAATAAAATTATTATTGATGATGTAATGAAAGATAAATTCACAAAAGAGGGGCAAGAGAGATTTAAAGGTCTCTATGCCCCACCTAAAAAGATTGCTAAGAAGTTATCAGCTCGACTTTCTTTTTGATAGAAGTAGGTCGAAATCTTTCTTCTTTGTTCCACCATCATATTCCCAAGCATAACCTTCAGTAATCATTTGATTGTTGATGGAAATCTCTTCACCATTGACATATAGATGACCAATGATACGACCATACTTTTCGGTACTATCAGGTAGTTCTGTTTTGATTAAAATATCTTTAGCAAATTTTAGTCTTTCTTTGAGCCAATCTTTAACTTCGAGACCAAGTTTCTTTTCATACGCATCAGTTGTCCTGCTCTCTGGGGTATCGATACCAGCAAGACGAATTCGCTTAGTAAGGGAGATATCAAAACCCAAATCAATGTCAGCGTCAATAGTGTCGCCATCTACTACCTTGTGAACTGAACGTATTCTATAGACGTAAGGATCTTTGTCAGCCATTAGAATGGTAATTTAAACTTCTCAGTATTTAGTTTGGGAATAGGTAGTTTTTCAAATGCCTTATTAACCTGCTTCTCTACAACGGCACCAACAAACTCTTCTGGGTTGTTAAGAATCTTCTGTGCTTTCTGATAAGTTACATAAGCACCATAACAAAGTGCTCCACTAATCGCTAGACTTGTCGCTGACAGAATGATCGCTAGGTTCTTCATCTTTCATTTCCTCAAATGCTAACCTTAATATGTAGTAAATGATATATGCAGTAAAGGCAAGTCCGCAGGATAATAATATTACAACACCCCAAGGAAACTCACTCATAATAATTACCTACTAATCTCTTCCCAGTCCATAGACCCGTGAATATCTGCACCATTAGAATTGGAAGAAGCAACGAGAGAAAGTTCATAAGGTGTTCCTGTTAATGCATCCCTTTCCAACTGAAACTTAAATAATGCCTCTTTAAGAATATCAACTGGTGTTGAACCTTGATTAGACCCGTACAAATATCCAGATGCTAATATTCTTCCACCAGTATAAGTTCCACCATCAATTTTATATTCCACAGAACTATCAATACCAGCATCGACCCAAGTTCCACCAACAGATGTTCCTGTTGCTCTTACTTGCCAGTTATAAACTGCATTGTTTGTAATACCAAGAATTGAAAGTGCAGTCATAATTACAATTGCATCCAATCTATTTGGCGTTGCTTTAAGACGAATTGATAAAACAGTATAATAAGTTCCTGCAGTTGTTAAATCAACTGGTGTTTGAACAGGTGTTCCTGCTGCTTGCTGCAATCCACGAAGTTCATAACCACCCTCTGAAATTACAGTAGAACAAACTTGTTTTAATGTGCTCGCACTCGTTGTAATTCCAGTATTTGCAATCTCATATCTCAAAGGTAATGATGCTGTTGTGATATAAGTTGTATTGATAAGATTTGCGTGATGGAATGAGTGGCAGTGAATAAACTTACCATCAACTACAAATCCTAGTCTTACCGTTCCAAGTCCCAACCATTCAATATCCATCCACATAATTTGTGCTTTGCTGATATCTAATGTGACACCAGATGGATTGAGATGCCCAGGACCAAGCATCGTATCAACATTCCAACTTGCTTGTGATACTCTTGTTTCTGTTGTAATTCCTGGAACATATGTTCTTTCTACAAAAT